GCGGTAGTCGCCGGGCGACCGCCCGCTCGTGTCCCCGGGGACGAAGGCCACGAAGACCTCGCCGTTCCGAGGGTTGGGGACCGTGATGGTAGGAGAGGTCCCCTGCGAGTCCTTGGTGAGGAAGGGCCTGGGGTCGTCCGGCTGGTCTTGGACCGAGAGGACGAGGCGGGCCCCTGTCAGGACCTCAGGCGTGCGACCGTCGTCCTTGAGGAGGGTGTAGACGAAGGTCGCCGACGCCCCCCGGACAATGGCGCCGGCGTGAGCGTCGTCGAGGAGGCGCGGAGTGACGACCCCGTCAGTGGCGCGGAGGTGGACGATCACGGCGCTGCCTCCACGGAGACCGAGACGGTGCCCTTGGTGATGATCTCGCCCGAAAGCGGGATGAGGTTGCCCGAGGCATCGAGCCGGTCCGTGAGGGTTGAGGACCCGGAGAGGTGGCCGTCGATCGTGACGTTGACGAACGCCACCCCCATTAGGGACACGGCTGCCCGCCACACGTCCGAGACGTAGAGAGGCACGCCGAACCTCCGGCCGCGGAGGATCCCGTTGACCGCCGCCTCGACCGCGGTCTGCAGGAGCACCGCGGAGTAGCCGGACCGCACGCCCACCCGCAGGGCCACAACCGCTGGGAGGAGGAAGGCCCCGCCGCTCACGACGGACACGGTCTGCGTGGTGCCCTTGCGGGCGTCGAGGTGACCCTGGAGGGCCGCGAGGAGGGTGACGGAGGGCGGGACGTAGAAGCCCGCCGAGTCCTTCGACAGGATCGGGACGGTGATGAGGTTGGCCTGCCCGTCCGCCGCGAGGATCTGGTCGACGTGGGCGTAGATTTCGGTGCACGCCGCGTCGATCGCCGCGTAGGAGCCCGAGAAGTCAGACACGACCGCCGCCTCGATCGCCGCCACGTCGGCGTAGGCCGCCGTGGCAGGTGCCGCCGTACCCACGGCCGCGGCTACGGACGCGCGCGCGGCCTCCAGTGCGTAGAGCACCGTGCCGTCTGTCAGGAAGGCGCCGAGGGTCGCCACCACGTCTCGGAGGGTCGCCACCTGAGCGAGGAGGGTCGCCACCTGGGCGCCGATGCTGGTGCCCGCGCTCGTGATCGAACCGGCCCCAGCCCCGATCGTGTCGAGCTTCGAGAGGATGGAGTCGAGCGTGGACTGTCGGATCTGCTCCGCGGTCGGCGAGGAGACGACGGTAAAGCCCTGGACCGCGGCACGCACCAGACCCGCGGCGGTCGATTGAGACGCCGCCGTAGCGCCGAGGCCGGAGGCCCCGCCCTCAACGGACCGGGCCGCGGCCTGAACGCCCGTAGCGGCGGTGTTCACCCGGTCGGCCTCGTTCGCCACGTACCCGAGATTCACGAGGAGGACGCCGAGCTCGGACGTGATGCTCCCGAGCTTCGACCGGAGAGAGGCTACCCGCGCGTCTACGGGGCCCACCGGGGCCGAGGCCGCGCTGCGGATCGCGGCGAGCTGGTTCACGAGCGCTAGGTCCCTGGCAGCGCTCCGCGTGGCCGAGGCCTGAGCCACCGCCACCCGACCGGCCACCGGGTCCGCGAAAGCCGTGGCCGACTGCTCGTAGTCGGAGAGGGTCACGACCACGTCCCGGGTCCGGCGGTAGGTCGGGGCGTTGCGCCGGGCCTCTTCGAGGGTCTCCGGGTCGTCCCCGCCGACGGAGCGGTTGGGGGAGGTGATCGTCAGGGCGACGGTGGCGAGGCCCACCACGAGGTCGGTCACGGGGGCGGTCACTAGGCCCTGCTCGGTCCGCCCGGAGGCCCCCGAGCACACGCGGTAGCGGACAGAGACCGTGGCACCGGAAGGGGGGATGAGGCCTACGACGCCGTCCCCGAAGCGCACGGAGGGCGGGTCGTCGTTGTAGCCCACCTCGTACTCTTGGAGGGCCCCGAAGCCGGACCCCTCCGCCCACAGGGCCCCGTTGACCCGCACCTCGATCGAGCCCGAGGTGACGAACATCCCCTCGGGGATGCGCCGGAGGCGGAAGGCCTGCGACGGGGTGCCCGCGGAGACGAAGGTCTCCTGTTGCGCGGTGCCCTCCACCGTAGGGAGGGAGCGGGTGACGGCGCCCCCGGTGTCGCCCGGGAGGAAGGTGACCGGCGAGGCCACCTCGAACACGCGCCCCGCGGGCCCCTGGATCTGGAACCCGGCGGGAATCGTGACCGCCGCGGCCTGCGCGTCGGGGACGGCCACGGAGAGCTCCATCGTGGCCGCAGAGGCGCCGCGCATGGGGTAGCCCAACTGGCGGCAGAGCCGGGAGACCGCCCCGCGCGTCGTCGCCGTCGACAGGTACACCTCGGCCACGCGCGAGTCGAGGTAGTACCCCAGGGCGTCGAGCCCGTAGCACTCGGCGTCCATGAGTACGATCGCCAGGGACGACACCGCGAAGTCGTTGAAGGTCGCTGCGAACCGCACCTGGAGGCGGCCGAGGAGGTCGTCCTGAAAGGTGTCGTAGTCGAAGGGCCTGGGGCTCACGCCGGACCTCCTCCGCCGAGAACCACCTCCACCCCCTCGGCGATGCCGGTGGAGAGGATGGCGTAGTCGACACCGATCACGAGGCTCCCTCGGGCCCGGTCCGCTTCGAGCACCTTCACCGCGAGGACCTGGATCCGCGGCTCGTAGCGACCGAGTAGCTGCGCCGTGTCCGCCGCCACCAGGGCGCCGAGGTCCGCCTCCGTAGACTCGAACAGGAACGCGAGGGCCTGGGAGCCCACGCCTGGGCGCATGGGGCGCTCCGTGGGGGAAACCCCCATGAGCTGGCGGATCGAGTCCCGGATGAGCTCCGAGTCGACCGCGGGGGCCGGGAACCCTTCCGGTCCCCGTCGAAACGGGAACCCTATGCCTCGGAGCGCGACCACTACGAGAGAGGTACCACACCGACGCCGGGTATGGCGACGGTGACGGTTCGGGTGACGGCGTCGAGCGCCACGGTCATCGTACCGCAGGCTGAGTCGACGGACTGAAAGCGGTTGAGGAAGCACGCGGTGAGGGAGGCCTTGAGGGCGTCGAGGCCCGCCACCCCCGCGACCGCCCCCGGACCGAAGACCGCCGGAGGCGCGAGCCACATGGCTCCGACCCCGTTGGCCCACCCCTCCGCGAGGAGCTGGGCCGTACCGAGGGGACTCAGCCCCGGTGTGAGCGCCGCGGCGAGCCGGGCCACCTCCGTCCCGCTCGGGACCCACAGCGCCACCCCCGCTTGGGCGGAGATGGCGTAGTCCCGGTAGGCCGTGGCCCACTCCATGGCGGCCTGGGCCACCGACCGAGGGGCCCCGTTCACGGAGGCGAGGAGACCGCGGCGAAGGGTCGAGGGGATGAGCGCCATTCAGGGTCCTACGGTTGCGGTGCCCGAGAGGAGGTCCTGGCCGGGGGGCTGGATCGGGGTTGTCGAGGGCCCCGTCCCCGTGCCGTGCGTGTGCGTCGCGAGGTACTGGAGAAGGCTGGTGCCTCTGGGGATGGGCTGGTCAGCGTTCCCTCCGACCCGGACGGAGACAGCGTCGAGGTCGACCACGGCGGCCTCAACCTTCACCGTCTTGCTCGGGGAGGAGATGCGGACGCCGTCGGAGTCGATCGTCACGGTCGTCCCGTTGGCGTCCGCCACCCGGACCGACTCCGCGGTGTCGTCGAGGCGAATCGACGCGCCCCGCCCGGTCGTGACCACCACGGACCCGTCCGGCTCAAAGGAGAGGGCGGCCCTCTTGCCCGTCGTCGCCGTGACCGATGAGTCGTTGAGGGCCCGGTCCCCAGAGTCGGGCTTCCGCCACCGGAGCTCGACGCGCTCCTGGCCAGGGGTGTCGTTGAAGATGAGCGCGTGCCCGAAGCGCGACACGAACCCGAACCGCCTCGGGTTGCCTTGCGTGTCATACCCCAGGTCGGCGGGGAGCTCGCTCCGGTTGCTCGGGTACCCGAACCACCCCCCGAGGTACGCGAGGGGCTTGGAGGGGTCCCCGAGGTCGAACACCACGAGCACCCCGTCCCCGACCGCCGGGGGGTTGAACCACCCCCGAAGCGGCCCGGCCTGCGGGGTGACCGGGTCGAACCACGCCGAGAGCGGCTCTGGACCCACGGAGGGAACCAGGGCCCGGACGCGGCCCCGTTTCTGCGGATCCTTCACGTCGGTGACCGTCCCCCGGTAGACCCCGGGGAAGCGCTTGAAGGCGTACTCGAAGCCGTGGCGAAACACGGCGGCCATGAGCTCCGCGAGGTTCACAGGATGCCCTCCCCTGTACGGCCCGAAGCGTCGTCCAGGCGCTGTTGCTCCTCGCGGGACCGAACCTCGATCCGCTCCTGGCCCGGGGCGAGGGTCTGGATCGGGTCCCGCTGCGGCACGGGCCCGGCCCCGGGGAGGGCCCGTGTCCAGGTCTCCGACACGTTGGCATATTGCGTAATGTGCGTGCTGTACCCGCCCGTGCCGACGGTGTGGAGCACCTCGAAGATCATGTAGTGCGGGCCCGAGAGGCGGATTCCGAGCCCAGACACGGAGACGGTCTCCCCGGGGAGGAGGTCCGGCACGCCGAGGGTGTCCACCTCCATGCGGATCCCGGCCCGCTGCGCGAAGTCTAGCTGCGCCGCGCCAACCTGTTCACGGACCCTGGCGTCGGCCGCCTGTCCGGGGAACACCTCCAAGCCCTCCGCCTGCGGCCCGGTGCCCGGGTTGGACGCCGAGGGCCGCTCGTTCACCCCGCCGGAGCCGGTGCGGCCCATCCTGACGGTGCTGTCGTCCACCACCCTCCGGTCTGCCCCGCGGGTCTCCGAGGAGGCCCCCTGGAGGACCGAGCCCCGCAGGTAGCCAGGGAGGTAGATCCCCATGGAGGGGGAGGACATGGAGAGGATGGGGTAGGTCGGCCCGTCGGCCGCCGAGGGCCCGAGCTGCCCGCCCGGGTAGTCGTAGTAGACGAAGTGGCGCGTTGGGCGCTCGGTCGCGCGGGTGTCGCGCGGAAAGACCTTCATGGAGTTACCCACCATGTAGAAGGCGGCCCGGCACTCCCACACGAGGGTCTGGATCCACTGCCAGTCGGAGACGCCTGCCTGTTGGATCTCGATGGTCCGGCCGTTCCACGCCGACCGGACCTCGGCCGGGGCCCGGATCATCTCGTCGTCGTCGAGGTAGAGGTCGCGTGGGTTCTGCGGGTCCGGCCCGAGGAGGAGCCGCTCGACGATCGCCTGCCGGGTGCCGCGGAGGAGCCTCGCCCCGGCCTGCGAGGCGATGTTGAAGGTCGAGAGGCCCTGGGCGTTCAGGACGATCGAGCCATCCACCGACACTTGCACGTCCGGCTTGAGGAGGATGCCGGAGAGGACCGGGGAAAGCACGGGCCCCTGGAGGCCCGTGGCGTACCCGAACTGAACTTCGAGCTTCGAGGTGCCCCACTCGACGAGGGCCGAGTCGAGGAAGGCGATGAGGTCGTCGTACGGCGGCGTGAGGCGGGCGGTGAGGATGGGGATGTTGGCGAGGGTGATCTTCGCCGTGATCTCCGTGACATAGGGGAAGGCGTTGGTCCCTCGCTCCGGGCGGGCCTCGGGTGGGGCATACCAGAGAGGCACCCGCTCCCCCTGCTCGGTGACGATCGTGGCCGTGGCGAAGGGGGACGAGAAGTCGTAACCCGGGGAGACGAGGCTCATCGGGTCCGAGCCCTCGCCCGCAGAGAGGGGAGCCACACCTGGAGCACGTAGCGGGCGGAGGGGATGCGGAGCGACCGACCGGGGGCGAGGCCGAAGGGCCAAAGGGTGATCCCGTTCGCGCGGGCGATCACGTACTGGAGCTTCGGGTCCTGGTAGTAGGCGGTCGCGAGGGTCGCGAGGGTGTCCCCCCGCTCGAAGGCGTGCGTCACGTCGTCGCTCTGGGGCACGAGCTCAGGGAGCTCGACGAAGTCGAAACGCTGCTCTTCGAGGCCGAGGAGCTCGGTCCCGACGAGGCGCGAGCGGGGGTTGAGACGGACGCTCATCGGCCTGCCTGGATCCCCTCTTCGGTCCGTTGCCTGTCCCCGCCGCCCCGGTCGGGGTCCTGACGGCGACCACCCGACGCCTGCCCGTTGCGCCCCCCGCGCTCCACCGCGGCCACGAGCTGACCCATGCGAAGGTCGAAGACCGCCATGTACGTCCGAGCCCACAGGGGGTCGTGGATGGCCTGCCGGAGGTCCTCCGGGCCGGTGGGGTGGTCGAGGCGGCGGACGGGCGATGTAGCGGCTGGGGCGGGCGCCCCGGGGGTGCCCTGGGCGGGGGTGGCTACCGCCGTGGCGGTCATAAGCTGGGCGGCTAGGCCCATGGCCGACCGGAGCCGCCCGGTGATGGCGGCGATGGCCCCCTCGATCCCGGCGAGGGCGTTGTTGATCGCCTGCCTCGCCCCGTCGAGGGCCTCCATCACCTTGTCGCGCAGGAGGCGCCCGAAGCGGGCGAACACGTCGAGGAAGCGGTCCTTGAAGCCGTTTAGGGCGGAGAGAACGGTGCCGAACCCCGAGCGGAAGGCCCCCACTAGGCCCGACACGATCCCCCCGGAGACGGCCCGGGTGGTGTCGGTGACGACGGAGCGGGCGGTCGAGGCGACCCCCTCGGCCATCCCCCCGGCCCGTTGGGCACCCTGGTCCGCCTCGCCGCCGCCGCCGAAGATCGAGCGGAGGAGCCCGGAGACCTCGTCGATCCCCGACCGGACCTTGGCCTTGAACGACTCCCACTTGCCTTCGATCCACTCGATCGCGCCGCCGAAGGAGCCGCGGATCTCGCCGCTCCCGAGGGCGAAGTAGCCCTTCACCTCCTCCCACGCGGCGAGGATCGAGGCCTTGGCCTCGTCCCACTTCGCGGTGATGGCGACGAGGGCGTGGATGCCCCCCGTGCGGAGCTCGGCGTACATCCCCAGGAACCACGCCTTGAACGCCTCCCACGGGTGCTGAATCGTGTCGACCACGCTCGACGCGACGCCCGCGAGGGTCGTGAAGGCCGACGCCATCCCCCGGATCGTCGTCCCCACCATGTTGAACACGGTGGAGAGGCCGCCGGAGAAGGTGTCGTACATGAACCGGAGGAGCCGGTCGGCGATCTGCCGGACGGAGGCGAAGGTCGAGGCATACTGCGGGAAGGCCCGGGAGAGCGCCGTCGTGATGGAGGCGACGAGGCCCATCGCGAGGGTCTGGAGGCCCCGGGCCGCCGCCAGAAGCGACGCCTGCATGAACTCGCCGATGCGCGGGAGGAGCGCGGGGAGCTGGCGGATCCACTGCCACAGCGCGGAGACCGCCTGAGACCCGAGCCACCCGAGGGCAGCGAAGACCCTGGACCCGATGGCCGACACCGCGGACACGATCTCGTCCTGATGGTCCTCGACCCATCGGCGGACGGCGGTGACCGCCTGCGTCAGGAAGGTGAAGAGCCGGGTGAGGAAGTCCCCGCCCCCGGCGATGGCCGCGCTGATCTTCGGGGGGATGGTGCGGGCCCACCGGATGATCTCGGCCTCGATCGGCGGCCACTCCCGCGCGATCGTGGCGGTCATGGAGCGGAACTGAGTCGTGAGCCACGTCCCGAGCCCGCCGCCGCGGACGAAGCTCATGGCGCGGTTGAGCCCGTCGCTGATGGCCTTGCCGAGTCGGCCCCACGGCATAACCGCCACGGTCGTCCCGAGGACCGGCCCGAGCATCGCGCCGAGGAGCCCCATGAGGGCGATCCGGCCCGCCGCCCGCCAGTCGATACGCGAGAGCGCGTCCCCGAGCCCGGAGAGGGCCCGCTGGAGGACCACGCCGAGGTTCTGGACGATGCCGCCGACGCGGGTCTGCGCGTTCTGCCCCGTGAAGATGCGCCCGAGCTCCTCGAAGACCTTGTCCCCGAGGCTCTGGAACCACCCGCCCACCGCGAGGATCGCGTGGAGGGCGCGGTTGATCCACCGGGCAAAGAAGCCGCCCCAGTCGAAGGTCTCCGCCCACGCCCTCGCCTCCTCGGACCATCCGTCGAGGAGGTTCAGAAGCGCCGAGGCGGCGCGGGAGGCGTAGTCCCCCGCGACCCGGCCGAAGTTGGTCACGCGCTCGATGAGGCCGTCGAAGGCGGCGCTCACGGAGCGGGTCCGCACGTAGAGGTCGAAGAAGTTGAGGACCAGGAACCCCACCGCCGCGATCACGAGCGTGTAGGGGTTGAGGAGGGCGCCGACGCGGAAGCCCATGGCGCCGAGGGCGGTGATGAGGGGGACGAGCTGGTCGGTGAGGTGCCCGAAGAGCACCGCCATCGGCCGCAGGGTGCCCGGGAGGAGGGCGAGGGCGCCGATCTGGTGGATGGCCGAGAGCCGCTCGACGACGGCCGCCATGGGGCCGCCGCTGGCCGCCGCGTCGCGCATCACACCGTTGAAGACGCGAAACTCACGCGCGGTGTCCCGCACCATCGCGACGGCCTCGTGGCGGCCGATGGAGCGGAAGCTCGCCGTGCCGATGTCCTTGACCCGCTGGAACTCCTCTTGGAGTGTACGCCCCGTGCGGTGCGCCTCGCGCCCCATCCGCCCGAGGTCGGCCGTGGCGCCCTGGACGCTGGTCATGGTGTCGAGCGCGGCGTCGTCGGCGCTGCGCATGAAGTTGACCATCATCTGCGCCGACTGCGGCCCGAGGGCGCGCTCCATCTGCGCCCGGAGGAAGTTGAATTGCTCGGCGGTGACGGGGCCGTTGCGCTTCGCCGTCCGGTACATCTGGACGAGGCCGCGGACGAACTCCGCCGGGCCCTGCCGCATCTGCGTGAAGGCCTGATTCACGTCCCCCTGGGCGACGCTCATGTTGGTGACGAAGTCGGACACGTCCGACTCCGTGCCCGCGAACATATTGCTCCAGTTTTGCTGCGCCCCGAGCTGCGACTGGAACACGTCGAGGGCCATCCGGCGGGCCTCCTCGGCGTTGTGGGTCATCTGGTAGAAGCCCGCCGCGAGGCCCTGGACCTCGGCGGCCGACCGCGCGAGCTCGGCGGGGTCGAGCGTGGACCCCTGGAGGGCCGCGCGCTGCCGCAGGGCGTCGATCACGCCCCCCATCGACTGGAAGGCCGCGTTGACGTTGCCCGTGGCCCGGCCCATCGCGGCCGTCGACCCGATGACCTGTTGGATCTGGGCGTCGGTGAGCTCGTACTCCGACCGCATCTGGTGGATCTGCGAGGAGATGGCCGAGATATCACCGAGGCCCGAGGCCTGGAACCGGGCGGCGTCGGCGGCCGTCCTGATCCCCACGAGCCGCAGGCCCTCGCCGCCGCGGGCGACCGCGTCGATCGCCTGCGCGGCGTCCTGGGCCGAAATGTTGAGCCCGTCGGCGAGCCCGGCCGCGCGCGAGGAGAAGCGGTTGAGCTGGGAGCCCGCATAGCCCATGTTCGCGCCGAGCCGCCGCGACTCGACCGAGAGGGCCTGCATGTGGGCCTCGTAGCCCGTGGTGAGGTTGACCCCCTCGGAGAGCCCTCGGACCTGATTGACCACGTCGGTGACGTGGTCCGCCATGCGCTGAACCCCCTCGCCCATGCGCTCGAAGGGGGAGGCGTCGGCGAGGGCCCCGATCGAGTCCTTGATCGCCAAGAAGCCCCGATGCACGAGCCCCTGCTCCCTCTCCAAGCCCTGGTCCCGTCCCCCGAAGGAGACGCCGAGGCCGAGGAAGTTGAAGTTCATGCCCATGAACGGACGCTATCACGGAGCCGGAGTCATGTGGCTCCGACCTAGATGGACCGGGTGATGGTGCCGCCGGACTTGGCGGCCTGCTTGCGCTCCGCATCCTTGCGGGCGAGGACGATCCGGCGCCTGCGCGAGTACGGGAGCTTCATCGCGTCGATCGGCGAGAGCTTGTACCAGCGCATCAAGAGTTCGAGGTCTTCTTCCAGCGCCGCAAGATCGCCGAGGGGCGAAAAAAATCCCCGGAGACCGCCAACTCCCGCTCGAACTCCCGGCCGCAGATCGGACATTCGAGCTGGAGGGTCGTGTCGACCCCACCCTCGACCTCCACGTAGGCCTCGCGGAGCTGCTCGCGGGCCTCCCACGACAGGGTCTTCGCCCAGGTGATGATCTCGCGGGCGTTCTTGCCGTCGGGCCGGATGTACGTGTCCCTCCCGTCCCACCTGTCGAGCCGCGCGAGGATCTGGAGGGTCGCCTTGTCGGTCTCGAAGCGAGCGATCCGGCCCTCGTCGAAACCCGTCATGGGGTGGAAGACCGCCTCCGAGACGCCGCGCGAGTGCTTCACCTTGAGGGCGTAGGACCGCTTCATCGGGTCCGGCATGGGCAGGACCTTGATGTCCTTGAGGTCGACCGTGTAGAGGCTCTCGGTCCGCTTGCCCTTCTCGTTCAGGCACGAGGCGTTGTCGCAGGGCTCGATCACGTAGTGGGGGTCGCCGAGCGCCACCATGCGGGTCTGGAGGAGGAGGAAGGCGCGGTCCCCGATGGTGAGGGAAGGCATGATGGTCCCCCCGATGACGCCCTGGTCGGAGAAGGGCCCGATGCGCTTGGTGCACTGCGCGATGAGGGCGCCGAACTTGAGGTGGGGGGCCACGCTGTCCGACCCGAGCATGTCCTCGACGGCCCCGTCCGCCTCTTGGAGCACGGCGTCGCGGTGGAGCACCGCGTCCTGCCCCTCGCGTCGTTCGAGGTAGCCGCACGGGAGCTCGACCGCGCGGACGGAGGAGCGCGTCGTTCGGATTTCATCCTCCATCCGCATCGCGACCTTGCGGGCGAGGCCGTCGGGGTCGTTCGGGTCGGGGGCGGGGGCGTCGTCGGGGAGGTCGCTCATGGGATGGGGCTCGTGCGGCGGAGGACAGCGAGGTGGGTCAGGGCGTCGGTGAAGGTGAAGCCCGATCGGCGGACTCGATCGAGAGCGCGGTGGTACAGGGCGGAGTCGAGTCGGAAGTGGAGCCGGGTCGCAGGGGAGTCCGGGTCCTGGTACATCGCGAGGTCGTCCAGGTCGCTCTCGGGAGCATCCGCGAGGTACTCCACAAGTCGGCGGAGGAAGGTCGATCCCCCCTGCGAAAGGACCCAGTCGTGGAGGGGGACCGAGACCCACAAGCTCGCCGGGGTGTTTTCGGGGAGCCGGGCCGAGGCGACCGCGCCGAGGGCGCACGAGCGGCAGAGGAGGACGGTGTTGGACTCGACACGGTGACCCCCGTCCTCCGGGTCGATCGCCCACCGCGGGGCTAGCCGGTCCAGCCCGCCGCAGTTGGCGCACCTGCCCCCGTAGCGGGCCTCGCAGGCCGGGAAGAAGCTCTCGGGGGTCAGGTCCGCCATACAGCGGGTTGTGTGTATCACCGAAGCGGGCGGACGGTCCACAAAACTAGGTCGTTAGCTAGGGTCGAAAGGACCTCGAACCTAGTTTCCGTAGAGCGCCTCGTACTCCTTCGGGACCTTGTACTTCACCCGCGGGAGGGGCTCGGTCAGGGGGCGCCGGAGGGGCGTGACCCCCATGGGGCGCATCACCGGGCCGGTGTTGATCGCCAGGGTGGCCTCCAGGCTCAGGACGGCCTCAAGCGTCCGCGGTCGCACGGGAGAGGCTCCTCACTGCCATGGATTGGAGGGTCTGGAGGACGCCCACGAGGTCCGTCCTGTCGCCCAGGCGGGCGGCCTTGAGGAGCTCGTGGAGGGGGCGATGGTGGGTCACCTCGGCGAGGTCGGCCCCGGTGAGCTTCCGGGTACCTCGCCGAACATGCTGGGCGAGGAGGGCGAGGTGGCGCTCCTCGCGGACCGAGAGCGGCCGGACCTCGGGCGTGGGGGCGGGCGGTGTAGGGGTCGGGGGGGCGGGCGAAGGGGCGGGCGCCTTGGCGCGGCGGTGCCGCAACTGCCTGGGCGGCGGTGCCGCCGTGGGGGAATCGACTCGGGCGGGGACAGCCGGTAGGGGGGAGGCTGCGAGGAGGGCGAGGTCTACGTGCGGCCCCGGGAGCCGGTGGCCTCCGCCCACGAGGAGCCGCGCGGCCTGAGCGCCGGGCTCGGTGATGCTGACCCCGAGCGGCCCGTCGTCCCCAACAGGTCGCAGGACGTAGCCGGTGACGATGAGCCAGTCGCTCGCGCAGAACCGGGCCCACACCGCGTTGACGTTGGGCTGGCGGTACCGCTTGAGCCCGAACTCCTGCGGGTAGAACGCCCACGCGGCCATGGCGATCGTCTCCATATCGACCACCACCGCCGGGTTCCCTCGGGTGAGGTCGAAGAGGACGAGGAGGAGCTTCTTCCGTACGGAGAGCGTGGCGGGGGCAGTCACCGGGGGACAACCCCCGCCACGTAGGCCGCCTCGCGGAGGTGGGCGCGGGCCGCGTCGATGAAGGCGGCGGGGTCCTCCGCCCCCGGGGCCCTGTGGCGAGCGACGACCTTGCGGTAGCGGTCGAGGGCGTTGTGCACGTCGGTGGCGGCGGCGGCGATCTCGGCCCGGTCGGGAATCGTCACGGAGGTCTCCATCTCTGCGGCTAGCTCCCGAGGTTGATCTCGGAGAGGTGTTCGGGTTGCACGGTGAGCTCCATCACGCTCACCTGGGAGTTGGTAGCATCGAAGTCCGAGGCCGCTTGGTACTTGGTCGGCACGCACCCCTTCAAGAGCCAAGCCCGCGCGGGCACGCGGATCCCGCCCTCGAACGGCGCCGGGAGGAGGGCCTGGAGAAGGGATCCCACCGCACCGCCCTGGGAGCCTACGCGGTTGGCACCCGAGGTGAGGTTCGTGTTGACCGCCACAAAGGGAAGCCGGGGCATGAAGTGCACGAGGAGGAGGTCGCGGCGGACGTACGGCGTGGGCGCCGCGAGGCCCCCGAGCACCCGGGAGGCAGCGTGCGCCGAGGGGTCGCCGCGGATGCCCGTCACGATCCATCGGTAGAACTCGGTGTCGCCGAAGGAGGCCCCGCGCCGTAGGACGATCGGGCCCTCCTCGCCGCCGGTCACCACGGGGACGCCGTGCGGGTGATTGGCCTGACGGATGGTCGTGACCTGGGCTTCGATCGTCGGGGCCGAGATGGACGAGAAGGCGTAGGTGGGCGTGAGGGCGGGCGGCCGGTTGGACCGCAGGGGCCCGGCGTCCATGAGCCAGAAGGTGTGGTTCTGGAGGTAGTCGGTGATTGCGTACCGGGCCACAGGAGCCCCAGGTTACGCCAGGGGAGGGTCTTCGCGATAGGCCGTCTCGTAGGCGACGGAGAGCTCCTGCACGGCGATGTCCGACCCGGTCGCTTCGAGCGGGCCGAAGAGGGGTACCCCCGTCGGGAGGGCTTCGAGGACGTGGATGATGACGGCGGGGCGGTCCGTGTTGATGCGCAGGGTGTTGCGCACGTCTCCGGCGGTGCGGACGAGGGCCTGGGCGCGGTGGTAGACCATGATGTCGAGGTCGGCGCGGTACTCGCCCGCTCCCTCCCCGGCGTTCTGCGCCCACGCCCAGAAGGTGGTGTCGCCGCGGGCGATCCCACGGCTCATGGAAATGTCCTCGAACTTGGGCGAGCCCGGCTGCTTCCGGGCGTAGACCATCGTCCCTTCCTTGTACTCGGCCACCTCGATCGAATACTTGGGGGTCTCGACGGCGGAGAAGCCCGCGTCCGGGCGCCCGGCGGGGCGGAGGGGGTCCTCCCCGGTGGGCCCGGTCATCCTGACGTGGAAGCGGAACCCCTGGAGGAAGTCGGTGCTCTGTGCGCGGGCCATGGAATCTCCCTAGCAGGCCGTGTGATCGGGTGGCGGTCGAAGGGGGCCGATCAGCTCTCGGCCTGGACGATGACGACGACCTCGCCCGCGACGCCGCGGTCGCCGCGCCGGAGGAAGAGGCCGTCGAGGGTGCCGGGGGCGATGGCCGTGGGCGGCGTCGAGGACTGGCTCACGGCGACGGCGGACGAGAAGGCCCCGAGGAGCGTGCCCGCCCCGGCCGCCCGCGAGCGGAGCGAGGCCACCGTGGCGTCGATCGCCGTCGAGAAGTAGGCGAAGGCGGCGAGGACGCGGAACTTCCGCGGGAGGGCGTTGGCCGCGATGAGCTCCACGTCGTCCGCCGCGCCGGGCGCCCCGGCGGTGAAGGCCTTGCGGATCACGAAGGGGACCCCCGCGACGACGGCGGACGACGCCACCGGGGCGGTGTCCTCCGCCTGCACCGACTGCGGCGGCGCCATGAGGCCGGAGGCGAGCTCCGCGGCCGTGGGGGTGACCGACACGGAGAGCTTGCCCGCCGCCACCGCCGCGATGACCGAGGCCATGGCGGGGAGTGCGTTGACAGGGCGGGGGATGGTGAGCACCTCCCCGACCGCGAGCGACTTGCTGCCCAGGTCGCCGAGGGGGAGGGGGGAGGTGTCGAGGTTGGTCAGGACGATCGTTGCCATGGCGGGGGAGTCTCTCCTACGGGGTCGACGGTGTACAGAGGCAGTCCGGGGTTACGTGGACCGCACGCCTATCTCAGGTGGAGAGGGCGAGCTGGGAGAAGCGGAAGGTGACGAAGACCGCGGGCTTCTGCGGCGCGAGCTTCACGTCCACGACGACCCGGCCCGCGTCCACGCTCGACTGCGGGTTGTTGGAGTCGTCGCAGATCACGGCGTAGGCCTCGGCGCGCGTGCGCCCGGCGAGGTAGCCGTCGGTGAAGAGGTTGGCGAAGAAGCCCTCCAACTGGAGCTTGATGCGGGCCCAGAGCGCCGGGCCATTGTTCTCGAAGACGATCCAGTGGGTCGAGTTGAAGACCGAGCGCTCGGCGAACATGAAGAGCCGGACGGCGTTCACGTCCCGCCACACGGAGGTGGGCGCGAGGGTCTGGGCCCCCCACACGCAGCGCCCGACCTGGGAGTCCTGCCGCAGGGGGTTGATGAAGCGCGGGTAGACCACGTCCCGGTCGCCCTGGGTCGGGATGCGCTCCAGGTCCGCGGCGTAGAGGAGGCGGCCGTCGACCGTCCCGGCCGGGGCCTTGCCGACGTTGCGCGTCGCGTCCGTGCGGGCGTAGATGCCCGCGACGTGGCCCGTGGGGGGGATGACCTTGAGGCGGTTGTTGCGGAGCGGGTCGGCGACCTTGATCCACGGCCAGTAGACGGCCGCGTACTTGGTCCTCACGCCGAGCTGGTTGTGGACCCAGTCGACCGCGGCCTCGGCCGTGGACCCGCGCGGCGGGGTCAGGATGATGAAGCGGTCCCCGCCCCCGGGCGAGACCGCGGCGCGGGCGTCAGCGTACGCGCAGAGGTCCTGGGAGACCAGGGTGTCCCCGGCGAAGTCGGGGATCGTCACCTGCATGATCTCCTCGATCGCGTCGAGGCCGTAGACGCCCCCCACGGTGGCCGCGAGAGAGGGCTCCGTGAACTGGGAGCGGGAGTAGTTGGTGGCGTCGAAGGTGCCGTCCGCACCGACGGCCCCCCCGGTGGAGGCCACCCCGAGCGTCTCCGTGTGCGAGTCCGCCGCGGGGGCCGACACGTACGTCACTGTCACGAGGGTCCCGCGCCGTACGGGGAGGGCGGTGCGGACGTTGATCGCGCCGGTCGCGAGGTTGATGCGGTTGGGGTTGAGGCCCCCGACCACCGCAGCATAGGAGGCGTCGACCGAACCCGAGAGAACCCCGAAACCGTTGTCGGTGATCGTCCGGGCGGTGCCGTCCGAGTCCGTGTAGGCGATCGTGACCGAGCGGGCGCCGACAGGGCCGTGCGGGAGGGTCACGGAGAAGGTCTGCCCGCCCGTGCTCTCGTCGCCGCCGCCGATGACGTGGGTCCTGGCCCGGCCGTTGAGCTGGCCGAGGGCCTCGTCCGCGCCGGTCTCCGCCACGAGGACCACCTCGGAGAGGTCGGCGAGCTCGTCCTGCCAGAAGGAGGGGGAGGTGGCGTCGTTGAAGACGAGCTCCTCGTAGGTCTCCACCGGGGACCACGCGAGCGTTGCGGTGTCCTGCCGGTCGACGAACACCCGGTAGCGGCCGAAGGCCCCGGTGGCGGGCGTGTAGTAGTTCGAGTCCCCGGAGACGCGGAGGCGGGTGCGGTTGCCCCACTCCCCGGCGGACACCGCCGTGACGGTCCGGGCGTAGATCGAGTAGGTCGCGAGGACCGCGGCGATGTTGTGGGGCCGCGTGTCGTCGACCCCGCCCGTGAAGCTGGCGGCGGCGGCGGCGGCGGTGATCTCGTCCGCGCCGGTCCCGGAGGCGACCGCGCTCACCCCGGGGAGGGCGGCGATGGCGGTGGCGATCAGGGTGGCGGTGTTGGCCCCGGAGGTGGGGGTGCCCGAGGTCACCGCGAGGTTCAGGGTGATGGCCTCGCCCACGAGCCGCGCGGAGAGCGCCGAGGTGCCGCCCGGGAGGACGATCGTCACCGTGTAGCCGTTCCCGATGACGCCAGGGAGGTCGACCGTGATGGTCACCGTGCCGTTGGGCCCGGCGCCGATCGCCCGGGTGGCCTGGACGGGGGCCACGGTCGTGAAGTCGTACGCGCCGGTCGCGAGCCCGACCGTCCCGGGAACGGAGAGGAGCGTCCCCGCCTGGAAGGCCCCGGCCCCGTCGTCGACCAGCGATCGAGTCGTCGTGGCCGGGGTGTAGTCGAGGGACATGATCGCGCCCGCGTCGGGCCCGCCAGGGGTCTCCGCGGTGGCGCACACGAGCGAGAACCGCCCCGTACGGAGGTCGAGCGTGGCGACCGAGCCCGCGACGTTGGTGGCGGTCACCACCGGGGAGGTCGTGGCCGCGAAGGTGATGGTCTTGGAGGCTGCCCCGGCGGTCCAGGTCAGGACGAACGTCCCGGGCACGATGGCGTCGAGGGCGGCGTCCGCCGTCGCAGGCATCCCGCGCAGGGGCTCCACCGCGCCGACTGCCGCGAGCCCGCTGCCGTCCCCCGCCGCCGTGGCCGTGGCGAGGGCCGTGGCAGCGGCCACGAGCGCGAAGGCCGCTGCCACCTGGGTCGCCGTCGAGGTCACGACGGCGGAGCTGTCCGTGGCGAGGTTCACGGTGATCCGGTTGCCCGAGACCGTGACCGAGAGGGCCTGCGAGACCCCGGCGTTGACGTGGCACACCTCGACGGCCGTGTTGCCGTCCGAGACGGAGCGATAGTAGACGCCGCCGGGGGCGGTCGCGCCGGGGATGAGGCGCGTGGCCCGCGCGTCGGCGCGGCCCTCGTAGAGCGCGACGCCGTTCGCCCCGACGAGGGGGGCGGAGCCGTCCCTGGTTCGGGCGATCTGCGAGGTCACGGCGTAGCCCGCGCTGCGCCACCGGAAGGTCACCGTCTGCGGCACGAGGGGCGAGAGCCCCCCGTTGTCCTTGAGCACCGAGGCCCCCGCGGTCTTGGAGAAGGCGGCCGTGCCCGTGGCGCCCGTCTCGATCCGCTGGTCGTAGGTGACCGAGCGGAGCCGGGCCGTGGCCGAGACGGCGTCGGCCGGGGTGATGCGCCGGATGTACGCCCGGCCGCCACCGTTCGTGAAGAAGGCGGAGACCTCGTAGGGCGTGAGGGACTTCGTGGTCAGGCCGCCGAAGAGGCGGCCGAACTCAGCCAGGGTGGAGACGCGCGTGACGCGGCTCGGACCGAACGGGGTGAACCCGAGGATGCCGACCGCGGAGGGGGAGACCGCGTCGATCGTCTGCGGGGTCTCCGCGAACTCCTCGACGTAGACTCCGGGGGAAAGCAGGTTCGTCATGGGGCGTCGTCCTCAGTGTCGTCCCCCTCCGAAGAGCCGTGGGGGTCATCGGTCGGGGCCGGGGGTGAATCAGGGGCGTCCTCCTCTTCGGCCGTCGGAGCCGGGGCCCCGACGGAGACCGCGACGGAGACCGCGACCGAAACCTCGGCCTGGACCTCAGCCCGCGCGGGCTCGGGAAACCGGAGGGGAACGGAGGGCGAGGGGGGCGCCGCGACCGCAGGCACATCCTCGGGCTCGCTCGCGGACGTGAGGCGGGAGAGGCGCCCGGCTTCGAGCGCGCTCTGGACCTCGGGGTTCGAGGCCTCCTCTGCGGTGAGGTCCGCCTCGGACCGAGGGGCGATCCGTCCGCCGGACCAAACCACCGGGTCTCTTCCGCTCCGCACTCGCATTGTGGGGGGGAGTCTAGGCGGATTGGAACCGACGGGTCAACGACCCCCGCACGGCCGGGCGTTCTGTGACTGGGTCCAGGTCGAGCTCGCCGTAGACGAGGAGCGTGAGGTCGTACCCGAGCACGCGGTCGCCCACCTCGTTCGTTCGGTCCGTCTTGGTCATGCCCGTCATGGAGGCCGAGTAGGTCCGGTAGTCCCCCACGGAATCGAGCACGTTGACCCCGCACTGCGCTGGATACACACGCAGGACCTCGGTCAAGAGCATGTTCGAGGAGCCGCCCTCGAAAGTCGGGACCGGGGGGTGGTCTCGCCCCCTGGGGGCGGCCTGCGGCATCGTGGAGCGCTTGGTGACGAGCGAGAGGGTGTACTGAAGGTCGAAGGGGTGGGCCTGCCGCTTCTCGACGTAGCGGTCGAAGCCCGCGACGCCGTTCACCGTCCTGGGCTGGGCCGATGGGGCTGGCGCCCGGTACTCGATCGTCCCAGGGTGCCACCGCTGGAGGGCTGCTTGCGGGGCCGAGGGGGTGATCAGGACGTAGGGGATCTTGAAGCGGTCCAGGTCCTCGGCGGGCGCGAAGATGACGGGGATACCCGGGAGCCGCGGGGGCGGGCGGACAGACCGAAGCTGCCAGAAGAAGCTAAGGAGCTCGGAGCCGCGCGGGCCCGGGTAGGGGAGGACCTTCGCCCCGAGCGTCTCGGCCACGCCGCGATCGAAGTCGTCGAGCGTGACCTCCCCGTTGGGGGCCTGTCCGTTGGAGCGGGCGAGGTAGAGCGCGTCGCGGGGGGCCGAGGGCATCGGCGAGGAGGGTACTACTCGCCGTCGCCGTTGGCGTCGGCGAAGACCTCGGAGGCGAAGCCCACCGTGGACGCCTTGGCGAGCCACACGGCCGCGTCGGCGTCGCTCGCGCTGTCGCCGGGCATCGCCGGGAGCGAGCCCGCCGCGGCGAGGCGCTTGGCCGTCGAGCGGATGCGCGAGAAGGCCGCGTCGTCGGTCGCCGCGAGCTTCGTCGCGCGGAGGTGCGAGACGATGTTGCTCAGGTAGGCGTCGAGCTTGTCGAGGGTGTCGTTGCGGTTGTCCGCGCCGCCCGACCCCGGGGTGCCCTTGCCGTGGCGGGTGGTGGGGACCGACTCGGGGCCCCACGCGACGGAGTTGGTGTCCTCGTGGAGGCGGGCGCGAACGTCGTTCAGGCTGGCGGTGATGGCGGGGGTCATGTCGAAGAGGCTCCTTTGAGGTGCAGACGCTCTTGGAAGGCAAGAAGGTCCTTGGCCTCCCGTACCGTCTGACGCGGTAGCCTCGGGAGGAGACTGCGCGTCGAGAATGTCGGGTCGGTGAGGAGTTTGAGCACCAGACGGGACTTTTGTAAAGCGCGTCTGGGGAGGGCCCGGCGGGCGTCCATCACCGCCGGACGCCAGTGGGGAACGGCCGCGTCCTCGCCGCCGAACTCCAGCCGGGCGCCGACGTAGAGGAGGGTCGGAACCGCCTCCCCGGAGCGGTTCGGGCCAGCGAAGGCGCCGGGGAAGTCCCTGTACCCGAGGCGGTTGAGGGCCATGCGCCACGCCGGGGCGTCCTTCGCCCGGAGCCGCGCCACCTCGGCGTGGGACCGCTCCGAGACCTCACGCATGGAGATGGCCGCGCGGCGCTTGGAGGGCAGGAGGGGGATCGTGTCGAGGGTCCAGGGGCTATGCCGCCGGAGAATCTCGACGGCGGGGTCGCGGTTGGGCCCGCGGTGGCGGACGAAGACGACGGTCAGGGCGGGATCCACCTTGGGGGACCGGCTCCTCTTCGGGTCGACGGCCACGGAGAGCGCGTCCACCGCGGAGCCTGCCTGAAGGCTCTTCACGCGGATGGACCGGGCATAGCGGTCATTGTCGCGGCCCCCGGGGATGCGGTCGAGGACGCCGCGGTGAATGTCCTCGGCGAGCTCGCGGAGGACCCACCGACGGAAGAGCCGCACGCGCTCGGGAAAGTGCCGCATGGCCTTGAAGAGCCGCTGGCCCTTGGGGTCGAGCGAGACCGACACGGCCATGCGGGGGGCGCTCACTTCGGGCGCCCCTCGGCGACCTCGGCCAGGATCTCGACGATGGACGACCCGCGCGAGCGGACGCGCGGGGGGACTCGCCGCACGAGCTCGGCGGGGACGAAGGTCGGGGAGACGACTTCGAGGAGGGGGCTCGCCCCCGAGGCCGGGAGCGCGTCGTGGGCCAGAGCCACATGACTCCCGCAGAGGCCGAAGGTCTTGGTCCCTCCGGCCACTCGGACCCCCCGAACGGACTCCGCCCCGCAGGCGATGCACCATCTGGAGGGGTCCTCGATCGGGCCCTGGTAGTCCGGGAACTCCCCGCCGCCAAAGGGGCCCACGCATCCCACCCGGCCGCAGGCATCCCCCGGCAGACCGGCGACCCGCGCGGCCACATAGTGGTCGCACGTCGCGCAGAGGAGGGAGACGCCTCGGGATACCGCGGCACGGGCGAGGGCGAGTCGGTCGGCGTTCATCTCCGCACCCGATCGTCCATCCGGCGCTCCGGGGAAAAGGCCGTGTCGCGGGTGCCCTCGAAGGAGAAGCCCACGAACCCGGGATCATCGTAGGGGTGGCCGTCCTCGTTCACCTTCGTGATGAGGAAGAAGTAGCCCCCCTCCGTCGGGAGGTCGGAGTCCCCGTTCGCGGTGAAGAAGGGCTTGTCCCAGAAGCGGATGATGTCCCCCTCCATGGGAGCCGGGGCGCGCGCCTTCTCGATCGAGGCCCGCGGGACCCAGAACTTCACCGGCCATCGGATGGTGACGCCCGGGTCGGTGACCACGGGCTGACCCTCGGGGTACTCGGCCCAGCCCCACATGGGGAAAGGGCCGCGGTAGCGACGGTCGGTCACCTCGTCGTGGACGGCGCTCATCGTCGAGCCCGCCGGGTCGATCGAGTAGACGGCGATCCGCGTGCCCCCGATGCGTACGTGCTCCTCGGCCCAGGCGTCGAAGAGGCGGAGCTCCTGGTCTCCCTGGTGGTAGAGGCCTTCGAGAGGGCGGACCGTCTCTTGACCCGAGTCGTAGGGGCGCACGGGGGGCACAGGGCCGCGGCGGTACTGGGGGGCCATGGCGTCAGGGTCACCCGGTCAGGAAGGAGAGGGGCGCCGAGGTGGCGAGGATCTCCGCGTCGAGCTTCTCCCTGTCGTCGGCCGACTCCTTGAGGAGTGTGTCCCCGTCGAGACGCACCTGCCCCTGCGCCCCCGGGTGCTCCGCCCGCTTGGAGCGGATGCGCCCGACGATCTCCTTCGCCACCGCGAGGGCGTAGCGCTTGAGGAGGTTGTGGTCGAGCTCGGTGAGCTGGTCGAGGGTGAACTTGTCGCTCTTGTAGGTGTACTCCGCCCGGGAGGCCACCGTCGGGGTCGGGGACACGCGGAGCCGCCCGGTGGACTGGTCGAACTCGAAGTCGGGGTCCCTGCCGAACACCCGGCGGCTCGTCTCGATGTACTGGAGGGACTGCACGTAGGAGCTCAGGACGCCGCCGGAGGCGGGGTACCCGAGGGCGCTGTACGGAAGCTGTTGCTCGGGGAGGAGGAAGGTACCGCCGAGCGCGAGGGACAGGTCCGGCGTGGGCTCCACCGCGGCGAGGCCGGTGACGTGGCCCACGTCCTCGGGAAGCTGGTAGAGGGCGACGTTGGCCTGGAGTTGGAGGGTGCCCGTGCGCACGACCCCCTTCTTCGACGCGAACCACCGGGTGGCGTCCTCCACGCAGATATCGAGCTGGCCCTGGTCGAGCTCGATGAGTAGCTGCGGCGCTCCGAGACGCCGGAGGATCCAGTCGTGGATGCCCGCGGCGTCGCGGAGCTTGAGGGAGGCGTCGGCCACGGGTTACCGCCTATCAGCCGCCGAGGAAGCGCTTGGACGGGCCGGAGCCGTCCGCGAGGTAGGTGCGGCCCTTGTTGTCCGCCACCTCGGACACGGCGTGCCCCTTCGGACAGGTGTACCGGAAGTTCGTGCTCCCGGCGATGGGGGTCGAGACGAGGGGCGTGCCGCAGTCAGGGCAGACGCGCCGGGGGGGTTCACTCATGGGGAGCTCCTTCGGTGACGGGCGGGAGGGGATCGGTGGGGGCATCGACGGCGGGGGCGTCGACCGGAGGCTCGACCGGGGGCGGGGCCGCCTTGGGCGACTTGGCCTTCCCCTTGGCCCTCCCCTTGGCCCCCTTGGCGTGCTTCGCGGACTCCGCACTCCGCGAGTCCTCGGCGCCTGCCTCGACAGGGTCGAGGTCCTCGGCCTCCTCGGAGGCGCCGTCCTCCTCGACGGGAGGGGAGGACGGCTCGACCGGGTCGGCGAGGGGCACCTCGGGGACCCGGTCGGCGTGGGATTCGACGGCCGGGACGAACCCGAGGCGCCGGTAGGCAGAAACCTCCGCCTCCTCCACCTCGATCAGCGCGCCGCCGCGGATGCGCCCACGGGGGGTGATGACGGTGGTCGGCGGGGGCGGGGCCTGAAGTTTGACGAGGGGCATGGGGGTACCCTACCCGAGGGCGGGAGCCTCCGTCGAGTCCACTTCCACGGGGATCGAGTCGTCCTCGGGCGCATCCTCGGCGGCCGTAGGAGCGGCGGCCGTGGGGGCGCGGGTCATGGGGACCGGGGCCTCGCGGAAGGGGTCCGGGGCCGAATCCGGCGGGGTCAGGACGGGGGCCTCGGCGACCGGGACTTCGAGCGCCGCTAGCTGGTCGAGGAGGACCGAGGCCTCGCGGAGGTGGTGCGCGATCCCCCGGAGGACCCGGCCTCGCTCCGAGGAGGAGACAGGCGACGGTGCCGCCCGCAGGGGCGAGAAAGCCGGAGGGGGCGGAGCCACATGACTCCGGGGCGCGGTGGGGGGCGCGGCCAGGGGCCTGCCCGCGGAGGCGCGGGCCACCAGTGGGATCGACTCCGGGGAGTCCTCGGGCGGGGGGTCCTCGTAGTCGATCGCGTCCTCCGGCCGGTACCCCCGGGTCAGGGTCTGGTCGAGGCCGGTGAGCCCGAGGTAGTCCCCGCCGTACGGGGACTCCGTGGGGGCCGGGCGCGGCGGCGGGCGGCGGGGGTCTCGGGCTGGAGCGGGGGGGCCGAGGGGCACCCTCGACGAAGGCCCGGCGTGAACGTGTGAGGGCCCGCGATAGACCGTCCGAGGCTGTCCCAGGAGTTCGTCGAGGCCGTCGAGTTGTCCCATGTGGCCGAGACCCTACCACACCCGCTATCGGGTTGACGAGGTCGGGGCTGGTGCTAGGTTGTGATGGCGGATCACGGCGGCGGAAGCCGCGGAGGGCGCCGGGCTTCGGAAGAGGCTCGGCGCCCTTCTCTTTAGGGGGTGGCCTAGGGGGCGTCTCGCGCTAGAGTACCCCTCGCGACTCGCGATGGGGCTACCATCCAACAGGGGCGGTACTGGAAACGGCACCGCCCCTGTCTCTTTTCGATCGTAGGGGCTTGACTATCAGAATCCATGCGCTAGATTAGGTGCATGAGCAGCAAGTCCTCCCGCCCCAGCGCCAAGTCCTCTCGCCGGATCGCCGCCACCATCCTCCGCGACGCCCAGGCCGCCAAGACCCCCCGCGAGGTCGAGAGCGTCCACATGGGGTACGCGGCGGCCAAGGCCGAGCTCGCCCCGGGCGACGCCTTCCGGTGCCTCTGCGCGGTCGAGGAGGCCCAGCGCCGGGTCCGGGCGTGAATAGGAGGCCCGCGATGGACGCCGCGATAACCGAGACCACCCCCGCTCCCTTCCGCAACGCCGACGAGGCCCGCCGGTACGAGTCGAGCCTCGCCCGCGAAGTGTACGAGGGGTGCATCGACGCCCCCAAGGGCGCTGACCACGAGGCCTACGTGACCACCCGGGCGGAGTACGCGGCGGGCGTTCGGGTGATCCGCTACCCCGTGGGCGTGAACGCCAAGGGCAAGACCACCTACGTGTGGCTCGTCCACCGCAACATCCCCGGGGAGACCCACTTCCTGGTGGACAGGCCGATCGCCGACGAGAGCTCGCGCCGCCTCCGGGGTCTGGCCGTGTGGAGCGGCTACGGCCACCACGTCCTCACGGCCCGGAGCTCGAAGGACGCCCACGCGGCGGCCGAGGCCATCATGCGTCAGGACGCCGCGGACGCCGCCGAGCGCCGGAACGCGATCCGCAACCGGCTCGGGTCGGGCAACCTCGACACGCAGGGCTTCGCGGACGCCGAGGTGATCGCGGCGATGATCGAGGGCGGTCTGGTGGGGTGAGGCTTAGGACGACAGGGTAGGGGCTGGGTCGGCGGTCCGGGGACGACCGGGTAGGGACTCCCCGGCCCGCGAGTGCCACCCGCCCTCGGGCACTGCGAGTGCGGAGCGGAGGGGAACCCCCCGGCGCTTCCTGGCGTAGCAGGCCTCGCAGAGGGGGACCCTGTCGGCCGTCCCCTTCCGGGTGGCCGGACTCCCACAGGCACATGCCCCATAGGTCTTCTTCGGCGTCCCGGCCGCCTTCTTCGCCGCCCGGTCCTCGCGCTTGCGGCAAATGTCGCAGCGCTCCGAGGCCACCACCGGGCGCACCTTGCAGGCCCCGCAGAGGGTCCCCGGACCCGTGACGTGCACCTGGGTCTTCTCGAAGCACTCGTAGCAGAGCCCGTCGGTGAAGGTCTCGGGGTTCCCGCACGCACACGGGGCCATGAGCTTGTCCCGCAGGAGCACCATCTCGCGGTACACGTCCATCCGGTCCTCGTTACGGAGGTGCTCGGGGGCGTTGCCGTAGAGGAGGTCGGCGACCTTCATGGTCGAGGACCCCCCGTAGGAGATTCCCCAGGTGAGGTTCTCCGCCTGGAGGGGCTTCACCTTCGTGACCCCACAGAGGGCCGCGAGCTCGTCCCGGACCCGCTCCACCATCGGAAGCGAGAGAGAGCGGTAGGCGGCGATGGGGGTGGGGTTCCCGCGCTGGCCGTGGGCCTTGCGATCGTAGATCGAGAGGTGGCCGTCCGTGTCGATCAGGCCCCGGAGGAAGTCGGGCTTGAACTCGGCCGGGAGCTCTTCGGGCCAGCGGATGAGGTGGGACTTCTTCCCGCTGTACCCATGAATCTGCTTCATCCAATCGGACAGAGCACGAGAACAGACCGAGCACACGAAGGTACCCGGCGAGTGCTTCACCTCGCGGATGCCTTCCTTGAAGTCGGTGACGAGCGCGCGCCAGCGGACGGTCGTGCTGAACGAGCCGGTACAGGTGAGGCCGGAGCCGTTCGCAGGGGCGCAGCCGTCTCCGAGGAAGACGCCGAACCACCACGCACGTTCACGGGACCAGGAGTTGAGGAGGGGCCAGAGGATGTTCGCCATGGCCCTGACGTAGCCTGCTTCGGGCAGCTACGCCAGGACATAACGAGCCGGGACTCAGAGGTTCGAGACGACGACCTGACCGTAGTAGTCCTGGCGGACCAGCTTGCGGGCGTAGCGGGTGCGCATCCCCTTGCGGAAGCCCATGTCGCTCGGGTCGAGGAAGGTGGGGGTCACCTGGAGGGGCACGTAGGGAGCCCACACGTAGCCCGCATCGAGGAACGACCCGCCCTTCAGGCCGAGGAGGATGCGGTCGCGCTGGAAGAAGGGGTCCTCGTAGAGCGACCACTTGTTCTTGAGCGTGCCCGCGCGGAAGATGCCGAACTGGCCGTGGTGGCTCATCGGGCGCGGGGCGTCCGCGGGGCCGTAGGGGCTCTCGGTGCCCGAGACGAACAGCGGCCGGTAGTCGCCGTGGGTCGAGAGCTGGTCGAAGAGCGCGCTCACCTCGGGCGAGGTGACCATCCAGTTCGCGGGCGCGCGGAGCGTCTTCTTGTGGATGATGTTCGAGACGGTCGACACCACCGTGAAGAGCGAGCGGAAGTGATCCAACTCCGCGATGCCCGCGGGCGGGATGCGGTCGAAGGACCCGGTGGTCGAGGTGGAGGCCGCGAAGAGGTCCATGAGCACCTCGCGGTCGATCTCCAGGGCCATCTCGGAGGCGACGCCCGAGACGAGCTCGGTCTCGGCCTCCAGGCCGTGGAACACGCGGAGGTCCTCGGCGCTCTCCGACGACCAGAGCGCCTTGAGGCGCCGGGCCTGGGCGACGACGGGCGCGCTCTTCACGTCGAGCTGGACCTGCGGGAGGCTCGTCTGGAGCTCGCCGTCGTAGTGGTAGAAGGCCTTGATCGGGTTGCCCGAGCCGGGGACGTTCTGGAACTTGAAGCCCGTGAGCGCGCCGTTCGAGTAGTTCAGGGTGCCGCCCACCGACCCGCCCGTGGGCGAGAAGGTGAAGGTCCCGTCGCCGTTGTCGAGGGCCACCTGGACCTCGGCGCCCGTGCTCGCGTTGATCTCGGCGATCTTCACGCGGACGCCGCGCATGTCGTCCTTCGCGCGGACCGGGCGGAAGGCGAGGGTGCCGGTGAGGGCCGTCCCCGACGCGCCGTAGTTGGTGCCGTCTCCGCCCGCGAGGGGCTCGCCGTTGATGTACTCCGACGAGTAGTCCTTGTCGAAGTCGCGCGGGAAGATGTTGCCCTGGACCGTGGCGCCCTTGCTGGTGCCGTAGATCAGGTCCAGGTAGAAGATCGCCCCGACCGGCGCCGTCATCGGCTGAACGGAGACGATCTCGTTCGCGATGAGGTTCGGAAAGACGCGCCTGAGCACGGGGAAGATGAACTTCGTGAACGACCCGACGTTGAACGACCGGGTCTCCTCGTTCATCGCCTTGAGGTGCCGCGCCTCGTTCTCCATGAGCATCGCCGTCACGCCGAGGGCGTACTGGTCGGTGCGCGAGCGCCGCGGGAGGCCTTCGAGCAGGGCCCCCCACTTGTTCTGGAGGGCCCGGACGTAGCCCTTGTCGCTGATGCTCCTCTGCCCGCTCTCGGCGAGGATCTGCCGTGCCTCACTCATCGTCGTCGGTCTCCCTAGTAGGGGGTGGTGGTTTCGCTAGATGCCTGCGAGGGCCTTGAGGTCGTCGAGCGACGCTCCGAGCCCGTGGTAGTCTTCGTCGCCGCGCGGGGCGGTGGCCCGTTCCTCGTTCACGGCCCCGCCGGGGGCGCGGGAGTGACCCCGGCCCACGTACTGGCGGACCCGCTCGCGGCTCTCCTCGACCGAGCCGGGCCGGGACCGGCGGCGGACCGACTCGACGATGTCGTCGATGTGGTCGCGGGGCGCCGTGCGCTGGGTCTGGACCGGGCGGCGGGGGACCTCGGCGCGGGGAACGCCGTGCTCGCGGACGTAGGTCCCGGCGGCGAGTTCCTCGTTCAGGGCGAGGGCGTTCTGGAGGGCGGTCTCGTAGGCGGCGATGCGGGCCTCGTACCCACGGCGCTCCTCGGCCCTCGACTGGGCGTGGCTCTCCGCGAGGGAGGCCTCCTGCCGGGCCGAGGCGAGCTTCTGGAGGTGGGAGTTGACCGCCTCGGCGAGGGCGGCGGGGCTCTCGTACTGGTCGAGGTCGCCCACGGCCTCGCCCAGGCTCTTGGCCTCGTCCTCGTCCACCTCGGCCATCCGGCGCTCCACGAAGAGCTGGAAGCCGTAGCGGCGGGCGAGCTTGACCGCCTCGTCCCGCTCCGCGCGGAGGGCCGCCACGTCCCCGGTCCCCTCGGCGAGGACGCCCCCGGCGAAGTGCTTGCGGAGGCTCTCGTAGACCTCCTTCGGGAGGCCGGTGGGGTCCTCGGCGATCTTCTCGTAGACGGCGGCGCGGACCTCCGCGACCCCTTCGAGGAATTGCGTGGCGGTCTGACGGCTCTCGGGCATCGAACGGGCTCCTGCGGTGGTGGATTCTGTGACGGCCTCCGGGTAGGCGAAGGAGTCCGCCGGGTCGGAGACGAAGTCGAAGGTCTTGAGCTCGTAGTCTTCCTGCACCACGTCGTTCCCGCTCGCGTCAGGACGGGTGGACCCGAAGCCCCTGGACGACACGCCCACCTTGGCCCCGCGGGCGTAGAGCTCGGCGACGACCTTCCCCCCGGGGAGGTTTTCGAGGACCTCCGCCTCGCCGATCACGATGCCCTCGGGCGTGATCGCGAGCGCGGTAAGGAGGTGGGCGGTGTTGAACATATCCGCCACCCCGTCCCGCGGGTGGTTGAGCTCCCCGGTCACCTTGCGCTCCCGGATGGCCTTCTGGAGGCGGCGAAGCTCCCGCTCCCACAGGGCCCGGGAGTAGATGCGGCCGTTGGCCGTGGGGACCCCGGAGCGGGCGAACTCCCCGCGCACCACGAGCTTCTTCCCGCCGACCCCCTCGGTGAGGACGGGCCGGAAGGTGATCGTCGCGGTCTCGATCAGCTCTTGGCGTTCGGTAGAGGTGGGCATCGTGTCTAGTACCGCTTCGATCGCTTGCGTCGGAACTCTGTCGGGAGCACGGAGGGGGCGAAGGTGGCAGTCCGCTTCGCCCCGAACTTCGGGGCCTTGTACCCGATGCGCTCGCGGCGACCCGAGGAGTAGGCCGTCCGCCGGAGCCGCCACGCCTCTACGGCGTCTCGGGCACCGCCAAAGGGTCGGGGTCGTCGTCCCCCGGGGCCCCGTCGCCCTCGATCAGGTCGGGGTCGTCGCGGCCGTCCTGGTAGGGGAACCAGAGGTTCTCCTGGTCCTCGATCCCCTCCATGGGGGCGCCGGGGACGCCGGGGGCGCCGGGCTTCGGGGGGGCGTTCGGGTCGACCCCGAAGCCGCCGAGGCCCATCGGGTCGGCCTCGGCCTCCATGCCGCCGGGCATCCCACCGCCCATGCCGCCGCCCATGCCGCCGCTGATGTCGCCCTCCATGCCCTGCGTCGGCGAGCCCATGCCGATCGAGAGGGGGTCCTCCTCGGGGGCGCCGCCCGTGGGGGGCATCTTCGGCGCGGGGGCGCCGGGCGGGGGGACGGGGAAGGGCGCGTCGGGGCCCTCGGTCAGGCCGCCGTAGAGCCGCATCGACTCGGCCACCACGCCGAGCGCCTGGGTCATCTTGGCCGCGAGGTTGGCGGGGTTGCGGTGCGAGCGAAGCTCCGAGACGATCGCCGCGCTCTGGTTGGCGAGGCGACCGCAGAGCTCGCCCGCGGCGATGATGCGGCGCTCGCCGAGGCGCTTGCCGATCTTCTTGAAGCGGTGGGCGAAGGTCTCGCTGACCACGGCCGTCTGCGCCCATGCCCGGACCGCCTCGGCCCGGTCGACCGACCGGAGCTCGGCGAGGGAGCGGGAGACGTTCTCCATGAGGCGCTGCACGGTCGCGGTCTGGATGCCCCGGCGGAAGTTCTGCGGGACCGGCCGCTGGGTCCGCGACGCGGACTCGAAGGCCTGGAGGTGTTCGGCGACCCGGGCCGAGGGCCGCTGCCCCTGGCGGGGGGCCTGGGGGCGCTGGCCGGAGCTCTGGCGCGGGGCCGACTCGTTCATGCGGGACAGGGTGGAGCGGCGACCGCCCAGGCCCGCGAAGCTCTCCTCCATGCGGAGGAGCTCCTCGGGGGCGCCCTGGCGGCGCGGCGTCTGCACGCCCAGGAAGTTCATGTCCTCGGCGAGGCTCGTGAGTCCGTACTGGTCCTTGCCCATGGCGTGTCTCTCTCTACTCCGTACCTGCGAGGATCGTGTGGGGGATGTGTCGCTCGGCGAGACTACGGTGGTAGTTCGCGAGAAACAAGGGGTCTTCGATGGTTTCGACTACCCTGCGCCCGGTGCGGACGCAGGCGGCCAACGCCGAAGGCGTCGCCAACAGAAGGGCCCGAAGGGGGGTCGCCGCGTCCTCGGAGACGGAGCGGGCGCACGCCCTGCGGTAGAGCCTCTCGCGCTCAGAGAGTTGAGCCCGGATGGCCGCACGCATGGGCGCGCGAAGGGCCATGCGGGTGTCCTCATCCACAAGCGAGACGGAGCGGAACCTGTCCGGGTCCTCGACCTGGATATCCGATCGGGACACCCGGCCGGTCAGGAACTTCGCGTCCAGGCCCTCCCCGAAGGAAGCCGCGCGGAGAGCCCGACGCATGACGGAGGCGTCGTCGGCGTCCGGGGAGGCGTCCACGAGCGCGGCGGCCGGGATCGCTCCCTCCGAAAGGGAGACCCGAGCGCGGAGGTGGGAGGGCGGAAGGACGAGGAGACCCGAGGCCGACTCGATCACGACCGCCGTGCGGGTGCCGATACGAACGGAGGTGTAGGTCGGGTAGGTCCGAAGGATCGCCCACTCAGCGGTGGGGTCGAAGACGAACGGGGCCTGCTCTTGAAGAGCCCGGCGCCTTGCTTCGATCATCGACTCGAACGAACTCACGACGAAGAGGACGCTACCGAAGGGACCCGAGCGGCGTCAATAGCCCGTCACGAGGCACGGCGGAACTGGGAGACCATCTGAACGAGCTCCTTCACCTCTTGGAGCCGGGCCGCGAGGAGCTGGTCGCCCTTGAGGACCTCGTCGAGCTTCTTCTCGAACTGCCGGGACCGGCGGCTGGAGGTGGGGGAGGCGTAGAGCTCCTTCTCCAGGTCGTTCGGCATGAGGTTCGGGAGCCCGGCCCGGCGGCGCGTGAGCGGGATGGGCGCGGCCTCGGGCCCGCCAGGGGCACCCCCGGGAGCGCGGGGCCCGCCGGGACCGCCCATGATGGATTGGACCTTGGCCTGCGTGAAGGCGTCCCTGACCGCGTCCTGGTGCTTGCCCTGCACCACCCGGAGGGTCTCCTCGTCCGAGAGCCCGAACACGTCCTGAAGGATCGTGCGCATGTCGACGAACTCGCGCATCCGGCCCGCGAGGTCGGCGCGAGCGTTCCGGGCTTCGAGCTGGGCGAGCTCGAAGATCGAGCTCGGAATGGTCATCTCGATCTCGAACTCGACCCGGTTCGGGTCGATCCCGAGGGCCGCGAGGTGGATGCGGCAGATCGCCTGGAGGCCCTGCCTGAGGGCCTGTTGCACCCGGAGGATCGTGCGGGCGAAGCGAACGTCCTGCGAGGAGAGGACGGAGTTCACCACGCCCTCGTCACCGCCGAGGTACGCCTTGGGGATCTTCATGGCGGCGAAGAGGATCGAGCGGAAGTATTCGATGTCCTCCATGTGCTGCCACGAGGGGGAGGAGACCGTCTCGATCCGGGTGGAGTCCTTGCCGTCGCGGGAGGGGACCCAGTAGTCGGCGTCGGGGGAGAAGGCCTCTATCCGGGTCGCGAGCTGGCCCGTCGTGGGGTTGATGAACTTCTTTTTCTTGTGGTCGTTGCGCACACGGCGGACGTGCGCGAGAGCCTCGGTGGAGGGCATCTGACCCACGTCCACGTAGAAGGCGAGCTTCTCGGGGGCCCGCTGGAGGCGGAAGATGAGGGCCGCGTCCTCCAAGAGCATGAGCCGCCGGTAGATGAACCGCGCCGACTCCAGAACCGCGTGGCCGTAGACCGACCGGCGGTGCCTGCCCCGGAGCCGGAAGTGCACCACCTCCCAGTCCTCGAAGGGCGCGACGTACTCGTCCTCCCCCGGAGGTTCGAGGTTCGGGTCCCTTGGGTCGAAAGGGGGGCGGCGCGGCTTGGTGTCGCGCGCCTCCATGAGCTGCTGCCACTCTTGGACCGTGTACCCGACCTTCCCCCGGAAGTCCTGAACGTAGCCGTAGAGCTCCCCCCTGGAGCCTTCGAGGCGGCGCATCGTCGGGGCCGGGAGGAAGTTGAGGGCCACCACGCCCTCGTTCGTGATGATGGGCTCCTCGTAGTCGTTGCCGTGCTTGCAGAGCGTGCGGGCGAGCTCCCAGCGCTCGTCCTCGATGTGGAGCACCTTGTGGAGGAGGTCGTTCAGGATCTCCTCGACGCGGTGGTCCTTGGACTTGGCCCAGATCGCCTTCCCCGTCTGCTGGTCGGTCTGCGTCGCGTCGTCGGCGTACACGTCGAGGGCGCTGTTGTGGACGACCACGCCGTTGCAGACGAAGTTGTGGAAGCCCGGCACCGTGAGGTCGTAGACGGGCTCGCGCGAGGGGAGAACCTCCACCCGAAGTACCCGATGGTTCGCCTCGGACGAGAGGAGGTCGAACTCCTCGGCCCTACGATTCATGGTGCTCCACGATACCCCGAGAAGGCGAGCGGCACGCGCTACGGTGCCCCCTTCCCGGAGGGCTCCCTCGACCACCTCGCGGGGCAGAGCGACGCGAGAGGGCTGCGCGAGACCGATGGCCCGACGGTGCGCTTCGGACTTGGGGCGGCCCTTCCGGGCCTCCGACAACCGCTGCTTGACCTCGGGCGAGAACTTCTTGCCGAGGGCGAAGTCGTTGCCCCGCATCCGCTCGGCGGCCTGGGCGCGGCGCTCCGCCGTCCACTCCGGGAAGAAGCGCGTGTTGTCGATGCCTGCGAGGTGGATCCGGGCGTGGGAGGCGTTGTCCTCGATGCTCAGGTTGCTCGGGGCGTTGTTGTGCGTGTTCTCGTCGATGTGGTGGACGACCTCTCCCGCCGAAGGGACCGCCCCGAGGAGCGTCTCCGCCACGAGCCGGTGGAGCCACACCCACCGCTTGCCATCCGAGGCCCGGTAGGTGGAGTCCGACTGGGGCTGGTGCACCTCCCAGTAGGTCTGCGAGCATACGGCGAGGTGCCTCTGGCGCAGAACCCCGGGCATGAGCCGGTCTCCGGGTTGGAGGTCCCCCGCGGTACGCCAGACCTCGTCCTTGAGGAGGAAGAGGTGGTCCGACGTACAGGTGATGGTTCGGCCATCGTCCGTGACGACCCGAACCATGGGCTTCGCGTGCCCTTCTGGCCCCGTGCAGCGAGCGTCCGATGCCTTCGCCGGGACGAGGGACCGGGTCGCCTTGTCGTAGGCGAGGACGTGGAACTCCAGACCGCGATCGGCCAGCGTGCGGATCGGAACCCATCCCTCTTCGAGCGTGAAAACGAGCGAATCGCCCGCTAGACACGAGACCAGGGGGTACTCGTCCATCCCCTCATAGTCGCTGTACCGCTCCAACAGGCCGTGGTCGAGCTGGAGGTACGAGGAGAGGTTGTCCGCCCCGTAGGACGAGAGGAGGTCGTAGCCGGTGCCGAGGGCGGAGGCCCCAGTGCCGCCCACGGCAAGCTCGCGGGCTTGGCGGGTCCTGGTCGAGGTGGCCCACTGCCGGACCCGGCGGGCTACGGAGGTGAGGCCGTCGAGGATCCCCATGGCGTCAGGGCTCGTACTCCGCGCCGTAGGGGTTGGAGTCATGTGGCTCCGGGGCCACCATCCCGAGAGGGGCCGAGGCCACCCGGTCGGAGACTGGAGCGTGGGCGACCTGGGCGGCCTGGGCGGGGGTGGAGGCGGCGGAGGGGCTCACGAGCTCGGGAGAATACGAGAGACCGCGGAGCATGGGTAGGGGGTCTGTCGCCACGTCGGCGATCACGCCCGACAGGGTCGCCACCAGGGCCGCCACGGCGTCCGCGCAGTCCTTGGAGCCCATGGGCGGGTGGTCGACCTTGTGCGTGACGTGGTTCTTTTCGAGCTTCCTGAGCTCTTCGAGGAGCTTGGGGTAGCCGTAGTAGATGAGGCGCCCCTCGTAGAGGGCCGTCTTGAGCATCTCGTAGGCGGTGGGGGTCCGGTCGACCGAGTAGACCTCGGCGCTGTACCCCTTCTGGGCCATCTGCTGGAGTCCGTCCGCGCTCTGGAAGGAGTCCATGGTGATCTTCGCGAGGCGGAACCCGTGCTCGGCCCACTGGTAGACGAGGGCCCGCACGTCCCCGAGGATGATCTCGTCCCCTAGGGGCGGGACGATCCGCAGGATCAGGTCGATGACGATGACCGGGGCCTTCTCGGCGTAGATCCTGTGGTTGGAGTCCCGGCGGAGGACCTCCTTGTACCCGGCGACGTGGCCGATCGCGAGGCCGGTCGAGTCCCCGGTGAGCGACGGGTCGATGTGGACGTGGCGTGCGGCCCACGGGTTGAGCCGCGGGCGCCACTTGGTCTCGTAGCCACCCTCGGAGAGGGGGTGCGAGTAGGTCTCGGCGAGGATGCCCCACAGGAACTCAGCGCCGGACCCCGGAACGTACTCGACGGTGCTGAACGGGTGGAGGAGGCCGTTCGCGTCGCCGTAGTCGGCCGCCGCCTGGATCCGCTCGCGGCGCTGAATGAAGGGGGCGATCGAGACCGTGGCGACCCCGGCGATGTCCCGGATCGCCTCTTCGAGCTCGCGCTCGAAGTCAGGGCGGAAGTCCTCGGGGACCTCCAAGACCACGCACGTATCCTTGCCCTCTGCGACGGCCCGGTAGGTCTCGACCTCGGCGGGCTCTAGGATCTTCGAGGGGAGGCTCTCGTTCCCGACGAAGACGTGGAAGCGCTCCTTCGAGTAGGACTCGGGCTTCACGTCCCACAGGGACTTGTCCGAGACGAAGACGGTGGGGTCGTGGCGGCTCTTCTCGATGTGCCGGGCGGAGAAGTCGTCGGTGCGGCGCTTGGACGAGACGATGAAGAGCATCCCGGGGAGGCGGCCGTTGCGCTGGAAGCGGCTCTTCACGCGGCGCTTGAGCTTCGCGTAGATGCGCTCGGCGGTGTCCTTCTCCCCGGCCGCGAGCTTCGCCTTGCCGGGCTTCTTGATGAAGTCGGACTCGTCGAGGAAGACCGAGATGACGTTGAGCCCGAGGGCCGAGGTGTCGGTGGTCGCGCGGGCCGCGAGGGACACCTTGTTCGGGAAGAGAAACTCCTTCTTCCCTGGGCGGTAGGGGAAGTTCTCGCGGAAGTAGGGGGAGAGCTGGATCTTCTCGATGATGTAGTCGAAGGCGACCTTGATCGCGAGGTCCTCGGTGACGGAGAGGCACACGAGGTGGATCGGCGAGTGCCGGGCGATGTGGAAGGCCCCGTGCGGGTCCCTCATGCACGAGATTTCGTAGAGGACGCGGCACACGCCGACGGAGGCGGAGAAGCTCTTGCCGGTGTTGTGGTGCCATAGGCCCGCGGCGGCGTAGTTGTTGTGGATCGGGACGTGGAAGTCGAAGTAGGGCTCGGGGGCCTCTGTTTCCACGGACACGACACGAGCCGCCGTCCTTGTCCATTCGCTCCCGTCAGGGTAGAGCTCACCCCATGACGGCCCGATGGACGCCCGAGAAGCCCTGCAACCTTGGGGCGCGATGGACGGATGAGCGTCGGGCCCGAGCCCTAGAGCTGTACCGAGAAGGGCACACGCTGCCAGAAGTCGCCGCACTCGTCGGATCGAGTCGGAACCGGGTGGCCGCCGCCCTTCGAGCGCTAGGAGAAGAGCCTCGGCGTCGGGGCCCGAGAGAAGGGAGGAACTGGTCGTGGAAGGGGGGGCGGATGCTCGACAAGTCCGGCTATGTGCTCCTCCTTCGCCCTGACCATCCGAACGCGGATAGCCACGGGTACGTCCGAGAGCATCGCCTCGTGATGGAGACCACCCTCGGGCGTCTTCTCGATCCGAAGGAGGTCGTCCACCATCGGAACGGAGACCCGGCCGACAACCGCCCGGAGAACCTGGAACTCTTCGCGTCGAACGGAGAGCACCTCGCGCACGAGTTGAAGGGACGATGTCCGAACTGGACGGAAGCAGGACAAGCTCGGATCCTCGCAGGCGTTCGCGGACCTCGGAAGCGGTCACCCACCTGAAACCGTCCCAGAACCGATGCTCGGGGGTGACGACGCACGACTCCCCGGTGTCGAGGGTGACCCGGAACATCGGGGCCTCGGGGTAGCGCAGGGGGGCCCACGCCTCGGCGATCACCGGCCCGGCGTCCGAGCGGGACCAGACGTGGAAGGGACGGCCCTCCTGGTAGCGGGCCTCCACGGAGGCGGTGATGCCCGTGACCGGGTCGTGGACGGGGGTGTCTCCCCGCAGGCATCCGATCGCGCCCGTCCACAGGGCCTCGTGGTAGCCCCCGCGGTCGAAGAGCTCAGAGAGGTCCGCGTAGTGGGAGGGGTAGAGCTCGCCGCACGACTCCCCGAGGTAGTAGGGGTCGTAGATGAAGGTCCGCATGTCGACCGGCGGGACCTTCCACTCCGTGCGTTCGAGGGCCCGCAGGACCGAGAGGCCCGGGTCCACCCCGGGGAGGGGCGCCTTGCCCTGCTCCTTCAAGAGGAGGTCGAGGACGGCGAGCTCCTCCGGGGTGAGGCCCTTGAGCTCCTCGCGGAGGGCGGCTTCGACCTCTGACTGCTCTCGGATCGAGCGGGCGCGGCCCCCGCGAATGTCGATCACGGGCCGCCCCCGGTGCCGAGCTTGGCGGGGGCGGACTCCACCATCACCTGGAGGGTCGACACGGTCTTCATCAACCCGATGATGCGGTGGACCTTCTCCGGGTCCCGGAAGACGGCGGCGACGGGGACGGTCGGGTGGGCGGCGGCGAGGGCCTCGATCGTGTCCTCGATCGGGACCTCCTCCCCCGCCCCCTGGTCACCGGAGGGCTCGCGCGGGCCCGGCTTGAGGAGCCCGAGTTTGCCCTTGAGCTCCGCCGAGGTGCGGAGGAGCTCGGCGGCGATGCGGAACTCCTGGGACAGGTTCGGGAAGAGGATCGAGGGCATGGTCTCCTCGACCTTGAGGAGCTTGTGGATCCGCCCCTTCTGCAAGGCGTAGAGGTGGGCCAACTCGTCCACCTCGGCGAGGCCCTGCTTCACCTCGGCGAGGGCTTCCTGGTGGACCTTCGGGAGGGCGGCCTGGACGAAGGCCGCGGGAGGTAGCTCCTCCTTGAAGCGGTGGAGGGCCCTGGCGAGCGAGGCCTCCGAGGCGGTGGCGTACTCGCCCTGGTCCTGAATCCACCGGGCCACCTGAAGCACCGGCACCCCGTCTAGGATCTTGGCCTTGACCTCCTCGAAGCACGGAAGGGCCTTGAGCTGGGCGAGGACCTCCCCCTTCGAGGGCGTCTTGGGCTTGGTCAGGACGGGGGGCTTCTTCGGCACGACGGCGGGGGCAGCGTATCAGGTTCCGGGCAGGGGCTCACCGGGCTCGGGGATCCGCTGGTGGATCTCGCCCTCGCCCGAGAGGACCGCCATGATGTCGTCGTGGCGGAGGAGGACGAAGCGCTCCCGCTTGGTTCGGCGGAGGGGGCGCGGGGCGGGCTCCTCGACGGGGAGCTCCTGGGCCGAAGGGACCGCGGCGGGCTCCTCGGGGGTGGACTCCTCGGGGGTGTCGACCTCCAGGGGGGTCCCGGCCGCCTGCGGGAAGAGGATGCGGTCGCCGGGCTTCACCTCCATGGGGAGCCGGTCGCCCTTCGAGAGCTCCTCGCGGTGCCGGAGGGCGAAGTGGACGAGGTCCTCCGTGAGGTCGGCGGGCTCGATGTAGGTCACGGAGGGGGCGAGGCGGCCGGGGCCGACGCTCTCGACCACACCGCGGCCCACGGTGATGAGGGTGGCGCCGGGGAGGAAGATGCCGCCGCGCGACACCTCCGCCGTGTCGAGCCGGACGAGAACACGGTCACCGAGGGGAGCGATCTTCATGGGCAGGGTCTTTCGAGAGGGGAGTGAGGTGTCGGAGTCATGTGGCTCCGGTAGGGGGATGCTAGCCCTTGTCGGCCCACGAGTAGCCGGAGGCGGACTCCGCTACCACAGGGACTTTCGTCACGATGCGGGACATGGCCTCGACCATCACCGAGGACTGAACCTTCTGGACTTCCTTCTCCAGGTCCGGGTCGTCCGCGTGTTCGAGGATGGTCTCGTCGTGGACGTGGTGAACCATCTTCACCGCGTCGGGGCCGAACTTGTTACGGAGGGCGAAGTGGAGGTCCCGCAGGGCCATCTTCAGGCCGTCCGCGCCCGAGGCTTGGTCTGGCGTGTTGAGGTACTCGTTGTGCTCCTTCTCCCCGGTGTAGCGGAGGCGCCCGAGGATCGAGCGCGTCATGTGGGTCCGCTTGCCGTTCGCGATGGCGTACTCCTGCCAATCCGCGATGTCCGGGAACTCACCGAAGAAGGTGTTGCGGATGTGGTGCGACTGTTCGAGCGTGAGCACCACGTTGTAGCCCACGAGGGCGTAGGAGACGAAGCGCTCGGCGCCAAGGCCGTAGATGAACCCGAAGTCGGCGGGCTTGGCCTGCTGCCGCTCCTCCTTCGTGATGTCCGCCTCGGGCTTGTTCAGGATGCGCGAGGCGACGTAGCGGTGCACGTCCCGGCCCTCGCGGAGCAGCCTGCACAGGGTCCTATCCCCGGTGAGCTCGGCCATGAGGACGATTTCGACCATGGAGTAGTCGCACAAGGTCATCCGGCGGCCGGGCTTGACCTTGAAGCACTTGCGGAAGGGCTTGTACCTGGGGATCTGCCCGAGGTTCGGGTTCCGGTGGGCGTACCGGCCGGTGACGAGGAGGGGGTAGTAGTCTAGGTGGATGCGGCCGGTGACCGGACTGACGTGTTGGAGGTACTCGGGGCCGAAGCTCTTGCACCGGGTAGCCGCCTCTCGGTAGTCGAGGAGCTTCTTGATCGCCGGGAGCTTGGCCGCGTAGAGCGAGAGGGTGGCCTCGGAGGTGTCCGGGAGGTCCTTGAGGGGCCCGCCCATCCGGCGGAGGCTCGCGAGTAGCTGCTTCTGCGAATCGGGGTTGAAGTGCGCGGTCTTCTTCGACCCCTTGGGCCGAGCGGCCCGCCGAAGCTGGGCCTGAACCTCGTACCACGCGGCCTGGAACCCCCCGGAGCTGTCGTCCCCCTCGGCCTCCTCCATCTCGTCCGTGACGGAGTCGGCCCAGTCGGAGAGGCAATCGGGCCCGTACATCCACTCCTCGCTCCCCATGAGGGAGAGCTGGCCCGAGGGGTTGGGGAGGAGCCGGAGGATCTCCCGGCCGAGGTTGTCACGGGCGGCGCGGTTGGTCGCCGCGAGGGCGAGCCATGCGTCCGAGTCGAAGGGGAAGCCGTTGAGCTCGACCACTGCCTCGGGGAGGATGGCGCCGAACTCGATCTGCGCCACGCGGTTGAGCCCGAGCCGCGCGAGCTTGGGCTTCAAGCTGTCCCGGAGGTGGGGCAGGTAGATGATGTCGTCCGCGGCGTAGTCGAGTTGCTGCTGCGTCAGGACGGTCGAGCCCCAGTTGGACCCGCCGAGGTCCTCGACGGAGGGCTCCATCTGGAGCTCGCGGTCGTAGAGGTCCCAGAGGTTGTGACCGAGCCCCTTCCCGTTGTGGATCATCGCCGAGGCGCGGAAGGTGTCGAAGACAGGCCAGAGCTCGATCCCGTACTCGTGGAGTAGGTAGCGCTGGTCGAATTTGCAGTTGCTTACGGACAGGCCCTCGACGAAGAAGTTGGGGTTGTCCTGCACCGTCAAACAGTATTGAGCGAGCCCGCGACCCTCTCGCTTGAACCCGCCGTGACGGCGGGCGTCCCCGGGCTCCCGAGCCAGGGGGCGAATCTCGATCACCGTGTCGGCCCCAACCTTCGGGGCCTCAGGTTCCATCCACCGGGTCTCGGAGGCGAGCTCGCGGTACTCCTCGGGGAGCTTGTACGCCATGCAGGGGGGAACCCACGGGGCGATGTTCTCCCAGAAGCCGGTCATGGCCGGGTTGCGCCGCTCGCCCTTGCTCCCGGCCATGTGGAGGTAGACGTGGCCGTCCTCGCGAGTCGTGAGCCCCACCGGAAGGCCGAGCCCTTCGAGGTGGGAGACCAGGAGCGGGATGCCCGTCTCCCCGAACTTCGACACGCAAACGGAGACCCCTCGCCCCGCGAGGGAGCCGTCGTCGCAGTACCATACGGCGAGGGACGCCCACGTCAATTCGGCAAGCCACTCGGGGGTGAGGGTCTTCTTGCCCTCGCGGATGCAGGCGTCTCGTACGGGCCACAGTCGAGCGTCGGAGCGGGTCCTGGCGCAGGACAGGACGACGCCCGTGCGGGCCCCGAAGCCCCGCTTCGCGGGCTTCCCGCGGGAGAGGCCCTTGAAGAGGTCGCCCATGACCCGGGCCTTGAACTCGACGTAGGCCCGCTGGGGCTCGGAATGCGAGACCTGGAAGAGGGGGGAGCGGGCCTTGGACTCAGCCTGGAGGACGATAGAGGCATCCCCAAGGAGGGACCCGAAGATGAGGTCCCGTTGGGCGGCGGTGAGGGCGGGGGAGCGGGTGAGGATCTCATCCCCTACGCGAAGGTCCGCCGCGGGTACTCGGCCCCGCCGGGTCAGGACGACGTGGTCCTTGGTGAGCCGCAGGCACCCCTTGCCCCGGACCTGGACCCGGAGCCAGTCCTCCCACGGTCGAACCGGCGCCTTGATCCACCCGACGATGGGCTTGGACTCGATCTCGCCTGTCGCCTCGTTGAGGCACAGCACCGGCCCGGGGTGCTTGTCCCGGACCAGCTTGTCGAGCCGGACCTTGGACCCGTCGGCCAGGAGGACCCGGCTGTCGGCCGTGAGGCAATTCTGGAGGACCATCACCGGGCGGCCCTTGCCGACCGCGGCGGTGGGGTTGTGGAGGGCCTTGGCGATCGGCCCGAGGCCCCCGGTCTGCCAGAGGTCGATGACGTAGCGCCCCTTGCCGGTGTTGAACGACGCGATGCGGCTCTCGCCGTACAGGGGCGAGAAGGCCGCCCCCTGGCGCTTCAACCACTGCTTCTTGGGCGTGGTCTCAAGGTCGAGGGCCACCACCTCGGCCTCGGCGATCTCGTTCGCGATGTGCTCCAGGCGCTCGGCGCGGGTCACAAACTCGTAGGAGAGCGCCATGGGGCCGCCGTATGTATCACACGAGACGCGATGGTCAAGCGTCGTCGGTCTCGGGCTCCTCGGGCGGGACGCGCGTATCCTTGAGGTACTCCTCCTCCCACCCCCTGGGCAGGAACTCCTGGCGGTAGAAGTTGAGGAGGCCGTTGGTGTCGCCCACCTGGGCGCGGAGCACGTCCCCGCCGGTCACGTTGTGCTTCTGCCGGTAGGCGTCCCAGGATTCGAGCGTCAGGGGGGTGAAGCTCCACCGGAGGGGGACGTTCATCCGGTTGCGGCGGGCGGCGTCGGTGAGGCGGTAGGAGCCCCCCTCCGCCTTGCGGAGGGGCCCGCCGGGGATGAAGAGCCCCCGCTCGGCGGCCGTGTACATGGCGACCCCGTCGAGCGTCGCCCCGGGGGAGGCGTCGATCGGGCGGGCGTAGGTGCGGAGGCCCACGATGATCTGGTCGAGGATCGAGGGGTCGTTCTCGCAGTGGAGGATGCACGGCGTGTGGAAGAGGTCGCTCACTTCTAGTACCCCAGCGGCTTCACGTACTTGTTATAGGCGTCCCCGAGGTTGTTCCCGACGACGCAGTAGTCCTCGACGGGCATCCCGTTCACTTCGGTGATGCCGCGGGCCTTGGCGCCGTCGATGAAGGCCTTTCGCGAGGACTCGCTCTGCGTGACGATGCGCAGGATGCGGTTGCGGTGGATCCCCTTGCGGAAGGAGATTTCGTTGCCCGACTGGTGCCCCTTGGTGAGCGAGGCCACGTTCGCCTCCACCGTGTTTCGGCCGGTCCACGACGAGGAGCTCTTCTTGCAGTTTCCGTACGTGTCGCCCAGGTACATATAGGCGTCGAGGCGGTCGAGCTCATCGGGGGCGATGATGGCCTGATAGTCCCCCGAGAAGGCGTGACTGTTGAAGCTGGCACTCATGGCGGCGTCCGTCGCGACGCGGCACAGGGTCCCGTCGGCGGAGCCGCTCGCCACGTCCGCGTCGTAGGAGCCGCCGATCTTGGGGTAGCCTGCGAGGTTGCGCTCGTGGATGCCCATGATCCCGGAGGCCGCGAGGTTCAGGGCCCCGTTGATGTCGCCGATGCCCTGGAAGAGCATCCGGCACCCCATGCTCTTCGCCCGGCCGGGGAGGACGTGCGTGAGGTGGCCGTCGTAGACCTCGCGCTCGACCACGCGGGACTGCACCTCCTCGGAGACGTTGGCCGCCGCGAGGCGTTTCTTGAGCGCGGCCACCGTGCGAACCTTGGGGTTCTTGGCTTCGAGGGCGTCGAGCTGGTCCGAGCTCTGGGGCGCCTTGGCCCAGAGGAGACGGGAGAGCCGGGCGACTTCCTTGTCCTCCGCGCTCGGGGGCTTGAGGAGGTCCGCGCCGAGGCCGGGCTTCACCCCTTCGAGGGCCTCGTGAAGAGCCGCCTCGACCGTCTGGCCCTTCGCGGGCTTGAGGTGGAGGACCATCGTCCCCTTGTAGGCATATTGAGAGGGGTCGGTGACGAAGTGAGCCTCGTGGGAACCCACGTCCCACTTCCGAGAAGGCACGCTGTCGATCTTGGTCTTGCCGTGGTCGAGCTCGCCCGTCGCCGGATCGAAGGTGCCCTGCTTGTACGCGAAGGTGGCCGAGGCGCCGCCCGAGGCGAGATTCCCCCAGTAGGGCTCGCGGAGCTTGAAGGAGACCTGATACTCCGGGGCCTTCTTCCCCGAGAGCTTCTTGACCTTCATCACCTGACCTTCGAGCGCGGGCCCGTCGGCGTGGAGGGCCTTCCCGGTGTAGTGGAAGTCGTGGCTCTCGATCGTCTTGAGGGCGTTGGCGTCCGTCACCGGCTTGGGCCGGAACACCTTGGGGAAGTACCGCGGGCGGGTCGGGGTGTTGGTCGACGCGGCCTTGGGGACGACGGTCTTCGTCTTGCCGGAGTTGGTGTTCTTGAACTCCTGCGCGTCCACGAAGACCATGTGGTTCGCGCTGCCTGTCACAGGCGTCCCGTGCATCTTCACGCCGACCTTCGAGAGGAGGTCGGTGAGCTTGGTGAGGTCGTGGCTCTTCGGAACCTTGAGCGTGAGCTTCGAGGCGTCGGGCTTCGGGGGCGTCGTCGAGTAGTCCTGGTAGGCCGTCGTCTCGATGCCCTGGCTGCTCGCGTACTCCTCCATGGGGACGGGCACCTCGTAGGGCTCCTCGGGCGCCTCGATCCACCCCTCGTCGAAGGTGAAGAAGCCCTTGCTCTTGCCGGTGCGCTGCCGGTAGGCGTCGGTGAGGAAGCGCTCGAAGTCGGCGCGGACCCCGGCCTTGCGGTAGAGGGCCGACTGCGCGCGGTCGTAGACCGTGTCGGGCTGGCCCGGGTGGAGAGCCTCGAAGTGCTTGCGGAGCGAGTCGGCGTAGCCCTTGGGGTCGACGGACTCGATCGACTCGATCGCGCCCTTGAGCGTGTGGGGGTCGAAGTCGTGCTTGCCGTCGACCCAGTCCTGCCAGAACTTGTTGTAGTACGAGGGCTTCGTCGAGGTCGGGGACTGCCAGTCGAGCGAGAGCTTATCCTGATCGTCGTGGACGAAGGGCTGGGTCTTCGCGGTGCCCACGATGCGGCCGTCGGGGGTGCGCTGGAGGGTCCCGCCGTGGGTCGCGTGGATGCCCATGGCCCAGTCGAGGACGTGCTCGGTCGCCACGTCTTGGAGCTCGGCCGGGGAGAGGGCGCTCGGGGGCACGCCGTCGAGGCTCTTGGTCCCCTCGGGCAGGGGGTGGAGGATCGCGTGGTCGTCCGCGCTCACCGCGTAGGACGCGCCGGGCTTCACGAACCCGGCGAGGCCGTGGAAGAGGTTGGTGGCCGAGGCGCCCGAAGGCCCGAGGGGGGCCCCGAGGTGGTCGTGCGGGAGGTACGAGGCCCACTGCGTCCCGTCGGTCGAGGTGACGACCTTCTTCTGCCCGCCGGGGAGGTGGTGGGCCGCCGCCTGGGCGGACTCGTGGGCCTCGTGGATGGGCGTGCCCGTGCCCTGGACCTTCGGCGCCGAGGGCTTCGGGAGGCTCGGGATGAGGCCGACCTTGGGGGCCGGGGGCTCGGCGGCCGTGCCGGTGGCCCACCCGGCAGGCGCCGGGTCCTTGGGGGCGGCCTTGACCGCCTTCGGGGTGCCCTTGGTGACCACCTTGGCCGCGCTCTGCACCTGGGCCGGGGGCGGCGGAGGCGGGGCCTTCGGGGGGGGCGCAGGGGTGGGCGCAGGGGTGGGCGTGGCGGGCTTGGGCCCCCCCGCGAAGGGCGGTGTAAGCGAGGTGCCCGGGATCGTGGTCGGCGCTTCGTAGAAGGCCTTGAGCGCCGGGGGGAGGGGGACCGCGGAGGGGTCGATCCAGTCCGACGGGAGCGCCTTGATCGGCGGGTGCCCCTCATGCTTGAGGAAGACGTTGGCCGCGTGGGGCCAGGACGGGCCGTAGGACTTGAGGGCGCTCACGACCGCAGGGGTCAGGACCGCCTCTTGAGCCTTGGTCGAGTCGCCCCCGTGAAGGGCTGTCTGGGCGACGATCTGCTTGGCGACGGCCTGGAGCTTCGCGAGCTGAACGGCGGACAGCGTGGGCTTGAGGTGGCCGCTCTTGAGGAGGTTGGCGATGACCGTCTTCTTCCCAGCGGCCGTGAGGGCGGCGAAGGCCTTGTCGTGATGGAAGGCCGGGGCCTTGAACGGCGACTTGACGTACTTGTCGAGGTGCTTCTGGAGCGTCGTCGTGACCGAGTGCTTGTACTCGGCCTGCTCGTAGTCGTTCGAGGGTACGTAGTGGGTCGAATGGTGGGCCACGTAGGCGGCCACCATCGCCTTCTCCCATCCGGGGGGAGGAGGGGTGGCGCCCGGGGTGTGAGGGTTGTGGTCGGGGCCGTACGCGAGCTTGCTGGCGTAGGCGTGGGCGAACCCCTGGCCGTTCATGTATCCGTAGGGGTGCGCGGAAGCGTCGATGAGCTTCGCGAGCATCTCGGGGCTTGCGTTGAGCATCTCCGCGGCCGGGTGCCATGGGCCGAAGGACTTGCTGAGAATCGCCCCGGCCATGCCGGGCATAGGGGCGTTGGTCGCGGTCGTCACCGGGCCGTTGATCGGAGCGGGGGCCTTCTTCGCGTCGGCGGGGATGCCCCCGGCGTCCTTGAGGGCCTTGACGGAGGCGATGATCTCCTCGGCCGGGGTGAACATCCCGTAGCCGTGGTCCGTGGCGCCCTTGAGGGCGTTGACCCACGCGGCGTTGGTGCCGGGGTAGGCGTGGGCGGCCTTGGCGGCGTCGGCGAACTCCGCCGGGGTCATGGAGGCCATGGCCGCCACGATCTCGGGATGGGCGGCGTAGAACGCCTTGGCCTTCGAGAGGTCAGGGGGCGGCTCGGCGGGAGCTCCGGCGGCGGGGCTGGGGGTAGCCGGAGCGGAGCCCGCGAGGGGAGCCTCCGGGCCATGGAGGAGGGCCTGGACTACGTGGGGCGGGACCGGCGTCTCGGTGTAGTGGGCCGCGATCTTGTGGAGCCAGTTGGGGCCGTACTTCGCCTTGAGCTTCTCCGCCTCCTCGGCGGACTCGTCCTTGAGCTTGCTGACCTTCTTCTGGAGGTGCGCCATGACCTCCGCGTGGTCCTTGAAGGTCTGCCCGAAGAGGCCGAGGTCGTCGTTCAGATCGTCGGAGAGGTACGGCGCGTTCGGCCCGAGGAGCTTGTCGACGTGCTTCTTCGCGAGGTCCTTACCGGAGAGGGCGGCATGGGCGAGGTGGGCGTGGGCCGCCCACTTCCCCGGGTACTTCGCCTTGAGCTTGTTGACGATGTCGTCCGCCTTGGGCTCCTGGCCGATCCACTCCTCCACGCCCAGGGGGTCCCCGCCGAAGACGGCCATGGTTTTGTAGAGCTCGGAGTCAGGACCCTCGTAGGGGAGGTCCTTGGGGGGAGCAGCAGGGACCGCCGCTGGGGCGGACGGGGCCACGGGCGTGTGCGTGACGAGGGCCTTCTGGAGGAGGGTGGCCGGGACGGTGGTACCCGCGCTCTCCCCTTGCTCGAAGAAGTCGCCGAGGGCGAGCTTGAGGTGCCAGTTGGGACCGTACTGCTTCTCCAGGGCGCCCGCCTCGGTCTTGAGGCTATCCGCGTTCGGCCCCCCGTAGTTCACGAGCGTGTCGAGCTTTTGCTTGACGAGCGCCGCGTAGCCCTCCGGCGTCTCCCCCGAGGCTCCCCATGTGGGAACCAGGGCCTTGAGCATCTCCGGGGAGACCGGGATCTTGTTCCCGAGGAGCTTGACCGCAATGGAGGGCGAGACCACCCCGTTGATCTTGGCCGCCATGGCGAGGTGGATGTGGGTCTGCGCGTCGGGCCCGTACTTCGCCTTCCACTTGTCCGCGAGCTCGGGGTAGTTCACCGAGATAGACGCGAGCGAGGCGGTCTGGCCGTAACCGGCGGACCAGAGCGTGTCCACGAGGGGCGAGTCGACCGGCTCGTAGGGATGCGAAGCCACGGGGGTGTGGGGGACGGGCTCCCCCTTGTGGGCCGCGTAGTCGGCGAGGAAGGCCGACTCCCAGCCGGGCCCGTAGGAGGCCTTGGCGGCGTCGAAGATCGCCGCGTGCTCGGGCCACGCGGAGCCGCTCTTGTAGTCCTCGATCGCCTGCTTCACGCCGTTGACGTTGAAGAGGTCGAGGTGGGAGCCGGTGACGGGCTTCCCCTTCGGGTACATCGCCGCGTAGAACTTCTCGGTGGTCTGCGGGACCTTGGCCTTCACCTCGTCAGGGAGGGAGTCGTAGCCCTTGCCGTGGTAGGCCGCGGCGGCGGCCACGAGCTTCTCCTTCCAGGTCGGCCCGTACTCCTTCTCGCACTTGGCCTTCCACTGGTGCCACCCCTGCACGATGTCGTCGGGGGCGTTCTTGACCGACTTGTCGAAGTGGAGGAGGTCCGCGTACCAGTCCTTCGGGGACTCGTCGTGCGAGAGGAGGTTCTTGGCGAACTTGTTGGTGAAGTCGCCGACCCACACCCCGTGAGGGGCCTTCTGCGTCGACCCGACGGTCTGCGAATGGAGGGTGGACCACCCGTCGAGGAAGTCCGAGTACCAGGAGTCCCCGAGCTCGTCGGAGAGCTCGTTGGCCTTGTCCCCGGTGAGCTTCGCGACCTTGGAGTAGACCGCCGAGGGGGTGGCGTCAGGATCCCCGACGAGGCCCATGGCCGAGAGCTTCGGGTGGGCGAGGGCGGTGGCCTGCCCGGACGTGAGGCCCTTCGACATGGCCCACTGGGCGAGGGCCTTGCTCGGCCACCCGCTCGGGCCGATGCCCTGGCCCGTGAGCTTCGTGAGGCCCTGGAAGACCGCGTGGGGCGTGGTGTTCGCGGGGTCGGTCAGGACGGCCGAGACCTTGGGGTGAGAGAGAACGTCCACGCCGGGGGAGACGGCCGGGTCGGTGGCGCTCGGGGCCGCCGCCGGGGTGCCCGGCGCGGCGGTCACGATCGGGTCCTCGCCCTTGGCGGCGAGGTACCCGTTCACCATCGCGAGGAGCTTCTCCTCGGGCATCTTGAAGCCACCGGCCACCGCGCCGAGGAAGGCGCTGTTGGAGAAGCTCTCCTTGCTCTTCTTCGCCCCCGAGAGGTCGAGGATGCCCTTGATCGAGCTCGCGTACTCGTGCGTGAGGCCGAGGGCCGCCTCCGCCTCGGGCGACAGGGAGCCGTCCTTGCCCATGACGGCACCCGCGAGGGCGTGAACCGCGTGGGGAATGTCGACGCCCGGGGGGAAGGCCTTGGAGCCCTTGGTGAGGTAGTTCGCGAGGTCGTGGACCGGGTTCTTGAGGGACGCGAGGTGCTTCTCCGGGGAGACGGGGGACGCGGCAGGAGCGGCCTGGGGCTCGAAGGGCTTGAGAGGGTGCTTCGCCGTGTGGGCGTAGACCATCTTCTGGACGGCCTCCATCCACTCCTTCTCGCTCGCGGCGGTGTTGCCCAGGGAGGACTTGAAGTAGCCGTCGCCCTTCGAGTCGAGCACGTCCGCGAAGAGCTCGTCCGGGGTCGACGCCTGGGAAGCTGCCGCGACCTTGGCGATGGTGTTGGCGATGTGGGCCACCCCCATAGGGTCGACGGGCTTCGAGAGCCCGAGGGCCTGGGTGAGGCCCTTCGAGGAGGCGGCGGCACCCGCGGCCATCATCTTCGCGATGGCCGACCCTTCCGCTTCGAGGCCGGAGGTCTTCGAGGGGGACTCCGCGGCGGAGGCGAACCCGAGGGCCTTCTTCGCGGCGTCCTTCCACTGGTCGCCGTGCTTGTCCTTGAGCGCCTGAACCCACCCGAGGGTGGGGCCGAGGCCGAGCATGGAACCCGAGGGATGATTCGCGAGCTTGTCCGCGAGGGAGTCGAGGGCGGCGTCCGCGTCGGTGATGTCCTCGGGGTGGATCGTGGGGGGCACCGGGGGGTCGTCGCTCGCCCCAGCCGGGGCCGCGGAGGCCGCGCCGAGCGGGGTGTGATCGGTGTGCTTCGCGGCGATGGCCTTGAGCTTCCCGAGGGCGACCTCCTTCCAGTCGTCAGGGTGCTTCGCCTTCACCTGTTCGAGCCACTGGTGGCCCTTGCCGCCCTGGTGATGCTTCCCTTGGATGAACTGGAGGTACTGCTCCGGCGAGGGACCGCCCGGCCCGAGCTGGTGCGTGATCTGAATGGGTACGTTGGTGAGGAGGTCGTTCGGGTCCCCCTCGGTGTGGTTCGCTGCCTGTACCGCGGCCTTCGCGGTGGCGATCCACTCGTCGCCGTACATGCCGTGGAGGGCCTTCGACCACGAGCCGATGGACCCGAGGGGCGTGATGCCCTGCTTGAGGTCGCCTTCGAGGTTCTGGAGGAGAGCTTCCGTATCGTCCGGGCCGTACCCCAACATGGAGGGGGGCACGGCGGCGACGAGGGCCGGTGTGAGGACCGGACCGGCGGATTTCGGGGGAACGCCCAGAGGAGCCACAGGGCTCGCGGGGGCCTCTGGGTCTGAGGTGCCCGGGATGATGGGCTCGCCGATCGGGGCGTGGTCGGTGAGGTTGGACGCGAGCTTGGTGAGCTCGCGGGTCGCGACCTTCTCCCAGTCCTCATCGTGCTTGGCCTTGATCTGCTGGAGCCACTTCAAGGCCTCACCGCCGAGGCCCTTGGCGGCATAGCCCTCGATCTTGGCGATCACCTCCGAGGGGGTGAGCTCCTTGAGGTGGGACGAGAGGATCTGGGGCGGGTTCAGAACGAGGTCGTCCGGGTCGCCCTTCTTCGTGTTGATCTTGGTGATGGCGGCCTTGGCGACGGTCTTCCAGTGGTCGCCGTGGGCATCCATGAGCCCCTTGACCCACGGGTTGATCTCACCCTTCGTCGCCTTGGTCGGATCCTTCTCCATGGCCTCGGCGGCGTCGTTGAGGGCGGTGTCGATCGCCTCCACCGACTCCTCGTCCGTGCCGAACCCGTCGAAGAGGGAGGGCACCGCGGCGACCATCGCCGGGGTCAGGTGGACCGGCTTGGAGCTCTTCGGGGCCTCGATCGCCGGGGCGGAGGGGGCAGGAGCGGAGGAGGCAGGCTCCTCGGGCTCGGCCGCGCCGATCGGGCCGTAGCCGCGGAAGGCCAGCATCGCGTTCGCGGCGTGAAGCTGGTCGGTCGAGAGCTTGAAGACCCCGGCGGTGGCGTTGGTCTTGAAGCCGTCCGCGTCGTTCGAGATGAGCTGGTGGAGCGATTCGAGCTCGGTCTGCGTGAGGACCTTGCCCGGGAGCTTGAGGTACGCGGGCTTGCCCATCGCGACCCGGATCGCGTTGATGCAGTCGGCGACCTGAGGGCCGTACTTCTTCGGGTAGTCCTCGTCCTGAAACGCCTTGAGCATGGCGTCCGAGGTCTTGCCCTTGCCCGCGGAGATGGCGGCGACGGCGGCCGAGAGGCCCTTGTACTTCTCGTGGGGCCACGACTCCGACCCGACAGCGGGAGGGCCCGAGAGGATGGGGGTGCCGGGGGTCGGCGTGGCGGTCGGGGGCTCGGGGTCCGAGGGCTCGCCCGCGGCGGCGGCCATCGCGTCGATGTCGGCGTCGGTCGGTTCCCAGGTCGGAACGTCCTTATGATCCTGTTCCGGCTCGGAGGAGACCACCCCGTTCAGGGCGGCGACGGTCTTCGCCATCTTCTCCTTCCAGTCGGGTCCGTGCACCGCGGCGTAGGCCTGGGCGTAGAGGCCCCCGTCCTTGTACTTGGGAGAGTGCCGGAGCGCCTTGTACACGGCGTGGTAGTCCGACACATCCACGGGCGGGTCCGCCGTAGACAGATCGTTGTTGATGGCCTCGGGCGAAGCGCCGTTGGTGTAGTCCTTCTTCGCGAACTTGTAGGCCGCGTGGCCTGCCTGGAGGTACGGGTGGAGGTCGCCGTACTTCGCCTGGAGGGCCTTCGCCTGCTTGGCGGGGAGGTGGTCGAGAGCGACGTTGGCGATGCCCACCGGGCTCAGGTCGGCGGCGTTCGACAGGTCGACCTTGGACGCCGCCGCGAGGTCGTCGAGGAAGCTCTGGTACTTCGGGTCCACCACGAGCGGGTTCGGGATCGCCGGGGCCGGGAGGGTCTCCGGCGAGGTCTCCGCAGGGGCGGCTCCCTTCGGGACCTTGCCGTCGGGGATCCATCCGTGCTCGAAGGTGAACTTGCCCTTGGGGTTGCCCTCCTTCTTCCGGTAGAGCGGCGTGAGGAAGCCCTCGAAGTCGCTCTTGAGGGACGCCTTGCGGGTGAGGGCCTTCTCGACGAAGTCCGGGCGGGCGGCCTTTGCCGAGGCCGGAAGCGAGTCGAAGTAGGCCTGGAGGCCTTCCTTGTACTCGGCGTCCGGCAACGCCATCATGCTGTTGAGCGCCGGAAGCATGGCACTCTTGGGGTCGAAGGCGGCCGGGAGCTTGCCCGCGGCGAAGGCGGTCCAGAAGCCGTTGTAGTAGGGCGTGTCCGGGTTCGGGTCGTAGCTCGTCGAGAGCTTCTCCCCCGGGGTCCCGAGGAAGCGGAAGGCCTGCTCCTTGTCGATCCCGACGAGGGTTCCGTCCTTGAGCCGGATGAACTGGCCTCCGTGACCATCGTGGTTGCCGGTGCCCCAGTCGATGACGTGCTCCTGCGCTACGGCGTTGGCATCGGCGAGGGTGAGCTTCTCCGGCGGCGTCGAGACGAGGGACGGAGGGTCACCGAGCTCCATCACGGGCTGGATCGTCCCGGTGCTCCCCCCGATCGAGAGGACCTTGACCGGCACGCCCTTCCCGAGAACCTTCCGCTGGATGCTCGACGCGAGCTCGGCGGCCTGGGCCGCCCACGGCTTGCGCACGTCGTTCGCATCCTTGGCCGTCTTGAAGAGGTACTTCCTGCCCTTCTTGTCGGTGAAGTAGTGCTTCTTCGACTGCCCGCCGAGGTGCTGGGCGTTCCCGGCGTAGGCGAGGTCCGCCACGTCCGGGATCTCAGACGGCACCGCGCCCGCGGCTTCCGGCGCCACAGGGGTCGAGGACGCCGCGGTCGCGGTGTCGGGCTCGGCCTTCGGAGCCTCGGGCTCGGGCTCCTTCGCCGCGGCGGGCTCCTCGGCGGGCGACGCCTCGGGCTCCTTCGGGGCCTCGGGCTCCCCCTTGAGGAGGGCGAGAATGTCGTCTCCGGGGTGCGTCCCGTCCTCGGGCTCGGGCGGGGCGGGCTCCGGGGGCTCCTCGCTCGGAGTCACATGACTCGGGACAGGGGCCTCGGGTTCGGAGGGCTTCTCGGGCTCCGAGGGGGCCTCCGGCGCGGGCTCGGCGGGCTCCTCGGCGGAAGGCTTCTCGGGCTCAGCGGCGGGCTCCCCGGTCGCCGGGGCGGCATCGGGCTCCGGCTCGGGCTCGGCGGCCGGGGCGGCGGTAGCGGTAGCGGCGGCGGGCTTCGAGGCCTTGGCCTTGCCGCCCTTCCCCCCGCCCTTGCTCGCCATCCACTCGTCGTGCTCGCCTTCGAGCTCGCCTTCGAGGGACTTGAGGTCGGTGAGGGTCTTCGATAGCTCGTCCTGCCAGTCGTCACCGAACTCGCCCTTGAGGGCGGCCTTGGCGTCGTCGGGGAGGCCGGAGAGGTCCTGCGCGGTGTGGACCGCAACCCCCGCCTTGGCCGCGAGGGTCTCCTTCTTGTCGGCCGCCTCGTCCCACACCTTGGACTTGGCGAGCGCGGTGTCCCCCTTCTCGGTCCCGGGCGTGGCGTAATACTTCCACGGCTTCTTGGGGTCCGTGGTCTTGATGTAGACCCACTGGGGGGCCTTCCCCATGAGCTTGCAGTACCCCGGCGGGTAGTGCTTCGCCTCCGTGAGGGCCCCTGAGGTGGACGAGGACTTGAGCTCTGCGAGGAGCTCACCGTGGGTCAGGATGGGCGGGGGGCTCACAACGGGCGAGACGCTACACGACTCCGCGAGGGGACACCAGGGGGTCGCTCGTGCGCACGTACGCGAGCGCGCGGAGACCGACTGTCGTTCGGCGTGCGGTTGCCGCCCGGCACCGACACGGGAGACCCTGTCAGAAGTCGCCGGGGAGGGGGCCCTCGACACCCTTCGCGAGCCGGTCCGCGAGCTCCGTGAGGGCCGGGCCGAGGACGGAGTTGATCTCCAGGTTGCGGTCGCCGCAGTGGGCCACGATGCGCTTCACAGCCTGCATCGTCGGCGCGGTGGCAGCGACGTAGAGGTGCTCCTTCCCGCCGAAGGAGAACGCCATGTAGCCCCAGGGGACCGTCTCCTTGTGCGTGTCGAAGAGGTGGGAGACGATGGCCGAGAGGTCGGCAAGGCTCCTGGCCTTCTTCGCCTTCTCGTCGAACTGGGCGAGCTGGGCCTGGGTAGCGCCCTGGCCCTTGAGGGACTTCCGCGTGTCCCCCACGAGGCGCTTCCACTCGGCGGTCTTGTCGAAGGCGAGGAGCCGCCGGAGCTCATCCGACTGGGGGTACTTCTTCGCGAGGTGCTCGATGAGCGCGCGGGTCTTCTCCGGGTCGTGCCGCCCGTGGATGTTGTTGCGCCGGATCGAGAGGATCCGCTGGAAGTCCGCGTCCTGAAACTTCGCGTGGGAGAGCCGCGAGGCGGGGATCTCCTTCAGGCCGAGCAGCCGGGCGGCCTTGCAGCGCCACTCGCCGGAGACCACGAGGTAGGACTCGTGGCCGTCGGGCCCGGTGAAGGGCACCACGTCGACCGCCCCGGAGAAGCCGTTGACCTTGATGTCCTCCACGAGCTCGGAGAACTTCTCGCCGCTCTGGACGTTGGTGTTCCACTCGGTCTCGACGATGCGATCGAGGGGGGTCATCACCGGGACGTGGACAACGATGTCCGCCAGGGCCGCCTTGGGGATGGCGACCTGGGGGGACCCTGCCCCCGCCTCGATCTCCCCGAGGATGGAGTCGACCACAGGGGAGGGGGAGGGCGCGACCTTGGACTTCTTCGGCACGGGGCGCGTTATACCGCGACCGGGGGCGTTCTGGACGGGATCGGCGCGGGGTCGTCGAGCCACGGGGGCGTCGGGAGGCCCCTGGTGGCCCACGGCACCGACGCGAGCCGGGCAGCGGCCACCCGGAGGAGGGCTTCCACGACCTCGAAGGCGGCGAAGGCTTCGGGGGCGAGCTCGTGCACCTTCCGTTGGTCCTGCCATTGGACCTGGACCCCGAGGGCTTCGAGGAGGGCCAGGAGCGTATCCGTGGCGGCCTCTGGGGTCGAGGCGAGGGGCGGCGCGGGCCCCGGGTCCGGGTCGATCGTGCCGCCCCAGGAGAGCACCTCCAGGGTCCGCTCGCGGAGGACGAGGTACTCGCGCCGAACCTGGGTCCAGACCGAAGAGGCCTCCCACGGGGAGGCGGCGAGGGTGCCGTCGTCGGCGATCGACTCCATCCCCCGGGCCAGGAGCCCGAGGACCGCCTTGCAGGCGGCGCGGGCGGCGAGGGCCGGGGCGACGGGGAAGACGCCGCTCCCGCGGGGCTGGAGGATGCCGAGGAGGTGCTCTACGAGCTCGCGGGAGCGCATGGGGGCGGAGTCTACCCCCCGGGAGGGGAGATGAGGGTGACGGCGAGCACGTCGAGCTTCTTCGACAGGAACCCGAGGGTCCCCACCACCTCGCGGAGCCATGCCTCGGCCGCCTCGTCGTCCCCCCGAGGCACGCCCCCCTCGATCGAAGCGGTCAGGGCCTCCGTGAGCTGCTTCACGGTGCCCCATTCGAGCTGGAGGGTGGCCTCGGAGATGGGCAGATCCACGGCCTAGACCTCGCCCTTGCGGAGGGCCTCGGCGAGGGGCCCGTCGCCGCCGAGGAGGACCGCGCCGGAGGCCTTGTCCCGCACCACGAGCTCCACGCCGAGGGTCTCGGAGAGGCGCTTGAAGGTGAGGGTCCGCCGGGCGTTGGAGTCCCCGTCCACATGGTAGCCGGAGAGGTACTCCAGGGCGATCGTCTCCAGGTAGTAGCTCTTGGGCTTGCCGGGGTTGTGGGCCTCGGCGATCTTCAGGGCCTCGACGAAGGTCTCGGCCTGCTCGGGGTAGAAGGCGAACGAGAAGGGGATCGTGCTCACGGGCGGGGGCAGCGGAACGTCCTCGGTGCCGTCGAGGTCCTCCTCGGGCTCGAAGCCAGCGCCCTCGACGTGCACCGGGGCGGGCGGGGTCTCCGTGACCGAGGCGAGGATGGCGCTCGTGTCGATCTTCGTGGGCGGGGCGGGGGTCTTGGCCGCCTTGGCGTCCTCGATCTGCTTCTGCACGAGGGCGTCAGCGTAGATGACGACGGCGCGGCGGAGGTCGGGGAAGGAGAGCTGCTCGCCCATCGTCGCCCAGTGGTCGGCGTTCTTGAGGGTCAGGACGCGGACGACCTCGCGCGCCTTCGTCCACCCCATCTTGAGGAGCTTGGCCCGGGTCGCCTCGGGCATCTCCGTGAGGTCGACGGCGAAGCGGCGGTGGATGCGGATGAGGGCGTTGGCCTTGTGGCGCTGGAACCCGAGCTCGGACTCGACCCACTCCTCGAAGGTCTTGAAGCCCCAGGCGGTGTGGAGGGGAGGGCCCTCCGTGGTCCCGCCGTTCACGCGGAGGGTCTGCACCCGGTAGAGGATCTCGGCGACGCGCATGTAGGCCTGATCGACCTCCGCGACGACGGTGCGCGCCTCCGAACGGATGGCCTCGGCCCAGGCCGCGGTGCCGGGCTCGGGGGCGGAGGACGGGGCGCCGAGCCCCAGGGGGTCGGAGGGGGAGGGAACGAGCTTGAGCTTCACGGCGGCCGTCATGTCGGTGTCACCTCTGGAGTTGGGGCAGGGAGAACGCGGCGAGGGCGATGGAGAGGGCGTCGGAGGCGTGGTCGGGCTTGGGGGTGTGGTCGAGGCGAAGGCCCTCCCGAACCCACGTCGCCACGTCGACCTTGTCCCCCTTGTACGGCAACCCGAGGGTGGCGTGCCACTCCCCCGTGATGCCGACCGAGCGGGGGCGGTGGTGGAGGCCGCGGAGGAGGCCCCCGATGACGAGGCCCATGAGGTGGCTCGTAGTGGCCTTGCCCGCGGAGCGGTGGCCCCAGTCCTCCATGGCGACCTCGGTGGCCTTGGTCACCTCCTCGACCTCCCGGAGCTGGTCGACCATGGCGTCGGTCCGATCCCACGGGTCCCCTCCGGCGCGGGTCCGGCATACGCCGTAGGCGATCACGTAGGGAGGGGAGCCAGGGAACTCCCACCCGACGGCCCCCCAGCCGGACTCGGCGAGCCCGTAGTCGATCCCGAGGATGATGCGCTCGAATCGCCCCACGTCGACCTTCACGAGGTCGGCCACGGCGGGCCTCTGGCGCCTCAAGAGGCCCTCGCGGAGAGGCGATAGGGGACCAGGATGGCGGCAACGACGGCGTCGAGCGTGCGGTCCGCAGGATTGTCCGGGTCGCCGGAGGGACCCGAGGCCGCGCGGACTAGGGCCGCCACCCCTTCGGCGTGGGAGACCCCCCACGGCGACCGGAGGAGGAGGCACCGGGCGCACACCGGGCCCGAGGCGAGGGTCCACATGGAGACGCGGCGGGAGCACGCCTCGCACCCGGAGTTGCGGAGGGCGAGAGGGAGCGCGGTGAGGTCTTCGGGGGGCACGATGCCGGTCAAAACACCACCTCGGAAGCGGCGAGGTCAGGGGTCACCCCAGGCTCCCCCCAGCGATCGGGGCCATCCTGATCGTCCTCCGGGTCCTCGGGGTCAGGGAGGCGCGGGGCCGCCTCGAAACAGGCCTTCGCGACGGAGCACTGCTTCGCCCGCGGGCAGTCGGCGCTCGAACAGATCCGGGCGGGGAGCGGGCCGCCCTCGACGCCCCTCACGACCGAAGCGAGCGCGGCGCGGATCGCGTCGATCGTAACCGGGTCGCGGTCGAGCTTGAACGCGGAGAGCGCGTCGATGCCCTCGGCGGTCGTGTCCCAGTACACGATCACCGCCCACGGGAGCCCGGTGAACCAGAGGTAGGTCTGGACCTGGATCGCGTGCGAGAGGAGCGGGGCGTGCCGAACGTCCCACGGAGCGGCCGTGCTCTTGAGCTCCAAGAGCCCGAGCCCCGGGAGCCCCGGGAGCCGGAGGAAGCCGTCAGGGGACCCCCCGGTGCGGTACTCGGGGGCCTCGAACTTGAGCTCCCGGTAGGCGAACTCCTCGGAGCCACATGACTCGCACCGGGAGGGGCGGAGGACGAGGGCCTCGGCGAGGGCCGGGGGGCGGACGCCGTCCTCCACGCGCAGCGGAAGGGTCTCCCACGGGGCGCCGTAGGCCCGGCCGCAGTCGAGGCACGACCACTTCCCGTAAAGCACGCCGATCTGGGGGAGGATGTGCTCGCGGGCGGCTGCGTGGAGCCCGTGGCCTCGGGCGTAGGTGACGGCGTCTCCCGGCGAGGTGGACTTCGTGCGCTCGACGCCCCCGAGGTGGGCCAGGACCTCCTCACGCGGACAGATCGAGGCCACCCTGGAGGCGCGGATGTAGACCTCCCCCGTGGGCGCCACGGGTTCCCTCGTGGCGAGGGCGGCGAGGGGGAGCTTCAGGGTGACCACGCGAGCCTCGCCATGCGCAGGACCCGGCGGATCCGGTCGAAGAGCCCGGCGGGCCGGTGGAGGAGGGCAGAGGCCACGACCCAGTCGAAGGCCACGACGTGTGCCTCCACTTCGCCCGGAGGGATGCGGAGGTTGCACGCCCGGCAGAGAAACGAGCCGTCTTCGAGGGGGAGGTAGTCCGCCTCGCAGAGGCGGCACACCAGGGCTACGTCGAGGCCCCCACTCGGGGACTCCGAGAGGAGGACGAGGGCCCTGTCCGTAGGCCGGAGGGCCCGCTCGGAGAGGGCGAGGAGGGTGCGGTCGTTGGCGCTCATGGCTCTCGAAGCATGGGGGTGAGGCGCGCGAGGGGAGCGCCGACCCACACCTGGGCGGTCGCCCCGAGGTTCATACCCCAGGTGAGGAGGAAGAGGGGGAGCTTGTCGCCCGCGAGCGCGTGTAGGGCGGAGGCGACCGACGCCCGGAACAGGAACGACCGGCACCCGGGCCGGGGGGCGAGCTCGGCGCCCTCCCAGGCGCTCGGGTCGCGCAGGAGCTCGCCCATCCGGGCCTGGGCGTAGCTCAAGGGAAGGAAGATCCACTCGCGGTCGTCTCCGACGACGGATTCGAGGAGTAGGACCACGACGGGCACCTTGTGGCACCGGGCGGCCCCGGCCGTGACCTTGACGAACCACTCGGACTCCACCCGGATCTCCTGGGTCTCGGTGCGCTTGTGCTCGCCGTGGAGGGTCGGGGTTCGGAAGTCGCCGTCGAGGGTCGGGGAGTCCGGCCCCTTGGCCGCCTTCACCCCGCCCGAGCGCGGGAGCGCGCGCCCCCCGAGGGCCTCCCCCACCCGGCGCTCCTGCTTCTGGGAGCGCTTGAACCGCCGGGTCGACGGGAGCGCCCACTTGGGCGTCGGGGGAGAGTCGGTCATGGCGAGAGCATCACCGCGAAGATCGAGTCGCGGAGCTGGGAGGCGAAGCCGGGGTCCTTGAGGAGCTCCATCTCCAGGGTGGACTTGCCGCGGAAGCTCCTGCCCAGGCAGGTGATGTTCGGGGCCGCGCCCTCCACGAGACCCGCCTGGACGCCGAGGCTGACGAGGACCGGGGCGTCGAGGATCCCCCCCACGGGGGTGTGCTCAGTGGGTCGCTGCGCGAGGACCAGCTCCGCGCTCTCGCCCTTGCCGGGGAAGAGCTTGCTCTTCTCCACCTTGGGCTTGAGGGTGACCGCCAGCGGGTTGTCGTCCTTGTCCTTCTGGTACTCGGGGGCAGAGAACCGGAGCTCGATCGCGGCGGCGAAGCCGGGCCCGTTGCCCGCCGAGGTGGTCTCGGGGTTGCCGAAGACCACGCCCACCTTCATGCGGATCTGGTTGATGAAGATGATCGTCGGCCGCCGCTTCGTCGCGTTGCCAGCCGCGTTCATGTGGCTCACGGTCTTGCGCACGAGGCGGTGGACGAGGCGGGCCTGCGACCCCACGTCCACGTCGGCGGCGGCCTTGTTGAGCTCGGATTGCGGGGTGAGCGCCGCGAGGGAGTCGATGGCGACGAGGTCGACCTCGCCCGAGGCGAGGAGGGCCTCCACCATGTCGCAGGCCTCTTCGCCCGCGCGGAAGGAGGCGTAGACGAGGAGGTCGAGGTCGACCCCGAGCTGGGCGGCCCAGGTCTTGTCGAGGATGCCCTCCATGTTGATGAAGGCACACACGGTGCGGCGCGGCGTCGCGCAACAGGCGGGGGACTCGGAGAAGGGCTGCGAACAGCACGAACAGGTCTTCTGCATGACCCCGATGCAGAGGAGGGCCAGGGTGGTCTTCCCGCTCGACTTCGGCCCGTACCAGTGGTGGATCACCCCCGTGGGGAAGCCCCCGCGCATCACGAGGTCGAAGAGGATGGCGTGCGTCCTGACCCGCGGAACCGCGAGGGCGGTGGAGGCCACCGTGGTGATGGTCCCGTCCTTCGCGAGGGACTTGATGGCCGGGCTCGCGAGGAGCTTCGCCATGCGCTCCTTCACCGAGAGGGGGCCGGTGGGGGCGACCGGGGCCTTGAGGACGGCGTCGAGGGGGAGCTCGGACCCTTCGAGGACCTCGCCTTCGAGGGCATCGGGCTCTTCCGCGGCACCCTTGGGGGGCTTCTTCTGCTTCGCCATGGTCTCTCAGCCTCCGAAGGGGTTGGCGCCGTTGGAGGCGCGGGCGGCGGGCGGGGGCTCCGCCGGGAGGAGCGAGGCGATCTTCTTGGTGCACCACGCGACGGCCCGCTCGTGGGAGGCCTCGATCGCGTCGGCGGTGGCGGAGCACGGGAGCTCGACGCCCACCTCGGCCCTGACGGAGTTGAAGTCGCCCAGGTTCACGGTGCGGGACAGGGACAGGGTCACCTTCGCCGCCGGGGCCCCGGGGTTGTCGATCGGTACAGGGACCAGCCGGTCCCCGAGTGTCTCGCTCATCTTCGTCCTCTTCCAGTAGGTGGTTACCCGCCACCACACGGCGGCGGAGGCGGTCGACCGGATCATGTGTCGGGGGTGGGGTCGGGGGTGACCGGGGGCGGCTCGGAGGCGACGGGCTCGCCCTCGACGAGGGTGGCCGTCAGGAAGCCCGCGGCCTTCCAGTCGGCGTGCACCTTGTCGTGGAACTCCTGGCGGCGCTCCTCCGAGGCCCGGAAGTCGCCGACCTCGCGGAGGCGCTTCACGGCCGCGGCGATCATGGGCTCCGTGTAGAGCCGGTACTGCCGGATGGAGGCCCGCAGGGGGGTCTCGGGGAGCGCGCCGAGCCGGATCCACGACTGCACCGTGACGATCGTCCGGCCGAGGCCCTTGGCGAGGGCCCCCACCAGGAACAGCGGGAGCACCTTCTCGGTCCCGTCGGCGAAGCGGACGGTCTTGGCGAGGTGGTGGACGGCCGCGTGCTGTCGGCCAGTCTCCCGGAGGCGGCCCTCGCGCTCCAGGGTGTCGTAGATGCGCTCCAGAAGGGGCACCGTGTAGAGCCGGTCCCCGCGGGCGGAGCGGGCGTCCGCGCCGGGGATGATCCCCGCTTGCTCCCACGCCCGGAGGCTCTGGATGGAGCGCCGGGTGATGGCGGCGAGGGCGCCGATGGAGAACGCCTTGACCGGGGCCCCGTCGGAGGTGACCGTGGTCTCCTTCCACCGGGGAGTGTTCGTGGTGGCCTTGGCCTTCTCCTCCTCGTTCCGGGCCGCGCGGCGCTGCGCGCGGGTCCTCTTGCGCGAGTCGGCGTTGTGGGCCTGGACGCGCTCGCGGTACTTGGGATCCTCCCCGTACCGCCGCTTCCGGCGGGCGTTCACGTCCGCGCCGTGTTGCGCATACCACTGATTGTAGTCGAACATGGGTCTAATCTAGCATAGGGGGGAGGCGTTGTCAAGAATCACACCACCCCGGACTTCCGGTAGAACTTGTCGCGGGCGTCCGCGGCCCTGGCGCAGAAAGACACGTTCTCGTCCCGGAAGTCGACCACGACTGCCTCTTTCTTCCCCTCGTAGGGGCGGCGGATGCGACCCACGGCCTGCTCCACGTCCGAGGCCGGGGAGACCAGAAAGAGGGTGTCGAGCGGCGGTATGTCGAGGCCCTCGGCCGCGTATTGGAACGTCGCGAAGATGACCTGTTTCCCCTCGGAGACCTCGCGGTCCTCCGAGGTCATCCCCCCCACGTAGCGGCCGGTGGTCGGGAGCGGCCCCCAGTCCCCGGTCCACGCGGCGAGGAGGAGCTGGTCGAGCCGGTCGAGGTGGTCGAGGCGCTCGGAGAGGACGATGACCTTGCGGCCCGCGCGGATCGCGGCCACGAGTTGCTCGACGATGACCCCGTTGCGGGCCGCGTTGGCGAGCATGATCGTGAGGAGCATCACCTTCCCCGCCGGGCCCGACAGGTGGGCGTGCCCGCCCTTGGGGGGCTTGTAGCCGGTCCACACCCGGCGGACGCGGAAGGGGAGCCGCTGCTCCTCGCCCTTGAAGATCACGGGGCCCAGGTGGTCTAGGAAGACCCGCTCGGCGCCGTCCTTCCGGCGAGGGGTAGCCGAGACCCCGAGGCGCCACCGCGCGGGGAACCGGCCGGGGGTGGGGCTCCACGTCGGGGCCGCGATGCGGTGGCATTCGTCCGGGAGGATGAGGCCGGGCCAGTGCAGGAACTCCAGGGGGAAGTCCTTGGAGGCGAGGGTGTGCACCATGCCGATGACGATGTGCTTCCCCTTGAAGTCGAGCTGGTCGCCGCGGGCGATGCCCACCTTGGCCCCGAGGAGGAGGGGCTTGAGGCCCTTCTTCGGGTTGCCGTGGATCCGTTCGAGCCACTGGTCTGCCAGGAACTCCTTGTGCACCACCACGAGGGTCGGGACCTTGAGCTCGGCGATGAGCCGGAGCGAGTAGACCGTATTGTGGATGACCACCCCGGCGTTGACGACGGCGTTCTCCGTCCCCGGCACGGTGAGGTCGTACACGTCCTGAACGCCGAGGTCTTCGAGCGACTTCACCTTCTCCCACACGATGTCGGCGTCAGCGAAGGAGCGGTAGGAGCCGTCGTAGCCACTCGATTTGCAGAGACGAAGGAAGCGGTCCCGGCCGATGTAGGACCCCGCGGCGGCCTTGACCCGAGCCCACACCCCCGTGCGGTCCTGGGCTCGGATCTCGGCGAGCTCCTTCGACCCTACGGGAACCACGTCCCAGTTCGGGTTGGAGGAGACCCCGCGGGCGTGCTGGAGGACTTCGACGCAGGCCGCCTCCTTCCCCGGCACGGGCCCGATGGCTTCGAGGAAGCGGACGAGGTTCGGAGCGTCGGCGATCTGGAGGCGCCACGCGGGATAGAACTTCTTTTCTCCGGTGACCTTGTTCTTGATCGACTTGGGGGCGTAGGTCTTACGGGCGACGATCCCGAAGCGCCGGAGGAGGTACTGAACGTCGTCGATGAAGCCCTCGGAGGCCATGGATAGCTCTACCTTCCGCGGAGCCTTCGCGTAGACATTCCCGTCGGTGTAGACCCACCGAAGGAAGAGTGCGAGCTGGGCGTCTCCGAGGCCGAAGAAGTGAGCAGGGACCCGCTTGGTCTTCGAGAGCCCGCGTAGGTCATGCCGAGCACTCCACGGGATGAGGCCGCAGAGCCCGAGGTAGTAGGCTCCTTGGTCGAACCACTCGCGACCGATCGTGTCGGGGCCCCCGACCTCTATCGCAGCGGCCCGGACCGTGGCGGTCAAGATCGGGTCCCCCTTGCAGTAGATGGTGGACGTGTGGTTGGTCGATCCGTCCATCAAGAGCGCCGCGGAAAGGAGTACCTCGGCGTCGGTGAGGGAGGGGGCCCCCTCGGGTGCCGGGACGGAGCGCGCGGTTGCCACGAGCTCACCTACCCGAAGGGAGGAGAGGGCCTTGTAGCCCGAGGCCGTGAGCACCGGGTGATCTTCACTCCCCCCGAAGTTCTGGCCCGAGGCCAGGACCATGCGGAGACACGGCTTCTTCCCGGCGTACCACACCCGCTCGACGGACCGATGTTCGATCCGCCCCTCGGGGGTGAGCGAGGGGACGACCACGGGCCGACCAACCGAGGCCCCCATCGTCTCTCTCCTCCCCGTGGTGGAGTCGACGAAGGAGGTCGAGGAGACGGCGCACTTCCCCCACCCCGGGGCGGCCCGGACGATGCCCCCGAGCACGCCGCCGCGGAAGGCCGTCGTGACCTCGTCGAGGGCGCGCTGTTGCTCCGGGCGGAGGGTGACCTCGGGGTTCCAGGTAAGCCCCTCGGGCCACGCCGCGCCGGGGCGGCATCGGAACTCGACCTCGTGGTGGGGTTGGCGGCGGGCGAGGTAGTAGGCGCGCGCCATCCCGAACCACTCGGCGTTCTCCTGGTAGAGGAGGATCGGGGCCGGGGCGTCGCCGTAGGGGCCCGCCTTGGGGATGAGGGTGAGGTTCCGGCGCAGGGCCTCAAGCTGGACCTCGGCGAGGTCGCTCTTCCTGACCCACGCCATCGAGTCGACGATGACCTTCGTGGGGGTCGGGCTCGTCACGGGAGGAGTCGGCCCTGGTCCTTGGCGAGCTCGGCGGCGCGCTGGAACTCGCACTCAGCCTGGAGGGCGTCGAGGTAGCTGTCGGGGATGGAGGACTCCTGGGCCGTCCTCCAGGTGTAGGAGATGACCCGGCGGTGGCCCCCGTCGTCCTCCACGGACGCGCGGATGGCGCAGGGGCGGTCGAGGTAGAGGGCGGCGGCGAGGAGCTTCATCGGCGGGCCCAGCGGGTCATCCCCCGCGCGCGGCGGTGACGGCCGCCGCGGTCGAGCGGACGGTGGCCTGGAAGAGGGTGTCCTTGATCCGCTGCGCGTTGGGGAGCTCGGTGTAGGGGACGAGGTTCGGGTGGGTCTTGAGCTCGGGGTCCTTGACCGGCCCGAGCGTCCACCCTTCGGCGAGGAGGGCCTCCATCCACTTCCGGTGCGAGTCCTCCTCGCTTCCGCCTGCCAGAGTGTGGCGGGCCCCCTCCACCGCCGCGCCCTTCTGCCCTTCGGTGAGGTCGTCGAACGCGGGGGAGAGCGTGTCGCCGATCGCGCGGTTGTACACGTTGTTCACCTCGTGGGCGGCGCGGGCGCACGCCTCTTCGAGGCTCATCACGGGCGGAGTCGAGGGCGGGGTCGTCATGGGGTGGCCTCCAGGTGGAATCAAGGGTCCGTCAGGGCGTCAGCCCCCGGAGTCACATGACTCGCGGGGGCGAATGGGAAGCCGGTGGGTTGCGGGGGCGGGTCAGAAGGGGACGGTGTCGTCGGCGCGGCCGGTGCCGCCGCCCTGCGGCTCGGCGTCGGGCTTGTCCTTGGACTTGTCGCCCTGGAACGCCGAGGAGGTCGCGCCCGCGAGGAGGATGCGGGTCTCCTTCGGGCTCTTCGGCGCGTAGATCGAGGGGAAGTTGAAGAGCGGGAGCCGCCCGAGCATGAGCTTCCCCGTCTCCCTGTCCTTGAGGGCGTCGAGGTCGAAGGTGTGGTTGAGCGCCTCGTACTTCTCCGGGTTCTCGGCGGCCTCGCGCAGGAGCGACCCGATCGACTTGCCCTTGTACTCGGCGAGCTTGTACATGACGCCCCAGAGCCGCTCGTCGAGGTACTTCACCTTCTCGGACCCGACGACCCAGTCGACGCACTTCACCGCGTCCCCGGCCCGCGCGGACTTGTCCGTCGAGCGCGAGAACCGGATGCGGCGGCCGATGAGCGAGCCCTCGTCGGCGAGCTCCTTCTCCAGCAGGGAGGCGAGGCCCACCTTGGCGAGGAGCACGGTGTAGAAGTTCTTGACCCGCGGCTTCTTCGGGTCGGTGGGCTGGTAGCCGTCGAGGTCGATCGCGGGGTAGGCCGCGTAGCGGTTGAGGCTCCGGGTGTTCCCGAGGATCTCGCAGCACGAGGGCTCGTCGAAGATGCCCGCGTGGCACGTCACGATCTCCCGCTCATCGCCCTGCTTGTACTCGTGGGCGTCGAATACGAAGGGCTTGTCGTCGAGGAGGAGGAGGTGGCCCGAGCTGTCGGGCTTGAGCCAGAAGGTGCGGGGCTTGCCCGAGGCCGCGATGCGGACGCGCTCCTCGCGGACGCCCTGGTAGCCGGTGGAGTACCAGGGCTTGGCGGGGGCGGGGGCGGCGGGGGAGCCCTCGCCGGGGGTCTTGTTGTCGGCGTTCATGGTCCCCTCTCAGAACGGCGTGGTGGGGTCGGCGGCGTAGCCACCGGCCAGGGTGGGGGGCACGGGAGCGCTCGAAGGGGCCGCGGGAGCCTCGGCCTGGGCGGCGGGCTCGGGGGCGAGGGGGCCCGTGACGGCCTGGGCGGGGGCCGCCTCCAGCGGCGGGGGCTGCACGGGGGCCGCCTCGGGCGGCGCGGTCTCACCCGCGGGGGCGTTGTCCCCCTCGGCGGGCTTGGAGGCCTTGGGCTTGGGGCCGGGCTTCTGCTTGCCCACCGGGGTCCCGGGCGGCGCGGTGGAGACAGGGGCCTTCTCCTCGTCCGAGAGCTTGATCTTGTCGATCATGCCGTGGACGACCTTGTCGCAGAGGCCGCAGAGGTCCCGGAAGCGGACGACCTCGACCCCGCCGATGGTGATGACCACGTCGTGGTTGGCGGCGGATTCGGTCCCCTCCGTCCCCCCCGCGACGTGCTGATCGTACACCTTCGTGCACCGATCACAGATGATGGTTTCGACGATCCTACGTGCCATGAGGCTCTCGCTCTCCTTCAGGCAACGACACGTTGCCGTTCTGTGGCATCGCCACGGAATGTAATCTAGGACATTCCTGGCGGGCGGTCAACGACCGAAACTACCGGCGGATGAGGTTCGGCGGACCCAGCAACTCGGCCGCGGCATCCTGCGTGAGCTCGTCAGCGTCGATCCCCGGGAGGACGCGGTTCGAGGTAGGGACGTAGGGGCCGATGAGGGAGAGGATCGAGGCCGCCATCTTCTGCCCGGCCGAGTCCACCTCGGAGACGATCACGACCTCGGTCGCCCACGCCAGGACCTTCCGGGCTTGGTGGTCCGAGAGGTAGCTCCCCATCACCCCGAGGGCGTTGTAGCCCCACTGTCGCAGCCCGACGGTGTCGAACTGCCCCTCGACGAGGTGCACCCGGCACCCGCGCTGAACCCGGTCCTCGCCGAAGAGGAAGTAGTCCCGCTTGAAGCCCGGGGTGTGGAGGTACTTCGGGGGCCTGAACCGGCGGCACCGGGGGCACCTCCACCGCTTCTTCGGGAGCTTCGAGGGGTCGGTCTCGTGGGGGATCTCGACTTCAACGTAGGGGCATTCACAGCCGTGGCAGTTGGCGTCGTCCCCGAGGCGACCGGCGATCCCGACCACCCGCTTGCGGTCGTCCCGGGTGGGGATCGCGATTCGTCCTGACCCGGGGTGCCACCGGATCTGCCAGTCCTCGTACGACCGCGGGAGGATCGTGCGCTTGCGGATGACCTTGAGGGCGAGGACCTCCTCGGGGAGCTTCATAAAGTGCCAGAGGTCGGACTCCTCGATGACCGGGACCTCGGGGGTGGTGAGGAGCTCGGTCAGGGGCCTCACCTCCGCCACCCGGCGCGGAGGCGGCCGGTCGACGGCTCGCTCCGCCCGAGCCTTGACCTCCGGGAGGGCGCTCACCGCCTGCGTGCGGAGGAAGCGGGAGACGGCCGCCGCCTCCTTCATCGCGCCAAAGGCGGCAAAGACCATGGGCATCCGGCGGATCGGGCCGTGTTGCTTGCACGCGAGGCATCGGTACCCGCCCCCCGCCGGGTCAGACAGGACCCCGAAGGAGGGCGAGGAGTCCACCGACCCGTCATGCGTCCACCGGGCGAAGGGGCACGTCGAAACGACCCACCCCGAGCTCTTCGCGCGGACGCGGTCGCACCCCAGGGATCGAAGCAGTTTCGTCAGGTCTTCCGGTGACACGTTGCTAGGTATCTAGCACATACTTCCCGGATTGGTCATAGCTCCACGTCGGTGCGCCTGACGGTCTCTTCGAGGGCGTGTAGCTGGGCCTCAGTCTGCGGGCCCCGGTCCACGCCGGACACGTCCGCCTCCGAAGAGGGGCTCCCGTGGCCGTAGAGCGCGTCGAAGAGCCGCGTCTTGCCCGCGTAGGTGTGGCGGAGGTGCTTGCCGTTCATCGCGTGGCCCTTGGCGGTCAGGGCGGGAGGGTTGTCCCCGTTCACGGTGACGATGCCGTACGAGACGCACCGGCCGAGGGCCATGGCAAAGGCCTTCGCCATGGCTGCGCGCGCCTCTTCGAGGGAGGTCCGGCCGGGGGACTCCTTCAGGTAGATCGAGGCCGCCATGTGCTTGAGGATCGGGGGGACTTCCACGACCTCGGGGGTACCTTGAGCCCGCGACGGGGGTCAAGGGGTCCGGTCAGAAGGGCACGTCCCCGACCGGGTCGATCGGCGCGGCGGCGAAGGCCGCGAAGGGGTCGCCGTCGATCGGGGCCGAGGGCCCCGACACCCCCGGAGCCACATGGCTCGCGGGATGGAGCTTCGGGTCGAAGTCCCCGGGGGCGTCGGCGTCGGGGGTCTGCTCGGTGAAGTCCATGGCCTCGAAGTCGAAGTTGACCGTGAGGGTCTCCCCGAGCGGGCCCTCGCGGTTCTTGAGGAGCTTGAGCTGGGCCACCCGGTCCCGGCGCATGTCCTTGGTCTGAACGAGGCCCGCCACGACGGACGAGACCCACACCGCGGAGTCGGTCTGCGCGATGCGCTCCTGGGACTGGGTCTTGGCGTCGTCGGCCTTGACCTCGCGGTTGTACTGCGTGGTGAGGAGCTGGCCCGCCCCGTAGCGCTTCCCGATCCGCTTGATCTGGTTGTAGACCGCGGCGGCCTTCTCCACCGGGCTCTTCCCGGGCGCCTGGAGGAGGTAGGCCCCGTCGCCGACCACGAGGAGCTTCTTCTTCGGGTCAGAGGGCCGCGCCTTGTCGACGGCGGCCTCGTAGGCGTCGATCGAGAAGTCGAAGTCGCCCCCCACGCCCATGATCTCCCCGCCCTCGAAGGCGGCGTCGACCTCGGCGAAGAAGCGCGTCTCGATGTGCTCCGGCAGGGAGCCTTCGTTGAACTTCCCGTAGGGGAGCTGGAGGCGGGCGGCCACGGCCCGGTGCACGATCTCGATGAGGCCCATCTCCGTGGTCACCACGAGCACGCGATACCCGGCGAGCCACGCGCCTATCGCGACCGCCAGGGCCATCCACGTCTTGCCGACGCCGGAGCGGGCGACGACGAGCCACACCTGTTCGGGGTAGATCCCGTAGGTGAGCTTGTTGACCGACGGCCACGGGGTCTGGATGCCACGCTCGCCCGCCTTCCGGCGGAGGTAGCGGGCCTTGACCTCGGCGAGGTGGTCCGAGAACGGCGAGAGGAGGATGGGGCTCGCGTCCCGGTCTCGCTCCCGAACCCAGGCCCTCATCTCCTCGAAGGCCTTGCGGGGGTTGCGGTGTTCGAGGTCCCCGGCCCACCCGGAGAGGCGACCGGCCATCTCGCGGTGGAGGTCCCGGGAGAGGGCCTCGGCGACCCAGAAGGAGGGGGTCCCCTCGGGCGGGTCCTCGGGGGTCACGAGCCCGAGCGTGGCGGCGATCTGGTCCCGCCCGGGGAGAGACCCGTACTCCTTCAGGTGCGACTCCGCGAAGAGGAAGATGGCCCGGCCGTCCCCCTCCAGACGGTCCGAGTTGAGCCCGCGGGCCACGGCTTCGAGGTAGCTCGCGCGGGGGTTCTTGGAGCGGAGGATCGAGAGCACCACGGCGAGGTCGAGGTCGACCCCGGCGAGTGCGGACGGGCCCGGAGAAGCCCCGAAGGGGTTGGGGCCGTCGTCGAGGTCCGAGTCGTCCTCGACGCCGAAGGGGTTGTCGCTCATCGCTTCACCGACTGGGAGGTGGGGGGCATCGTGGATTTCGGCGGGGGGCCGAGGAGGGCCTCCCCCGCGAGCTTGAGGGTCACGGCGGACAGGTCAGGGCCCACCACGGGGACCGGGACGAGGCGGCCGAGGGGGAGGAGTCCTCGCCACGCCCCCGAGGCAAGCTCCGAGCTCCCGATCCGGGTGGTGACGATGGTGGGCCGCCCGAGGGAGGCCCTGGAGGAGAGGAGCTCCTCGATCGGGCGCTTCCCCCAGGCCACGTCCTGCCCGTCGAGCTCCGTGAGGTTGTCGAGGACGAGGAGGTCGACCGTCCTGGCACGCTCGCCGTAGAGCTGCTCCCCGTCGAAGGGCACCTTGCCGCGGGTGAACTCCCTGAAGTCCCACGCCGTGAGGAAGAGCCCCGAGTAGCCCCGGGGCCGGAGCTCGCGGAGGAGGATGGACGCCAGGGAGGTCTTGCCGACCCCCTGGGGGCCGAGGAAGACGATCCCGACCCCCTTGGGGGCCAGGGCGTCGACCTTGGCGGCGTACGACCGCAGGGCCGCCACGGCGGGCCCGGGGAGGCCGTCCGCCCGGACCCGCCAGAGGGACTCGGGGAGGCACATGCGTTCGAGGTCGCCCCGTTCCAGGGGGCGTGGCTTGACGACGGGCTTCATGCGCTCGTTCCCTTCCACCGATGGATCATCGCCTCGGGGACCGCCTCGTAGGGGTGCTCGGCGACCCAGCGGTCGATCTCTTCCTTGGCCGCGGCACTCCGGGCGTGGAGCTGGGCCTCCGTGACGAACGTGGTGTGCATCCGGGCGATGAGCGGCACGGAGGGCACCTTCGCGGTCCCCTTGAAAATCCGGGTGTTGATGGCCCCCCACTCCCGGAGGACGTAGGCGAGGGTGTCGGAGAGGACCTCGACGGCGTAGCGCCCGAGGAGTTGCTTGATCTGGACCTTGTCCGCGACCGACCACCCCCCGACCACCACGCCGGGGAAGAGCTCGGAGAGCTTCTCGATCCACACCCCCTCCAGCTTGGCGATGTCGGCCGTGACTTTCTTGCTGTCGGAGCCCTGGCCCTTTCGGGACGCCGTCATCCGCTCCGCCTTCGAGTCCTCCCGGAGGTGATGCGTGGCGGCGGCCTTGGACGCCTCCGCGAACTCCTGCCGCTTCCGGGTGAGGTCCGGGAGGATCGTGGGCTTGCGGCGGCTCGCGGTCGCGGCGCCAGTGGGAGGCGTGCCTCCCTTCGCACCATCGGCGGCCTCCTCTTCGCTCTCGTCGAGCGGAGCGAGACGAGCCGGAGGGGTTACGGGGGGAACCGGGAGACCCCCGGAGGGATCGGACTCCCCCGAGGAGGGGGAGGTGGTCTGTCCCGGAGGGACCCCTCCCCCGGGCTCGGAGGGGGTCGAAGACCCCCGAGAACCCGAGGGGTTTAGGGGGTTCTCAGCATTAGGGGGAGGGTACGAAGTACCCTCCCTGTTCCCGTTGGCGGATTTCCGCCAGGGGGGGTGGCGGATTTCCGCCAGGGGGGGTGGCGGATTTCCGCCAGGGGGGGTGGCAGGGGCGATCGAGTTCTCTCCGCGGTATTCGACCGACACCTCCCCCTTGTCGTCGAGGATCGGGAGAAGGAACGCCCGACAGAGGGATGCCCGTTCGGCGGCGGGGAGGGCGTAGAGGGAGGCGCTGGGGCCGTGCTTGCTCTTGGCCTCCGCTTCGAGGTCGTCGAGGAGGAGCCGCCCCATGGCATCGGCGTAGAAGCCCTCGTAGCGGTTCCCCATCCCGTCCCGGGTCATCTCCCCGAGGACGTAGGCGGTCTCCCCGCCGCGGCTCTGGACCGTGCGGACCCACCCGAGTCGCTTCAGCGCGAGGAGGTTGTCCGATACCGTCTTGGGCCGTTCGTATCCGAGGAGCGCCGCGAGGGTCGATTGGCTCGCCGAGGACACCACGTAGCCCTCCGCCCGGAGCGCGGCCACGAGGGGCTTCTGGGGGCTGTCCGAGCGCCACACGAAGCGCCGGAGGAGGTCGTAGACGAGGACGGCCGCGTGTGGAAGGGCCGCGAGGATGCCCGAGTCGTAGAAGTTGTAGTCGTGCCGGATGTAGAACTCGCCGCGCTCGGTCTGCATGTCCCTCGTGCTCTCCCGTGGTGGTTCGCCCCGGAGCCATGTGGCTCCGAACAGCCCCGTCCGTATACTCGACCCGCTACGCCCGTGGACAGGGGGCGCGGTCGCGCAGAATATTCGCGGTGGTGGCTCGGGTACGAACGTCCGCTAGCTGACCGCCGTTCGATCGTATCTATACGACAAAACGGGAGTTGTCAACGACGGGTAGAGGAATCGAGGGAGGGCGGCTAGGACTGCCGGGGGACGGGGTGCGCGGCGGGCATGGGGTGGACCTTGGTCCCGAAGTGCGCACAGGAGCGCGCCGATGGGCCGCTCCAGTTGCATACGGTCTCGCCGCCCCCACGCCCGGGGCACACGCACGTACCGGCCGAGTCCCGGGGGCTGAACCCGGTGAGGTACCGGCGCTCGTGGAAGCGGCAGGGGTGGATCTGGTCCGTGGAGGACGAGGAGAGGGCGGCCTGGGGGGTCCCCCCGAGGATCCGCGAGTGCGCCTCGACGGCGGCCGAGGGGACGGGCGGGGCGGCGGCCGAGGGGCTCGCGGGCGGGAGACCGAAGATGGGGCTCCCGTCGCCCTCCTCGTCCGCCCGCGCCATCTCGTCGAGGGCGAGGTCGACCTCGTCGAGGCGCTGCACCCGGTCGAGCTCCTGGTAGGCGGCCTCGATCGCAGGGGGGCTCGGGGCACTGGCGGCGCTGGCGGCGGCCCGGAGGTCAGGGGGAAGGGAGGCGAGGAGGTTCAGCTTGACCCACTCGTCGAAGGGCACGGGGACGCGGTCGGCGGCCTCGTGGCACAGGGCGAGCTCGGTGGGGGTCATCCGGTCGAGGGGGGTTGTCATCGTGAAGCGGATCCAGTGGCCGCGAAGGGCGCGTAGGAGGTTGGGCATGGGAGGGAGCCTAGAGCATCTTGAGCCACACGTTGGCGTCCGCAGCCTTGAGCCCGGCCTTCTTCTCGGCCGCCTCGATGTCGGGGAGGAGGACCCGCACGTCGTGGAGGTGGTCGGAGCGTAGCTGGCAGTGGGTCTCCATCGTGCAGCCGGTGCACGTATCTCGGCCCATCCGCTCCTGGCAGGCCCGGAGCTTTCGCTCGCGCACGAGGATGGGGAAGCGGGGCGAGGTCCGCGGGGTCCCGTCGACCTCCACGTCGGTCTCGATCCTGGCCGAGAAGTCCATCACGAGGGCTCGGGGGCGGGCTCGACGGCCGTCGCCGGGGCGGACACCTTCCGCATCCGGCGGTTGTGGCTCCGGGTGATCCCCTTGAGCTCCTGAAGCAGCGGCACACCTCCGATGCGGCTCATCAGGCAGGACTCGTGAACCACCCCCCACGCCTTGGCGTCCCGCACACCGCCGCGGGGACCTAGCGAGTAGAGCTTGATCTCCGCCAGCGGGGTCTCCGGGAGGTTCTCCTTCCCGCAGAGGGGGCATCGGTCGGTCTTGTGCGTGCTCATGCCCGGAAACGTACTACGCCCCCGGGATCCCGCGCAAGATGGCCCGCCTATCTAGCACGTCACGAGGCTCAGAGGAGACGGAGCGCCAGTGCGTTGAGGGTGATGTGGAGCGTGTTGTCGGCCAGGATAAGAAGCCATGTGGCGAGGAAGTCGGGCTTGTCTTTCGGGTACCCGGTGGGGCACTCCGAGAGGGGCTTCGGGCGTTCGAGGGGGGCTGTGAGCCACTCCTTCCCCCACACGAGGTACCGCGCGAGCCGGTAGCGGTCGATCACGGCGTGGCTCCCGACGAGGACCGCCCAGGCGGCGAGGGTCGGGCGCAGGAAGAGGAAGGGGAGCCCGTAGAAGAGCGCGTGGAGGAGCGCGATCGGGAGGCTCGTGGTCTTGCGCTTCGCCATGGTGTCGGTCTGGAGGATGTAGTCCCCCCAGAGGTGCGCGAGGAGCTGGGATCCGGTGACGAGGGTCGTGAAGTCGATCATGGGTCCTTGGTCGTGGGGCAGAGGGGGTCGGCGGAGACCTCGCCGATCCCGGGGGCGTAGTAGCGGAAGGTCTCCCCGCGGCGGACGAGGACGCCGCACCTCCGGCACCACCCGATCCCCCACGGCAGGGACACGAGCTCGTGCCGGGCCCCGTGTTGCCCGTGTGTCACGAGGGGGGTCGTCTTCACCGGGAGGCCGCGGACAGCCTCGTCGGCGTCGAGGATCCGGCGGAGGTCAGGGTGGTTGGAGTCGTCGCTCGGGCACGCGAGCTCGTCCCGGAGGTAGTTCAGGCGAGCGACCATCCCGCCCCGGGTCTGAACCGGGTTCCCCTCGGCGTCCTCGGTCATCCCCCACTCAGCGATCTCCTTCAGGCGGTCGAGGACGTGCGACCGGAGGGCCCCCTCGGTCGAGTGCTCGGGGTCCTCCGTCGGGGCGGGTCCGGTCATGGCCCTCAGGGCGTCGGAGACCTCGTCGGGGATCGAGGGGTCGTGGAGATAGAGCACCCGTTCGAGGGCCTGGAACAGGGTCCTGTCGGACCGGATGCGGTCCTGCCATCGGGTGAGCTCCGCTCGGTGTATCCACGCCCGGAGGCGCCCGTTGTCGGGCTCTGACTCGATGGCTTCGAGGAGGTCCGCCTCTGAAACCCGCTCCGGGACGGGGTCCGGGTTGGGTTCCGGGTCCGGCTCGGAGGCCTCGGGTCGGAGGAAGGCGAGGACCTCTTCGACCACGTCGGGTCGGTGCAAGAGCACCACCCTGGAGAAGGCCTGGGCGTAGACGGGGCTCCGGTTGATCGCCTCCCTCCATCGGGTGAGCTCTTCCTGGCGGACCCACTCCATCGCCTCGTCGGGGGAGAGCCCTCGCTCGAAGGCCGCACGTAGGTCGGCGGGGGTGACCCTGTCGGGCGGGGCCACCTACTCGGCCCCCGGGCGGGTCTTCTCGGGCACGGGGAGCCCAAGGTGTTCGAGGACGGCGCACAGGTCGTCCCACGCCTCCCACCGGGCCTTGCCCCCGTCCTCGGCGTCTCGCCGAAGGATGTAGGCCGGGTGCCACGAGACGCGCACCGGGGTCGCCCCGAACTTGTGCCACCTCCCCCGCATGTAGTGGACCGACTCGTCGGAGCCGGTGAGCCGCATCGCCGCGGTCTTGCCGAGGGCGAGGATGGCCTTGGGGTTGACCGCCCGAAGCTGGCCTTCGAGGAAGGGCTTGCAGGCGTCGAGCTCGGCCGCCGTGGGGGTTCGGTTCCCGTCCGGGCGGCAGAGGACCGCGTTGGTGATGAACACGTCTGCCCGGCGGACCCCGGCCGCGGCGAGCATCCGCGTGAGGAGGGCTCCTGAGCGGCCGACGAAGGGCTCCCCCTGGTCGTCCTCGCTCGCCCCCGGGCCCTCGCCCACGATCGCGAGCTTGGGGCGGTCGTGCGGGCCGACCCCGAACACCACCCGAGTCCGGCTCTCGCAGAGGGCGCATAGCTGGCACCCGGTCGCCTTGGCCTTGAGCTTTTCGAGGGCCACGAGCCCGGTCGGGCCATCGAAGTCCGGCCGGGCGAGGAGGAGTTGTTGACCGGGCAGGACCGGCACTTTGGCGCGACGCACGGCCGCAACCTAGCGCATGGGACGGACGGGGTCTAGCGGTAGTCGCGGCCGTTGTAGACGCGGGGCCGGTCGTCGACCGGGTCGACCACCGGCATCGTGTTGACCCGCTCGACGATCGCGCGGCGGCGGTCGGGGTCCCTCTCGCCGTGGTTCCGGGTGTCACGGAAGACTTCGAGCTCGGAGTTGTCGAGCCCCTCGGAGGTGAACTTCACCGGGCCGAAGGGGTCGGGGATGCCCGAGAGGGCCCGGAGCTCGGCCATGCTCACGCCGAAGACGTTGTCCTGGTCGGCGTTCTCGCGGAGCTCCTCGATCGAGGTCTCGCCGGAGGGGAGCCCGCGGAGGTCGTCCGCCACCCGGACGATCCCCTGCTCGTCTTCGTGCATCTTGTCGCGGAAGGAGCCCTGAGCGCCGAGGCCCACGGCGCCGAGGGCCTTGGCGGTTCCCGTCCTGCGGAGTCGATCGAGTCGGTCGTTCATGGGGTCTACGATAACCCCTCGGGCGGCTCAGAGTCGAGGCGTCGCCGCACGAAGGAGGTCAGGGGCCGATTGTTCGAGGGACTCCCTCGACGCGATCGGGTGGACCGTGGGGGTCTTCGGGCAGGTGGAGCACCGGGTCTGAGGCTGGGGGGACAGGCTCACCCGGGCGCAACAGGCCGCGAGGTAGATCACAGCGCCGGGGGCGGAGGCGATGATGCCGTCGTAGAGGCGGAGGAGCGTCCCGACGCGCGCGAGGAGGACCTCTTCGGTCGGGGACTCGGCCTGGGCGGGGAGGTCCATCACGGGGCCCCCGCGGGAGCCACATGGCTCGCAGGCTTCGGGCACCGCTCGGGGTCGAGGATGAAGACGCGGCTCCGGTCCGGGGTCCAGGTGCAGACGCCGGTCTGCTTCCACCAGTCCTTGAGGTAGTCCCCGAGGACCTCGCGCTGGCCCGGCCCGATGTGGGCGGCGGCCTCCGAGTGATGCTCCGCGAGGGCCTCTTCGATGTAGCGGTCGGCGTCCACCTCGTCCTCCGGGCGCTTCTGGTCGCAGGGGTAGACGTAAGGGGGGAGGGGTGCCTTGAGGTCGGCGCAGTAGTCCCGGAGCTCGGCGAGGGAGGCGTAGAAGCCCTCGCCCATGGAACCCTCGTTCGCCAGGGCGCCCTGACGAAGTTGCGAGGGGATGTAGACCGGAGCGGAGGCGGCCTCGGCGTCGTGGGCGAGGGCCGTGGCCTTGAGGAAGGTCTCCGCCTCGTGCCTCGCGCTCGGGATGGGGGAGCACCCGTGGCATACCGACCAGGGGTTGTTGACGGGGTTGTTGCAGCCCGAGTTCATGCACGGGGCGCCGCAGCATCGGCCCTTCGGGGGCTCGTGCCCGAGCTTGTAGAAGCTCCCGCACTTGTTGCACACCCGCCCGATGAGCTGCTCGCCGAAGGCCGAGGGCTTGTAGACGCCCGTCAGGTGCTCCTCGGCCGCGATGCGCTTCCGGTCTTCGGCCTCCCACAGGACCCCGAAGAGGTGAGCGAGCTCGCCCGGCGGAGGGCCGCCGTACTCCGGGCCCGCGGTGTTGGCGGTGCAGTCGGTCTTGGCGCGAAGGGCGGCGACCTCGGGCTCGGAGACGTGGCTCTGGCGGAGGTCGATGGGACGGGCGCCGGGGTCGCAGAGGACGAGGGTCGCTCCCCAGGACCGGGCGGCCTCGTACTCGTGATCGAAGCGGCCGTCGGAGAGGACGATGCCCTTCGGTGGGCGGCCGTTGAGGGCCGATACGTTGACCGGGTAGAGGCGCTTCGCCATCTCGGGCCCCCCGTCGCGGAGGGCCAACACCTTGCGCTCCGTGGTCTTGACCCAGAGGAGCCGGTCGACCTTCTCCTGCCCCCACTCGGTGCCGACCACCTGGAGGAGCCGTCGGAGGGTGATCGTGTCGGGCTCGAAGGCGAGGACCCGGTCGAGCTGGTTCGCGAGGAGGACCGCCCCGAGCTCCACCCCCGTCTCCCCGAGCTCGTACTCGAAGAGGTGGTCGATCGCGATGACCATGCGCCGCACGTTCCCGCGGAGCGGGGTCAGGTCGACCCTGTAGGCATCCCGGCCCGCCGAGGGCCCTGCGAGCACGTCCACGGGGAGGGTCGGGATGAGCTGCTTCACGAAGCGCTTGAGGGGGTCGGCGAAGGCGAGCTCGAACCAGCCGCAGAGGACGAGGGAGGCGGCCAGGGTGCTCTTGCCGGACCCCTTGGGGCCGCAGAGGAGGACGATCGGGGGGGCGACGGGGGCGAGGCTCATGGGGGGTCCTTGGGGTAGGTGACTTCGACGATCCGCTCGACGGGGAGGGTGGCGCTGCCCGCGAGGTAGGCGACCCCCGCCCGGGGTTCGACGGTGAAGGTGGATCTGTAGAGGGTGTCGTAGGGAGGCGAGAAGTCGAGGGACGCGACCGACCATCCGGCGGTCCCGTCGGCCTTCGTCGCGAGGAAGCGGTAGGGCTCCGGGCGGGCGGTGGTGTAGAGCTCGAAGGCTCGGGTGGGTTCGAGGGGCGTCACCGCCACGGAGGGGACCCCCTCGACCCACCGAGGGGGGACCTGGGTCGTCCAGGCGTAGCGCGAAGTCTCCCCGGCGCGGCGGAGGCCGTACAAGGCGCCGCCCGTGAGGACGACCTCCAAGGCCGAGGCGGCGTCGAGGGTGTGGGCGACGGGGGTCCAAACGCCCTTTCGGGGGTTCCACGCCCCCGGCTCCCACCGGAGCACCTCGTAGCGGGCCTCCCACTGTTTGGGCCACAGCCCAGGGAGCCGTTCGAGGAGGAGGGCTGCCGCCTTGCGCTTCGCGGTGAGGACCGAGCGACAGTAGTCGGTCAGAACGGGGCCGCCGAGGGCTCGGAGGTCGAGGGAGAAGGAGCGGGGGTCGTTCCGGGTGTCAGGCGGGGCCGTCGTCAGGTACAGGGGGTTCCATCGGCGGGTGGAGTGCACCCGGAGGACGGCCCCGGTGACGGAGTAGAACTCCCACCGCTTCGAGCCGTCGTCGGCCACGGACGGGCACCGCTCGACCCACTCGACGAGGGGCCCCCTCACGCCGCCGTCCGGGGCCGCGAGAGGTGGAGGGGGATTCGCGCGGGGTCCTCAGGGTCCGCCGTGACTTCGCACGCTATCGGCGGGGTCTTGGGCCAGAGGTCGTTCGGGGCCCCCGCGACCTCGGAAGCCACGACCGCGCGCGGAGGGTCCTTCCCCTCGAACGGCGCGAGGGCCTCTCGAACTCGACGTGTGACCTCATCCATCGTAGGTGCGTGGTTCATGGCGGGCAATCTAGCACATGATTAGCCGCCGTCAACTTTCGGGCCGTGGGGGGCGTGCGGCTCCGTCTCTTGGAAGAAGGCGAGGCCCGTGGGGGTGATGTAGAGAAATCGCCAGTTGTCCTCGGCCAGAGCGTCGAGGTAGGCCTGGGCCATCTCCTGGGTCCCGCGGGGCGGAAGGAGCGGGTGGAGCTTCGTGTCGAGGAGGGTGCGGGGGGCGCTCATGGCCCGGGGTCTACCACGGGCTCGCGGCGCGGGGGGAGGGGTTCAGAAGGAGGGGGTCGGGGCCGCGTCGTCGGGCGTCGCGGGCGACGGGTCGACCTTCTCGGCGGGCGCCTGGGGCTCGTCCCACGCCCCGGCGAGGGGGGCCTCGTAGGAGACGGGCTTCGTGCTCACAGCGCCGTTGCCGCCCGTGCGGTTGAGCTCCTTGTTGACCCCCTCGTTGATGAGCTCGCCCACGCGGGCCGGGGGGAAGCCCGCGTCCATCGCCACGCCCGTCCCGAGCCGGACGAGGACCACGGCCACGTCCTCCATCGCGTCGAGGGTCGCCGGGATGCCCGCGGCGCGCAGGGCCTTGCGGATGACCGCCGCGAGGTCGGTCTGGAGGGAGACGCGGCGCGCGCGCCGGAGGGTGCGCGGGTGGGTCGAAGGCTCGGGCGGCGGCTCGGGCATGGGCCCGGGGTCGACGGGCATCGGGTCGGTCTGGAGGACCTCGACGGGGTCGGCCGCGTTGGCGGAGTCGGTCGCGGGTTGCTCGGCGGTGTGCATGGTGGTTGTGCTCCGGGTGCGAGGTGTGTGGCGGCTCATTCACCGCCGATCGCCCTCGCAACCTAGTAGATGGCGGTCGGGTTGTCAACTACGGCGACGGTCGCCGCGGTCTGCGGGTGGAGGTATCGCCGGAGGGCGCCGACGTGGACCGCGAGGAGGGAGAGCTCCCAGGCGTCGTACCCGGCGGCGCGGGCTACCGCGAGGAGGGTCTCGGTCTCGTCGAGAAGGGCTGTAGAGGGGAACGGGGTCCCCCAGAAGTCGCGCACGTCGGCGGTCGCGATGCGGGTGGTGTGGCGGGCCCCGAAGCGCGCCCTGGCGGCCACCATGCGGTCCAGGCGGGTTCGCTCCGCGGCGCTCAGGGTCCTCGGCGGGGCCACCGCCGGGGCGAGCTCGGGGATGGGCTCAGTGGCGGTCAGGGCGGGCTCAGTGACGGGCTCAGTGGCGTCAGGTTCGGGCGCCGGAGTCACATGGCTCCCGACCTCGGCCGCTTCGCGCGCCGCGCGCGCCCGCTCGCCGGGTCCTAGCCGGTAGCGGCCCTCGGAAGGGCGGTCGAGGGTGCCGTCCTGAAACAGCTTGGTGAGGATGGCGTCGACCCGCTTCGAGTCCGGGTGGGGAGAGGCCCCGAGGCGGAACGTGTCGGGGGCGATCTCGAAGGCCTTGAGGACCACGTCCACCCGCCCAGCCGTGGCCTCGGGGTCGTCGGACGTGAGGAGGGCAACGGCGTCCACGACGCGCCGCCCCGCGTTGGTAGGGTTCATCGCCCTACCATGCCGCGGTACGGCGGCCGTGGCTAGAGCCGTCTTCAGGGGTCGAGCGGCGTGATCGTCACGCGCACCCGCCGCCCCTTCCAGGTCTGGACGGTGGCGGTCACCTCGCGCGGGAGGGCGAGGGAGAAGACCCTGTCGCCAAGGCGGAGGTCCACCTTCGGGTCGGTGTGCTCGGCGCGGCCGACCGTGACCTCCATCTCGACCGCCTCGACGTGCGCGGTGTGGGCGGGGCACCGGAGGGAGGAGTCCGCCTTCTGCGACCACCCGTGCTCGTAGAGGGCCTCGATCCGCGCCGAGTAGGAGCCGTGGCGGGCGCTCACCCCCTTCGCCGTCGCGGCGGTGTAGGTGTGGTAGGCCCCGCACCCCCCGGGCTCCCGGCAGAAGACCGTGTAGGCCTCGAACCGGGGGCCCTCGTCCTCGCGGCTCACGCCGCGTACCCGAAGTGCTTGGCGAGGAGGGCCTCGACGACCGAGCGGTAGGCGGCGTCCACGGTCCAGGTCTTGGGGCTGTCCTTGTGGTTCCGGGTCCGCGCCTTGGAGGGGACCGCATCCTTCAGGTCCATGATGAAACCGGGGTGGTAGGGGGTGAGCACCACGAGGCCGCCCTTGGCGTTGACGGTGAGGGAGACGCCGTAGACCTTGGCGGCCACCGGGGGGACCGACTTCGGCGCCGCGGGGGCCGGGGTGACGACCTTGGGGGCGAGGGTGGCGGCCTGGGCGAGGGCCTCGGCCCCCACCGCGTCGAGGTCGCACTCGGTCACCGGGTAGAAGGTCGCGATGACGGTCTTGACCTCGGCGATCATCTCCGCGGGGAAGCTCCAGGTCTTGGCGGAGCCGGAGAAGCTCCAGCCCTTGATGCCCTTCATTGCCTGGACCGCGTAGCCGTTCTTGGAGCCCGCGAGGACGATCCGGCCGCCCTCGGCGGTCACCTTCGCCGGGGTGGTGGAGGCCTTGCCCGAGACGATCGCCGCGAGGCCGGGGTAGCCGCAGGCGGCGATGAGCCCGATGAGGGCCTCGCGGACGGTCTTGGGCTGGGGGAACGACGTGGCCCAGTCGAGGCGGCGGACGGTGTCGCGGAGGTCGAGGGGGCGGTCGGAACCGAGGACCGTGCGGACCACCTGGAGGAGCTCGGTCTGGGTCTCGGGGTGGAGGACGACGAACGAGCGGACGAGCTCCTGGCCGTACTTCTGGACGCCCGTCTCGAAGAGCGGCATCACCTTCGCGAGCACGGCGTTTTCCTTGCCGCGGCAGATCGGGCCCACGCCCACCGACTTCGAGACCGGGTCGGTGAGGGCGAGGCCGCAGTGCGAGCAGGTACGGACGGTGGTGGTGGCGGCGGCGGTCTGGGCGGCGAAGGTGCTCATGGTGGCGGTCTCCTCTTGACCGGGTCTCTCCCGGCCACACCGCTAATCTAGAGCATAGCCAGAAAGAGTCAAGGGCCTAGTGTCGTTTTTCTTTTCGGCCCCTCGATCCAGTACAGGGAGGCGACGCGGAGGTGCGACGACCGCGGCGGCCCTCCCTCCGCGGCCATTGACTTCACGAGGAGGACTCCCGCGGCGGAGGGCGACCGGGGTAGCGCCTCGGGGCTCGGAACCGTGCTCTTGCGGGGGGCGAGGAGGAGCTGGAGCGCCGGGGCCTCGCTCGCCTCGGCGAACGCGAGGAGGGGCTCTCCGACCGTTCCCACCACGAGCCGGGCAGGGGCCTTGGGGTCCCTGTCCCGGTCGGGAATCGTGGCGGTGGCGAAGCCCTCCGTCGACTCGTGGGCGAGCTCGATCCCTTCGGCGAGGAGGCCCAGGTTCACCCCGAGGGCGGCCACGGTCGACCCCCGGACGGCCTGGAGGTACCGCATGGCCTCGATCAGGTCCCACCGCGAGACTGTCGCGATGGGGGCCGGGGTTTCGAGGTCCGCGTAGAGGTTCGGGTCCCCGCCGACAGGCGGTTGCGGCCGGAGGATCACGACGTGGTGAGGCGAGCGCCACACGAGGAGCTCCCGGCCCGCCTCGCGCCAGTGGAGGTCCCATCCGCCCGCGAGCCGGAGGATGGCGTCGAGGGCCTCGGGGTGGGCGGCCGTCGCTCGGGTCAGGATGGACTCCCGGAGGGCCGCCTCTTCGTTGTCGACGGGGACAAGGGCCCCCGCGCTCGCCAGGGGCCCCTGGGCGTGGATCGCGAGCCCGTCCGGGCGGAGGTGGAGGGCGAGGAGGGCGTGTCGGCCCACGGCCCCGATGTTGGCGCTACGGGCCGCACGGAAGGCCTCGGGGCGGACCGAGAAGTCCTGGTCCGCGAGGTTCGGGTCCGGCGCCACCGGGGGGACCTGACGGCTCGCGAGCTCCATCCGACGGCTCGCGGCCTCGATGCGAAGGTGGCGCCTGAGGGGGGTAGTGGAGTGATTCACCCCTAATCACGCCACGTCGTTGGCACGGAAACCAACTCATACCACCGCCGTCGGGCTTCGCGCGGGGTGGCGTGATTTGATTTCGCGCGCACCGCGCCCGTCACATCGCGGCACACCGACACCGCCCGTCCCCTTGGGTCCGGCCGTGACGTAGCCTGTCCCGCCGGAAACACGCGCGAGAATGCGCCGCCGCCCTCCTCCCGTCGGCATCCGCTGTCGGCACGAAGGCTCGAGTGTCAGCTCGGGCCTTCACCATTTCTGGCATCCGCTCGTTGAGCTTCGCTCCCCACCGCCCCGTTGCGATACCGAAGGCGCTCTTGATGCGCGCTAATAACGGCGTGTTCACGATGATGCACGAAAGTTCGCAAAGGACCGCGATCCCAGGCTACTGCCGGGTCTATGACGATCGCGACAGGCGGATCTTTGAGTTGTACTTCGACGGCGGTGGCGAGCGTAAGCTCCAGATCAAGCACCTCCTCAAGAGCCACTGCGCCGTGATCGCGACCTGGGAGTTCTTGCGCGATTCCTAGACTGCCGACCGCAACTCCCGCCACGGCATCGCCATCTGAGCCTCGCGACGCTCGATGATGTCCTCCGGACGCAGCGATGTACCTGCCAGGCACCACTCGCCGCGACGGGGCCGCTTCCCGGTCAGCATCCAGTGGCAGGCGTGCGCGAGTTGGAAACTGATGAGCGGCGGGACCGCGTCGCCGATGTGACGGTAACGGTTCGACAGCGTGCCGAGAAGTTTGTATCCGGCGGGGAACCCGCTCAACAGCGCGAGTTCACGGACGGTGCAGAGCCGATCCTGCTCAGGGTGGGCGTACCGGCCGTTGCCGACATGGGCGCACTCACGCTTGATCGTCACGCACGGCCGATCCCACCACAGCCGCCCGTACTTGTCGGGGTGCGAACCGAAGTCGCGCGCCGCGACGAGCTTCACCATCGAGGGTGTGAGCAGGCGCCCACCACCGGGCCGTTTGAGCAGGTCGAGCCATGACCCGCCGTCGTGCGGGATCGCGTGCATGCGCTCCAGGCTTACGGGGTCGGAGAATCCCGGCGAGCGATGGAGGGGATCGCTGGAGTGCGCTTCACCTGCGGCCACCGGCGGGAGGTGCGAGATGGCGCGGCGCACCGTGACACTCTCCGCGGACGGCATCATCTTGTCCCAGAGGTCCCGCAGGGTATGGATGCGCCCGCTGTCCCTCGTCGCGATGACTAGGGCGCGTTCACGTACCTGTGGCAAGCCGAAGTCTGTGAGCATGTGTACCTCCCCGGACACGGAGTAGCCCATCGTCTCCAGCGAGGCGCGCAGGCTCTCGTAGTGGTGCGAGAAGTTGCCGCTGATGAGTTCGCGAGAGTTCTCCATGACGAGGATCGCCGGGCGAAGCGCGGACACGAACTCGCCCGTCCGCTCGACCAGACCGTTACGCCGGTCGTCCCGCTCGTGGTTCTGGCTGTTCATTCGGCTGAACCCCGTGCAGGGTGCGCAGGAGATCAGCACGTCGAGCTCGCCGCGCTTGATCCCCGTCTCATGCATGAGCTGCTGGGGCGAGTAGACCGAGAGGTCGGCCTCGCGCGCCGGGAGGCCAACGTTGGCCTCGTACGAGGCGTTGCACTCCAGCGCCCCCATCCCGCTGCTCGGCTTGCCGACCTGTGCATCGACCGCGAAGACCGGGCGAAACGCGGGGTGGCTCTTGAAGCCGAAACTCATGCCTCCCGCGCCGGAGAACAGGTCCCCGAAAGTGAACGGTGCCTCGCCATTCATCGCTTCGTCACGTTCGCCTGCATGCACCACGATCTTATCCGATGCGGCAGTGCGCGCACATCGAGAGCGGGTAGCACGCGATTCCGTCGCCTTGTGTTTCTTCATCTTCGACGCGCCCATTGAATCGTCTCCTGCTCGCCATTGCCGCATTTCCGGCAAACCACAGTCGATGGCGGCGACTATATCACGGTGATACCGCGATGCCATCACAATGATGGCGTGGATCTGATGTCGCGCTGCAATCAGGATGATGGCAGCGGCGCAGTACGCTAGTATCACTGCGCCCATGAGCAAATCGACCAACGCCAAGCGAACGAAGGGCGCCTCTGCGCCGAAGCCTTCCGCTGATGTCGAGGATGTCGCCCTTACCCTCCGCGTGCCGAAGGAGCTGTTGGCGAAGATCGACGCGAAAGTGGAACGCCTCAACGCCAAAAAGATGGGCCGCTGGTCGCGCAACGCATACCTCGTCCATGTGCTCGGAGCCGCGGCCGAAGACACGTACGACGAGAAGTAGAGGGCTGCGGGAGCTCCGGGGCTGGTCTGGCGAGTCGTCGTGGGCTGCATCGTTGCGATCTATCGCCGTGCGCGTGGTCGGCGCAGTGATGCGTGCTTGAGAGCACGCTGCGTTCCATGCGTATTTCACGCCATTTTGAGGTGTTGAGGGTGGCGGTCCGCCATGGCGAGGGGTGGTGGGTAGGTGGCGGGTGGCGAGGAGGTGGCGGACCGCCACCCTGCGGGAGCCGACCTGATGCCGAAGAGCGCCGAACGCACCAGGGGCACCAGGGGCATCGGAGGCATCGGAGGCACGGGGCTCTCTCGGTCGGTCGTCACGCGGGCCGGTTCTGCGAGCCGTGGCGAGCTCGCGCTAGTCGATCGGCCACGAATTTTGCGAGTGCCGCTTTGCGCCGAGTGCCTTTATTGAAGGCTTTTCGCGAGGTGGCGTGAGTTGCTCCGAGGGCGTCCAAATCACGCCACCGTCGCAGCGTCGGAGCCAGACCACGCCACCCCAGGGCGAATCACTCCACTACCAGGATGGGGGTGCCATTGACCTTGAGGGAGTAGCCCGCGGCCATGTTGGAGCATCCGCCGAACTTCTCGCGCGTCTTACAGAAGACGGCGCAATCGGAGGGGGTGTAGCGGATCGGCGGGGCCGAGAGGTCCAGGGCGGGGAGGGAGAGATTCATGGCGGGCGCTCCTATCGGAGGAGGGCGGCCATGGCCGCCGCCTCACGGTTGCCGGGGTTGTTGGTGTGGGCGTACTCGACCAGCGCCGCGAGCTTGCCCGCCTTCTCGGCCTCGTCGATCACGGAGGCCCACGCGGTCTCGGCCGAGCCATCGAAGACGATGCGACCGAGGTTCATGTGCAGGTCCGACGCGACGACGCGGATCCTCGCGGTGGTGTCGTAGAGCCGGACCATGAGCTGACGCACCGACATACGATTCAGGGTGGTCGGAGGAGCGAAGCCGTCTCCCCCGGGGTTCCCCACGGTCGTGCTCCGCGGGGTCGAGGCCCTCGTCTGGAACGAGCCCTTGGCTCTCGCCGTGAAGGTTCGCTGCGCGAGCGTGCTCGGCCAGTGGCCGTTCGGAACCTCGATCGCGCGGAGCGCCCCGGCGGGGCTGGCCCCGTCGTAGCGAAGCGTCGTGAGCACGTCGCGCAGGGAGGCTCCGGTCTCGTCGCACGCGGCGTCCACCGTGGGGTGGACCGTACGGTCGGCGCGGATGGCCTCCTCCGTGAGGGGGACGCCGTCGGGGTCGTGGGTCGTTCCGTCGGGGTAGGAGCGGCCGTTGTGCCACCCGATGATCTCGGCCCTCGTCTCGACCGCGAAGAGCCCTCCGTCCTTAGGGCACCCGGGGCCCTCGACGGCCTCCCACGTAGCCGTCCCCACGAGCTGGACGCGGAAGCGACCGCAGCGGGCGCACATCGGCATCCCCTGGCGGACGAGATGGAAGAGGTCCACGATGCCCTGGCGGCGGAGCGGGGCGACCGCGATGGAGGCCTCGCGGAGGCCCTCCGAGACGACGCCGAGGTTGGTCGCGGTGAGGTCCGGGTACACGGGGGCTTCGCCGATGGTCGCCTGAGCGATCACCTCGGCGCGCGAGGTGTCCGTCTCACCGAGGAGGTCGGCGAGGTGAAGGTGGATGGCCTTGAGGTGAGCGAGCGTGACGGTCGTAGGCATAGGGTGTTCTCCTAGAGGGACGGCGTAGGGTGCCAGGGGCCCGCGGTGAGGCCCGTGATGGCGGGGAGGATGAGGGTCAGGCGATCCGGGCCGCGGACTTCGGCGACCCTCCAGGTCCCGCGGAGCTCGTCTAGGGCTCCGAAGGGGGTATGGATCGAGAGGTGGACAGCCGGGTCGGGGTGTCTGGGGTCGCCCCACCAGGCCACACCGCTATCGATCGTCACCCGGACGAGGACGCGGTTCTCGTGGCCGTAGGGGATCGAGTCCTGAAACTGCGGGGAGCCTTCGACCTGGAGGTAGAGGACGCGCACTCCGTCCTCTGTCCGCCCGTACTCCTGCATGGCGCGCTGGAGTTGCTCCACGGAGGGGGGCCGCGGGTCCATCGTGACCCACTCGAAGTACCCCTCGCCGTAGAGCTCGGAGAGCGAGAAGTGGTTGAACCACGCCGCCTCGCGGCAGAGGGACACCGGCACGTCGCCCCCGGGGGAGGCGTAGAAGATCGTGGCGATGAGGTCGTCGGGCATCGCGCCGTCGTTGAGCTTCCGGTGGACGTAGACCCAGTGCTCGATCGCCACGAGAGAGAACGTGCAGGCGTTCTCGGTCCTCGGGGTCCCGAAGCGCTCCCACCCGTCGAGGGTGCACCGCGCGCCAAGGTGGCGCTCCACGGCTTCGCGGATGCGGGCCGGGGTGTCGTTGCCGTCGAGGAGAAGCTCCGTGAGGGGAGCGCCAAGGGCCAGCCCTCGGTTGCTCGGGTAGCGGTTGAGGATCAGGTTCGGCATGAGCACAACCTAGCGCATAGACGGCGGGAGTCAAGCGCTAAAAGTCGGAACCGGCTAGCCGCTCCGCGAAGGTCTTTCCCCCGGGGGGTACGATCTCGCGCGTCGCGAAGAAGCCGGGCCAATCCGGGCGGATCGACTGCCACACCGCGAGCTCGGGCGTGCTCCCGTGGCCGACGTGCTCGTAGACTCCGCCCCACCCCCGCCAGCCGTGCGTGGCGAAGTAGCGGCGGTGCTCCGGGGCCTCGCCCCGTCGCTCGACGGTGACGGGCACGACCACCTCTTCGGTCCCCCGGTCGGTGATGCGCCAGAGGACCGCGCGCCACGTCGAGGTCTCCGTCTCTAGCTCGGGGCTCATGGGGCCGCCTCGGGCTTGCGGGGGCGCCTCGTCCGCGGGACCACCCCCTCCGGCCACACCTCAGGGTGGCGCCTGATGCGCCAAGTGAGGCCGTGCGCCGTCACGCCGGGTCCGAGCGCGCGGGCCGCCTTGGAGACGCAGCCCTTCTCCTGGCGGATCGCGTCTCGCACCTGGGCGTCGGTGAAGCTCCGAAGGCCCGGCGGGGCGGTCATCGCCCGGACCGTGTCCGTCGAGGTCCGGGCGATGAGGGCGTCCTCCTCCCTCTGGACCTCGGCGACGATCGAGCGGAGCTGTCCGAGGGTGATATCGAAGGTGAGCCCGTCCCCGGCCGTGCTCGCACACAGGCCCCGGAGGTCTTCGAGGGTGAAGGGCCTGGGAGTCATGTGGCTCCGACGCCCTGGGCCTCGATCGCGGCGGCGTCCGCGTCGACCAGGACGATGCCGGAGAGCCCGAGGAAGTGCGAGGGGGTGAGGGGCCGAACCTTGCCACTGACCACGGCGGACCGGACGGCGGAGACGTGGAGCTCGTCCCGCGCCCGGGTCAGGGCGACGTAGTAGAGCCGCCCCTCCTCCGAGGGGTCCTCGGCGCGGGCGTGGGGGAGGATGCCCGCGTTGACGCCGATGACGAACACCACCGGCCATTCGAGGCCCTTGGCCCGGTGGACCGTCGAGAGGGTGACGGCGTCGACCTCGGCGTTGGTGCGGGCCGCCTCTTTGGCCGCCGCGATGGTCTCGTCGATGAAGGCCAGGAAGTCGGAGACGGTCTCGAACTTCGTCGCCACGCGCACGAGCTCGCGGACGTTGGACACCCGCGAGTTCTCGACCGACTCGTCGCCCTCTTCGCGGGTGAGCCACTTCACGTAGTCGGTCCGCGTCAGGATGTGTTCGAGGATCGAGGCCGGGGACCCTTCGAGCCGCACGACCTCGGAGGGGGACGACGCGGCCTTCTCCATGCGGGCGCGGCACGCGGCCACGAGGACGCACCAGGACTCGGCGCTCTCGGCCTGCCGGGACTGGACCCCGGGCTGTTGGGAGACGGCCCGGACGGTCGCCACGGGGTCACCGGACCCGGCCGCGCCGAGGGCGGCCTCGACCCGGGACAGGAAGGCCTTGCCCAGGAAGCGGAAGGGGCGGTTGAGGCACCGGAGGGACGCCATGGGGTCCCCGAGGGGCGCGATGACCCGGAGGTACGAGAGGAGGTCGGCCACCTCCGTGCGCTCGTAGAAGTTGGTCCCGCTCGTGATCCGGTAGGGGATCCTGGCCGCAAGGAAGGCCTCCTCCAGGGCGCGGCTCTGCGCGGCCGTCCGGTAGAGCACTGCGTAGTCCGAGAGCTTGCGCACCCCGCGCGAGTCGGCGATGCGCCCCGCGATGCTCCGCGCCTCCGCGTCGAAGTCGAAGAAGAGGGTTCCGGTCACCACCCCGTTGACCCCGCGCTCCCCCTTGAGGAAGGAGGTCGCCCCCATGCTCTTGAGCATCATGTTGGCCGCCGCGAGGATCGAGTCGCCGCATCGGTAGTTGCGGAAGAGGGTGTAGGTCTTGGCCCCCCACTCGGTCTTGAGCCCCACGAGGGACTCCACCTCGGCCCCGCGCCACCCGTAGATGCGCTGGAACTCGTCCCCCACCACCATGAGGTTGCGGTGGAGCTCGGCGAGGAGGCGCCCGATCAGGTTCTGGGCCTTGTTCGAGTCCTGTTGCTCGTCCGCGATGACGTAGTCCCAGCGGGAGGCAACCCGGCGCCGGACGCCCTCGTCTTCGAGGAGGAGGAGCGTCGCCTCGGCCAGGACCACGTCGAAGGTGAGGAATTGCCGGTCCTTGCGGATCTCCTCGGCGCGCTCGTACATGCGCATGAGGTGCTTCGGGATGGCGTCGGACTTCTTCCGCCTAGCGTAGAGGTCCTCGGCGACCTTCAGGGCGGCCGGGGTGCCGGGCATGGCGAGCGCGCACATGCAGAGGGAGACGTACTGCTCGCAGACCGACACGTCGGCCTCCTTCCAGCCCATCTCCTCCCACCCCACCGCGGTCTTGATGCACATGCGGTAGGCGCCGTCCTTGATGTCCCACTTGGCGTACTCGGGGACCTCGGCGCGGAGGATCTCCAGGGCCAGGGAATGGAAGGTGCCGACCCGCGCCGCCGTCTTCCCGAGGCGCTTGCGGAGGCGGGTGTTCATCGCCTCCCCGCCCGCCCGGGAGAAGGTCACGGCGAGGATGCGCGCCGGGTCTACCCCAGCCTCCACGAGGGCGACGATCCGGGACGTGATCGTCTCGGTCTTCCCGGTCCCCGCGAGGGAGTTGACGATCGCGGGGCCCTCGACGTGGGCGGCGGCGGCGGCTTGCTCAGGGTTCAACGACGGCATGAGCGCAACCTAGCACATAGGCCCCGCCCGCCAACCCCGTAGTGTCTTTATGGGGCGGGCGCGTCAGACGGAGAGGCGGGAGCGGACCTTGCGGACGGCGGCGACCCAGGCGTTGAAGACGCTGGGCTTCTCCTCGCGGATCTTGTCGAGCGGGGGGATGGGGCGGCCGTCGTGCGTGAGCCCCCCGGTGCTCTGCCCGTAGGCGGCGAAGGCGTCCGCCGCGAGCTCCTCGTCCTCGACCGTGACGGTGAGCGCCGGGTCTCGGTACACGAGCTCGAAGGCGGCGCACGTCCCGTGCTCCTCGGCGAGGACCGGGTGGACCGTCCTGACGGTCCCGAGGGGGGTGTGGGGCTTGAGGCAGGCGATGTGGATGTCGCAGGACCCGGCGCCGGGGGTGAGCCCGGAGACGATGCCCTGCACGTCATAGGGGAGGTTGTAGCCGCGGCCCTTCACGAGGTCGCCGAGTCGCGCGGGGGTGCCGTCTTTGTAGTGCGCCATGAGGTGTCTCCTGCGGGGCCCATCCGTGGGTCCGGCGGGTCCGTGGATACCACGTTGTGGGCGGTCGAGGTGTCAGGACCTGGGCGGGTACTTGAGGCGGAGGCTGCGGTGGAAGTCGAGGTCTGTCGCGGAGGCGAGAGCCTTGGGCGGGTTGAGAATCTCGGCGAGGACCTCTTCGTCGATCGCTCTGCCCAGGGCAGCGCTCATTTCGTCGGCGAGCACCGCGGGGAAGGCTGGGCGGTGCCACACGAGGCCCGTCCGGCGGCCGGTGACGCTCGTGTCCACCTCCAGGTTCGGGTCCTCGCGACGGAGGGTGGCGTCGGAGGGCACCGACTCGTGGACCTCGAACCCGAGGGCCCGGACCTCGGCCGGGGTCTTCCCGAGGAGGGCCTCGACCTCGACGCCCTTCGCGGCGGCCTGTTCGGCGAGGGACCTCATGCGTCCACGTACTCCAGCTTGAGGGCCTCGCGGAGCTCGGCGAGCGTGGGCAGGGTCGACCAGTCGTAGGCACGCAGGCTGAAGTCCTCCAACGTGACGACAGTCGTAGCCCCCCACATGGCCTTCGGCGTGACGGAGTAGCCCCCATCTTGGAAGGCCTCGAAGCTCAGGCGGGCGACCTCGGTGTAGGCCCGGCCCGAGGGGACCCGGAGGGTGAGGGACTTCGAAGGGGTGACGCGCACCCTGAGCCTGAGGACCTCGACGGCCCGGCCCTTCGTGGTGGGTCGGATGCTCGATGCGAACATGAAGCGCGAGAGGGGCTTCACGGCTTGCTCTCCGGGTGCGAGGCCTCGACCGAGCGAGCGTACCGGACGGCCTTGGCGAGGAGGTGCTTGGCGACCCCGTCGAGGGTCCAGAGGAAGGCCTGGAGGTAGGAGACCTCCACCCTGGCGGTCGGGGCGGTCGGCGGGGTCTTCGTGGGCATCGGCGGCGGCGGGGCCTCGGGGCGGGGCTCGGGGGCCTGGGTCTCGACGGGCACCTCGAAGGGGTCCGTGCGGAGCTCGGTCACGCGGATGGAGGTGGCGCCCATCGCGATCACGTCCTCGGTCTTGAGCTCTGCGGTGTTGACGGCGATCCCGTTGACGAGGGAGCAGCTCCCGTAGTCGATCAGCTTCGCGCCCTGAGTCGAGAGCTCGATCACGGCGTGCATACGGGCCACAGCCGGGTCGGCGACTCTGAGCTTGCTGCGCTCGCCCCGGCCGATCGTCACCCCCGGGCGGCTCCCCTTCTCGGTGCGGTCGAAGGTGCGGTCGTAGGGCGGGACGCCGGGCTCGGTGACGTGGAGGACGATGCGCGTGAGGACTCGGACGGTGCGGGTCTGCTTGGGGGGCTCGGGGGCCGCTGATGGAGCCTGCGGGGCGTCGTTCTGGTGGACGGACCCGACGAAGCCGTACAGGTACACCTCGACGGTCATGGTCGTATCCCCGACCTGGATCCTGTCGCCGACGACCCGGAGGGGGGCCGCCTCGACCACGGGCTCGCCGTTGAGTCGGACGGCGCCCTCGGCGGCGATGCGGCGCAGGACGAGCCCGTGGTCGGTCCACTCGACCACCGCTTCGAGACTCGACACCGCTGGGTCATCCACGTAGAGCTCGACGCCGAGCCGGTTCCCGATGCGGAGGGGCTTCCGGCCGCCCCACGGAGTGAGGCTCTCGGGGAAGAAGACGGTGCGGGTGTCCGGGGTGCCCTTGGGACCGAGGATGCGGAGCCGGAGACCGACGGGGAGGGTGGGGGTGCTCATAGGACTCTCGTGTTGGGGATGGGGGGATGCTGGGGGACCCGGGCCCACCGAACGTCGGTCCAGGTCGCGAGGAGGTCGAGGAAGGTTCGCAGGGTGTAGGGCGGCTCGCTCCACTCGGCGTCGATCACCACCCCGTCGAGGGGGTTGTCCGAGCAGCGGGTCCACTCCACCCGCACCACGAGGACGTTGACCACGAGGTCCTCACGGTGCCGGAGCCACCAGTAGGTCGGTCGGAAAGGGGCGATCGTGGGGTAGGAGCGCCAGTCGTCCTGACGCTCGGGCTCGCACCGGAGGAAGGGCCGCGGTGGGGTGGATCGGCCCGTGGCGCCCCGAGCTACGCACCCGAGGGCCCTGGCTCCGGTCCCGCCGATGCGGAGACTGGCCGGGGCCCTCGGGCCGAAGGGGACGACGACGCGGCCCGAACGGATCACCCCGCCCCCAGCATCGGCACGAGCACGTCGAGCTTGCGGAAGGTGAGGGAGATGCGCATTCCGCACTCCCGGTCGTGCTTGGGGATCTTGTGCTGATGCGTGTCCTGGTAGCCCACCGGCATCACGAAGAGGCTCCCCTGGCCGAGGAGGTACTTGTCCTCGTCGGGGATCGGGCCCTTGTGCCCGTTGACGCGGGTCCAGATCGCCCGCTCGGCCCCGAACGATACGACCGCGATGGGGTGGTCCTTGTCCTGCTCGGGGCTGTCGTCGCAGTGCCACCCCAGGTGTTGGTGGCCGTCCTTGTAGCGGTTCAGGACGCACACGTTGTACGCCGTCTTGAGGTCGGCGTTCATCCCGTCCATGATCGCCTTGACCAGGGGGTGCATGGGCGTGGCCTTGTAGGTCCGTCCCCGGGCCTGCGACCCGTAGGAGTAGACCGCCCCCTGGTCCTCGGCCATGAAGCACTCCGACCGCGGGGCGTCGTGCGTGTCGTCCCACTGTGCCTCGTCCCGCAGGGTCGCGAGGACGGAGTCGTAGAGCTTGTGCTCGGGCAGGCCCCCGGCGGGGAGGATGGAGGCGACGTAGCGGGGGGTGTAGGTGGGCTTGGTCATGTGGCGAGCGACTCCTTCCGGCGGACGAGGAGCTCCAGGCGGACGAGGTCCGCCTCGATCCCCGTCGGGTCGAGCTTCAGCGTGTCGAGGAGGGCGCGGGCCTCCGAGGTTCGGCCCTGGGCGTAGGCCTGATGGCACCTGTCGTAGAGCTCGCGGCGCTCCCCCCAGATCCCGGGGGTCTCCCCGCGGGAGCGGAGGTAGTCCCGGGTCGCGAGGTGGAGGTGGTGCGCGAGGCGGGTCAGGATGCTCATGGTGCGGACCTCGGTAGTTGAATAGAGGAGCTCGACGGTGCGCGGCCTCGCCCCCGGGGGGACGTACCTCCTACACCACACCCCTCCGAGGAGAAGTGCCCGGAGTTGAACCTGGGCCTCCGTCAAGCTGGTCGCCGGGGCGGGACTCGAACCCGCATCTCCCCACCGAGGGCGATCTACCCTCGGGCCCTCCTCCCGGGCAAGCGCTCACCTGGGGGAGGTTCCGGTCGTCTTGCCGTTGGACGACCCGGCCGTAGCTACTTCTCGGGCACCGGGACCGGCTCCTCGGAGCCCGTGTCGACCGGCTGGCCCTTCTCGTCGAGCTCGTGGAGGCACCACGCCACCTTGGCGGCCTGGGCCTTGAGGGCGTCGCGGTAGCCCCCGGACAGGTCCTTGACGATCTCGCGGGCCCCCGCGAGCTTCTCGTCGGCCTTCATCTCCCGCTTGATCTCGGCCGCGCGGGCGTCCGCCTTCACGATCTCGTCCCGGAGCTTCGCCGGGTCCGCGGAGACCATGTCTTCGATGTAGCCCACCGGGAGGTCCTTGAGGATCTTCTCCATCTCGCTCGCCATGTTCGCACGTCCTTTTCTCTGTCAGGGTGAATTGGTCCGGCTGCTCACCGCCCCCCTTATGGAGGGGCGGACAGACAGCATCTCTCGCAGGTACTCCAGGGAGCGACCCCGGTCGGACCGCCCCGGGCGTCCCCGATGGTCGATCAGCGAGCGTCCTAAACTTGGACGACGGATGGCACCCCCGGCAGGACTCGAACCTGCAACAACCGGCTTAGGAAGCCGGTGCTCTAGCCAATTGAGCTACGGGAGAATCGAACGAACGCCCAGGCCCGGGGCCCTCGGAGGATTCGCGGCGGGCGGGGAGCCGCGAGGGGGCACGGGGGAGGAGACCGTCTCGGAGGGCCCCGGGTCTGAACAACTGCAACCTATCACGCAGGCCCGTCAGGTCAACGGGCTTGGAGTCATATGACTCCGGGGGTGGTCTGCGGGAGCGGTCTGGTCCTCGCCGCGGGTCTCGAACCCGCACTATGTCTCCGGTCTGAACGGAGCGCGTCTGCTTTGCGCCACGCGAGGGGTTGGAGCGGCTCGATCGGTGAATCCTTCGCGCGCTGCCTCGATCCTTTTCGGGGGCCCAGTCCGCCCTCGTAGTGCCCGACGCGCTCCCCTCCTCGGGTTGCTTCCGCAAGCTCCTCGCCTGCGTCGCGGGCTAGATCGTCGTCACCTCGCCCTTCGCTCCCGGAGGATGGTCCGGGGGGTCCGTTTGAGGTGTTCGCGAAGGGCTCACCGATCGAGCCGCTCACGAGTTGTATTCTATGTCCTAGATTGGAGGAGTCAAGGGGCCATCGTCTCGAAAGTGAAGACGACCGTGGCGACCCCTTCGATGACGACCTTGTACCCCGCCGGGCGGACCGGGTCGGCGTAGGGCCCCCGAACCACACCGACCTTCCCGGCGTAGACCCCCCGATGGATGCGGAGCTTGGAGCCCTCCACGGGCTCGTGGACGGCCTGGACAGACTGGTCGCGCATGACACCAATCTATCAGGTGTCTAGGCGTAGTCAATTCGGAGGGGGCGGGGTCGCGGCGGGGCCATGTTCCCCTGAGAGGACCACCGAGAGGAGCTCGGCGGTCACCCCCTCCACGACGGCAGGCGTCAGGGCGGCGAACGCCTCAGGGGTCATGGCCAGGGTCGTGAAGAGGGGGAGGGAGACCCCGAGGGCCCGAGCGGCTCGCTCGACCACCTCGCGGGAGGGCTTCCTGGCGCCGGTCTCGGCGAGGGAGATGACGGTGGGGGTGACCCCCATCCGCGCCGCGAGCTCCTTCTGGCTCAGGTTCCTGGCGGCCCTGAGCACCCGGAAGGGCTTGCGGTAGTCCACGGGGGGAGGGGATGGGTCAGGGCGGGAGGGTCAGACCGACTCGACGCCGGTCTTGAAGGCCTTGGCGAAGCGGAAGCGCGCCACGCTCTTCGCCGGGATCGCCGGGAAGGTGCGGCTCTGCTGCGTCCGCGGGTCGCGGCCCGTGCGCTCGGGGCGGGCCGGGCGGACCGCCTTGCGGATCTTGCCGATGCCGGGGACGATCACCGCGCCGCGGCCCTGGACCTCGGAGAGGGCGTACGCCCCGAAAGCATGGAGCACCTTGTCGATGCTCTTCTTCGACTCGCCCGTCGAGGCGGCGAGGGCGTCGATCATCGCCTTCTTGGTCGCCGGGGCGGGCGACCGCTTCGGGGTGGACGCGGGGGCCTTGGCGGCGGGCTTCGAGGCTGTCTTCTTGGTGGAGGCCATGGGGTGTGCTGTCTCTTTCCTTGGGTCGGTGTGGTGGGCCGGTGGCCCGGCGCCCCTCCGAACCGCCGGAGGGGTGAGCCCGATCGCTCTGGATCGGGGTCCGGTGGCCGCGCCACCCGACCCTTACAATCTACGATATGGGAGGGTCTCGTCAAGGACGATCGACGGTTTTCACCACGTCGCCGATACCGGAAACCACCGCCTCTAGGGAGTCGGCGTCGAGGCCCGCCCAGAGGAGGATGCCCTCCGCGTGCTCGGAGGCCGAGAGCCCGTCGAGGCGGTCCCACCGTGGGTAGAACAGGCTCGCGCGGAGGGCTTCCAGCCGGGCCAGGGGGAGGAGCCGGAGCCCCATCTCCACCTGGGTCCTCAGGACGAGGAGCGCTTCGAGCGTCCCCGCGTGCATCGCCGCGCGGTAGTCGCTCCCTCGGGTGTCCACGCGCATCCGGTAGGATGTGGGGTAGTCGGTGAGGCCGGGGACCGTCCGGGCGATGTCGTGGAAGAGGGAGTGGAGGTCGCTCCCGAGCTGGGCGGGCTGTTGCCGGTGGGCGTCGTGGGTCTCCGGGTCGTAGCCGGGGAAGCCCTTTTCCGCCGTGGCGACCCCGAGCCCACGGACGAGGGCGTGGATCTTCCGGCGGTAGCGCTGGGGGAGTCCGGGGGCCTCGGCCACGAGGGTCACGTCGGCCACGAGCTCCCGCTCCAGGGTCTCGAAGTTGTTGGGGCCCTCGTAGGGGTCGGCGTCCTGAACGCAGCGGGCGTACTCGTCGAAGTAGCCGGTCACGAGAGCCACCCGAGGGCTTCGAGGGCGAGGTCCTCGTCCTCGACGGGGTGGGTCCTGACGACCTCCTCGCCGTCGAGGATGACGGTCGCCACGGTGCGGAACCCGAGGAGCCCCGTGGTGAGGGTGGTGAGGGGGCCGACCGCGCGGGTGCGAACCTCGATCCGGGAGGGGTCGGTGCCGTAGATGGAGGCCGCGGCCTCGGCGAGCTCGCGGGCCCTCACGACGTTTGGGGGGAGAGAGGGAAGAAGGTTCATCATGGCGGCGCTCCTACCCGGCGAGGCCGGGGGGCTGTCAAGGCGTGACGAGGTAGTTCGCCCACGGCGTCCGGTCGGCGCGGGCGAGGACGAGGAGCATGAGCCTGACCGGGGCCATGCCCGCCCGGAGCCGCGCGAGGTCGTCGGTCTCCTCGGGTCGGATCTGCTCCCCGAGGGCGAGGAGTGTCTCCGCGGCGATGAAGACCCGCTCGCCGGGCCGGAGAAGCGTCGAGGGGCCCACGAACTCGACGTAGGCCTTGGCGAGGTCGTTGTAGGTCACCACCCGGACCGACCTCACATCGGCGGTGAGGGCCCAGGTCTTCTCGGCGGGGGGCTCGGGGGTCTCGACGAAGAAGTCCGCGCCAGAGTACCCCGGATTCGCGCGGTACATCGCTTCCTGAAGGTCCCACAGGCGCTTGCGCGCGGCGGCCCACAGCGTGAGGGCCACCGCACGGGACCGGGGAGGGGCCGCCTCTCCGGGAATGTCGGATCGGGCGCCCATCGCGGACACTACACCCTCGAACACGGAGGGGAGCATCGCGCTCAAGGCGGACTCGTAGGATCGGCGCTGGGTCATGGTCAGTACCCCTCTTGTGTGGCGAAACCGTTGATCTGGACCCACCCCGACCCGCCGTGCATGGGCTCGGACCCGGGGCCGAAGTACCGATCGTTCGAGCTCGTGGTGAAGCCCCGGATCCGCGCGTTGGACTCGACGGCCACCGAGAGGCCGTACGAGGTCAGGGCGTCGAGGACCGACCGCACCGAGGCCTTCGTGCGGCGGGCGACCTTCTGGGCGTCCCCGGGGCGGAACGTCGTCCGGTTGTCCTCGCAGCAGTGCTCGACGAAGGCCTCGACGGAGTCGTACTCGGGTTCGGGGAGAGGTTCGCGGTGGGTCATGCTGCTAATCTATGTCATAGATAGCAGGTAGTCAAGGGCCTTAGTTCGTTGCCTTGCTCGGGTCCCTCAGGAGCCGTATCACCTCGGCCCGCACGTCCTCGGCCTGGAAGGGCTTGGTGAGCACGAGGTCGGCCCCGCAGGCGATGCGGATCTCCTCGACCTTCGCGGGGACGCCCGTGACGACCACCAGGGGGATCGACGCCCCGCAGGCGAAGAGTCCCCGCCGTATCCCGCAGGCGATGTCGAGGCCGGACCCATCGGGCAGGGACAGGTCGATGACCGCAGCCTCGAAACGGGTGTCTTCGAGGAGCCGCCTCGCCTCCGCCGCGGTCTTGGCGCACTTCACGTCTGCCGGTAGCCGGGTGAGCTCGACGCACAGTCCGTAGGCGATGGGCTCGTAGTCCTCGATCACGAGGATCAGGGGCAACGGCGGGGGCGGCGGGGGGACCGTCGCGAGCCGTACCCCGCGCGACCGAACTCTACGCCAGAGGGGAAGCAAGGCGGCGGAGAGTAGTAGTAGGGACACCGCCAGGATCGCCGACACCGCACGCACCCTTCACTCCGCGCGGATGCGCGCTTCCGGGTCAATCTAGCGAGGTGCCCTCTTCGGGGTCAACGGGGGTCGCTAGAAGAGGCCGAAGCTCATGGGGTGAGCCGCCGCCTGCGGCTCGTCATCCCCGATCCCGGACTCGTCGAACTCGGTCAGGGCCATCTCCATCTGGTCCGCGAGCCCGTGGGGCTGCTCGACCGCCGCGAGGAGCTCGAAGAGCCGGGGGAGGCGCTGGCGGATCGCCTCCCGTCCGGTCGGGGTACGCGAGCACTGGTTCAGGAGGTGGGCCGCCTGGAGCCGCAGGCCAGTGAGCCGCTCCTGCGCGCTCCGGGAGACGTGATCCATCTCTTGGATCAGGCGGCGGACCTGTCGCAGGGGGACCGAGGCTCGGGGGTCGCGGAGGAAGGCGTCCTGGTCGTCCTGACCGAACTCCTGCGAGAGCGTCACGCGGAAGGCCCTGGCCCGGTCGAGGGTGCGCGGGTCCGGGGGGTCGTTGGCGACGTACGAGAGGGGTCGCTCGGCGGGTGGGGGCTCCTCCGGGGCGGCGTTGACCCGCGCGAGCTCGGAGCCATGTGGCTCGGAGTAGCGGTCCCGCGTCGGGGTCTCCCAGTCGCGAATGCGGCCGACGTGGAGGAGCACGCGGCCCCCGTCGTCTTCGGCGAGGGGGATCTGTCGGAGGTGTGCGGCCTGAAGCGCGGGGTTGAAGTCCCGGGAACCCATGGAGGGACTCTACACGGATCGCTCGCTTTAGCGCAACGCGGCGGCGACCGACGTGGCCGCAACCCCTCCGAGGATGAGCCCGGCGCCGAGGCCGATGGGGAAGGCGTTGCGCACGAGCCACGAGGGCCTCGCGGCCTCCATGCGGCGGAGGTTCTCCGCGTGGGTCGACTCGTAGAGCACCCGGTGCGCCCGCCACACGGAGCGGTCGGCCTCGTAGTGCTCGCGGAGCTCGCGGTAGCGCAGCCGGTAGAAGCCCGCCCGGACCGCCCACCCCTCGGAGGCGAGGAGCCCGGAGGCCCGGGGACACGGGTAGTTCCCGCCGCGGAGCCCGGTGGCGTCGTAACAGGACCCGGCTTCGAGGGGCTCGACCGTCTCCCCCGCCGGGATGCCGTCGGGGAGGGGCTCCTCGGCGGGGTCGGGCGGGAGGTCGCGGGTCTCGGGTGCAGAGGGCGGAGGGAGGAGCCGCGGGGTCTGCGTCGAGGCGCACCCGGCGAGGAGGGCGAGGATCAGGATGGAGCGCACCGAGGGAGAGTAGAAGGGCCCGGCCCCGGCGGGCAAGGCCCCTCCCCTTCGCTCAGATCTGCTCGCCCTGCACCTCGGCCGCGTCGTCCCCCTCGTCCTCCCCCTCGTCGAGGGCGACGGGGGACCCGAACTTGGCGGCGAGGCTCGCGGACGACCCGTCCTGGGCGAGGCCGCGGTTGGCCCACGAGGGGCGGGTCGCGGAGAACTCGACCGCCATGGTGAAGGGGCGGAGGAGGATCCAGGTGTGCTGGCTGATGTGGGCCCGGCGGCGCCAGAACTTGAGCGCGCGGTTGTGGTAGGTGGCCGCCGCGACCTCGTCCGAGGTCGGGACCACGATCTTCACGGCGGCCTTGCCGTCGTTGATCTGCGCGGCGCCGCGGAAGCCCGCGCGCACGTCGTCGTGGGCCTCCGAGAGGGCCTGGGCGTGGAAGCCCGCGTCGAAGAGGGCCTGCGCGGCGTCGGCGTCCCCGGCCTTGAGCTGGCCGACCGCCTGGGTCATGCAGTCGTTGGCGACCGTGCGGAGGGCGTCGCGGCTCGCGCGGTGGGCGTCGGCGAGGCCGTGGAGGTACGCCGGGTCCGAGGACTCGGGCGCCGTCCAGGGGGCGATGGTGGTGGTGACGGGGGTGGTCTCGGCGGGGACGTTGGCGGTGGCGGCGGCGGTGTTCATGGTCTCGATCTCCTGTGCTTCACAATCTAGCACCTAGATCGGACCCGTCAAGGGCCGCCAGTCGAATTGTTTTCTACTGGATCTTGACCCGGGTGTGGTCGCTCGACGGCTTGATGACGCCCTGGTAGTTCTTCTTCCCGCTCGTGTGGAAGCCCGGGTCGTCGGCGTACTTGGTCAGGGCGGAGGCGTAGGTGCCCTTGTGCGTCCCGAGGTAGTTCCACTTTCCCCTGGCCGTGGGGTGGGGGCCCCACACGGTCCAGTCCTTCTCGGCGTCGCCGTGCTTGTTGAGCTCGGCGCCGTGGCGGCGCTGGTTCTGCGTGGGCCCCTTGTAGCCCGGCTCCCCGGGCTTCTTCCCGGCGGCGTCGGGCCCGAGCTTGCGCCACGTCCCGAAGACCATCTTCTCCCCCTCGTGGCCGCCCGAAGGCTCCTCGGCCTCGCGGAGGCGCTGCGCGAGCCTCTCCGTGGGGGTGGAGGCGATCTCCGAGAGGGCCCGTAGCGTCCTGGCATCCATGCGAACGTGCTCCTGTGCTTCCTTCGAGAGATTGTACCCTGCCCGCTTCCCGCCGTACCAGACCTCGACGCGGCCGAAGGTCAGGGTGCGCTTGTCGATGCGCTGCACCGGGAGGTCGTCCTCGGGGTCGATGTAGGCCAGGGTGATGTGGGCGTTGAAGCCGTGGTCCTCGCGGGCCTTCACGCCCTCCTTCGCCAGGGCCTTGAGGAGGTCAGGACGCTCCCGAGTGAGCCGTGCGCAGTCGACCGGGAGGTAGACCGGGTCCCCGCCCTCGTCGTCCCCAGCGAAGCGCCCGATCCCTCCGACCTGGGCCTCGAAGGGGGCCCGACCCCCGGCCCACCCCTCGACCGCTCGCTTGAGCTTCTCGAAGGCGTCGGGCCCGAGCTCGTCGACCTTGCCGTGGACGGTGAGGGTGCAGTGGAGCTCCTTAGAGGGGAGGCCGTCCTCGATCGCCAGGGCGGACCGGGAGGGGCCGTCGAGGGCGAGGACGACGGCCGCCCACGAGCTCGTACCCTTCGGGCTGGACCGCTCGGCGAGGAGGGCGCGGGGGGACCACACGGCCGGGGCTACTTCTTCGGGGGCCATCCCCCGCCCGGGTGTTTGGGGAGGTGGAGCTTGATGCCCGCGCTCACCTTCTTGGGCTTCGCCGGGTCCTTCCCGCCGTACGCCGTCAGGGTCATCGAGGGGCCGAGGGGGGACTTCTTCGTGACGCTGTGGATCGGCACGTCGTCGGGACCCCGGGTGTCGCCGCCGTGCCCGTGAAGGGCCGGTTGCGCTTCGCCCCACCCGGGGGTGTGTTGCCACTTGTCCGTCATCTGGTGGTTCGCCGCAGGGGACTTGTGCTCGCTCCACCCGATCTTCGCCACGTCGGCAGTGATAGGCGACCCGGCCTTCTTCGCTCGTGCGTAGAGGGTCTTCACCGCGCGGTTGTGGTAGTGCTTCGACGCTTCGGCATCGTCCTTGGGGACCACGATGTCGGAGGCCTTGCCGTGACCGAAGGCCGCCGCGCGGAGGGCCAGTTGCACGTCTTGGTGGGCCTCGCCCTGCTTCTGGTGCTCGAACCCGACCTGAAGGTGCTTGGCAGCGGTCTCGTGGTCCCCCTTGGACTTGGCGACGGACGCTGCTTTCATGGCCGCGGTAGAAGCGGCGAAGTGCTTGTCGCGGTGGGCCTTGTGGTGGTCCGCGTGCGCGTGAAGAGCCTCAGGCGTGGCGTTCGGATCTACCGGCCGCCACGTCCCGAAGACCATCTTTTCGCCCTCGTGGTCTCCCTCCCCCTCCTCGGCCAGGACGTGGGCCGGGGTGGTAGCGAGCCGGAGGAGGGTGCGCATCTCGTGAAGGGGCAGGGGCATCGGTCGGGCTCCTCGGGGGGTGCTCAGGGGGTGATGGGCGTGCGGTGCGTGTACCGCCACTTCCCGTTCTGGCCCTTGACGTAGTTGTGCCCCTTGATCTGCGTCGTCGCCCCGGGCTTGGCGTCCGGGTGCTTGCTGTGCAGGTAGGGGTGCGGGTCGATGTTCTGGAGGCCCTGGTGGGCGGGGTTGTGGCGCGAGGTCGGGAGGAGGGGGAGCGGCCGGTCGCCCTCGCCCACCGGGTTCCCGAGGGGGACGCGGGAGTCGGCGACCGACCCCTGGACCTCGGGCTTGGCCCCGGCCGCGCCCTGCTTGTGGGGGTGCTTGGCGATCCCCGGGTGCTTCATCGGGTCCTGCCCGGCGTAGTGGGTCTTCGCGAGGGAGAGGGCCTGCTTGACCTCGCGGTAGTGGTGGTCCTTCTCGTGGTCGGGGACCTCGGAGGGGTGCACCCCGGAGAGCATCGCGCGGGTGTCGATCCGCTGCTTCTGCCGGTGGGCGTGCCGGGCGTACTTGTCCCCGATGGCGTGGTGCTCGGCGGGGGAGTGCTCCTTGCCCGTCTTGCGCCACACCCCGAAGACCATCTTCTCGTCCGGGCCGTGGGCGCTCGGGTGGTCCTCGGCCCGCTGCTTCTGGGCGGCGGACAGGAGGTGCTTGTTGGCCGCCGCGGAGTGCTTCTGGGCCGCGTCGGCGTCCCCGAGGCGCGAGGCCGTGAGTGCGGCCGTCGCGTGGTGGTGGGCGTGGCTCAGGTGGTGGTCGACGGTGGGCTCGGCCGCCCCCATGCCGCCCTCCTCGGAGAGGATCCGCCGGGCGATGTTCGGGGGGATGTACCGGCGGTCGGCGAGGGCCGCCATCTCGGTGAGGGTTCGGGCGTCCATGGTGTGGCGGTCTCTCCTGAATCAGCGGGCGTCGTTGCGGGCGATCTCGGCGGCGAAGTCCTCGACGCCCTTGGAGATGCGTTCGAGGAGGTTCTCGCCCTTGTCGGTCAGGGCGTCGAAGGCCTTGGTGATGGCCGCCAGGGAGGGGCCGTCCAGGCTCCCGCCCCCGAGGGACTCCCGGCGGCTGTCCTCCCGCATCCGGGCGAGCTTGGGCTTGACCCGCTGGCCGATAGCGGCCACCTCGGCGAGCTCGCCGAAGGCGTGGAGGACGAGAACGGGCATCCGCCCGGCCGTGGGCATCTCGTCGTCGGAGCCCTTGACCCGGCGGTAGCGCCAGCCGGTCGTGAAGTCGTTGTCGATCGCGTACCCGAGCTTCAGGACGAGCTCGTGGAGGGACGCGACCGGGCCGTCGCGCATGGCCGCGGCGCGCTTCGCGTACTCCCCGTCCGAGAAGACGAAGGAGTCGAGCTCGGCCTTCATCTGGGCGAGGATGCCGTGGAGGTCGAAGACCGCCCGGGTCAGCACGGAGAGGGCGGCGTAGCCCGGGTAGGACATGCGGTAGGCGGCTTCGGACTCCTCGGAGAGGACCCCCCGGCCGAGGTCGGGCCGGGCCCCCATCTCCTGGGAGCGCACCCCGGCGAGCACCTGCATCTCGTAGAGCATCCGTCGGTCCATTGGCACGGTCTCGTCCCTGGTCAGCGGGGGTTGCGGAGGTCAGTGCGGGCGAGCTCCTCGACCGACTGGCACGTCTCGTAGGTCTGTTGAATCACCACGAGGAGCATCTGGAGCCGGTCGTGCGTGGGGTTCTTGTCCTGGTGGTCGCGCATCTGGTTGAAGATGTGCCCGAGGTTGGCCCGCGCCGACTTCATGGCCCGTTCGAGCATCTCGACTGCCTTCAGGATCTCCTGGTCGAGCGCGGGGTTCGAGCGGTGGGTCGAGGGGGCGACGTTGGGGTTGGCCTCCCCGGTGAGCCCCCGCACCCCGAGGGTCGGGATCGGCGCGATCGGGGACGTGGCGTAGGTCTCCGCCAGCCGCATCATCTCCGTCAGGGTCCCGTGATTCACGGCTTGCACCCCTCCACTGCCTTCGTCAGGGCGGCGCCCGCCGACGTGAGCGAGCTCCCGGCGTCGTCGAGGTCCTTGAGGGCGTCGAGGGCCCGCTGGATATCCTCCTCCGAGAGCTCGTTCGGGACGAGGAAGCCCGTGAGCTTCTCGACCGCGACCTGGGCCTTGGAGAGGGCGTCGCGGACCTCCTCGAACTTGCGCTGGACCTTCGCCCGGGGCTTGGCCGTGGTCTGCCCGGGGAGCGGGGAGAGGAAGGTGAGGGGGGTCGCCTCGGAGAGGTTCATCATCTCGGCCAGGGTGCGGCGGTTCACGCGACTACCCTACACCGGGGGCCGGAATTACCGCAAGGCGAGTGCTACGGGAGCTCGGCGCCGTACCCGGCCGCGCGGAGCTCGCGGAGGGCGTCGAAGGTCATCCGGCCGGGGATGCCGTCCACGGAGAGGGCGGGCTTGCCGGGCCGCATGGTGTTCATCTTGGCCTGCACGTCCTTCCAGAAGCTCGCCTGGGCCGGGCCGGGGAAGGCGAGGGGGGTGTAGTTGTGCCGGTCGAGGTACTGGTAGGGGACCGGGCCGCAGTCCCCCTCGCCGCGGTTGCCCACGTCGCGGTGCGAGATGACCCCGCGGAAGTCGGCGATGCCCGCCATCGGCCAGGAGCCCTTCGCGTACGTCCTGACGAGGTTGAAGCGCGGGTGCCGGGTGAGGAGGTTCACCACGGCCATGAGGGCATCCATCTGGCCCTCGTAGAGCTTCCCGTCGCCAGTGATGGCGATTTCGACCCCGATGGAGTGGTGGTTCACCGCCTTGTGCCCCGCGTGGTAGGTGATCTTCTTCGCGAGGTCGGCGATCTGGACGACCTGACCGTCGAGGTCGACGATGAGGTGAGCGGAGGCGACCCGGGCGGAGCCCGACCACGACCGGGCGTTGCGCTCGGCGAGGTCCCCGGCGGGGCCCTTCCCAGGCTGGAGGCGCTGGGGCATCCGGCCCGTCGTGGTGTGGAGGACGAGGAGGTGGATCGCCTCGGTCGGGAGGCGCGTCTCGCCGTCCGCGTCGCTCATGGCGAGCTCGGGGGCGTCGGAGAAGTTGAGGACGTTGACCCCGGGGACGTTGACCCTGGAGCCGTCGATCACGAGGCCGGTGCCGGTGGCGAGGTTGGTGTAGCCCATGGCCCGGAGTACCACGGCGCGAGGACGGACGGCTAGAGCACCAGGGCGAGGCCCGGGGTGTCCCCGTCCCGCCAGGGCCGGACCCCGAGGGCCTTGAGCTCCTCGGCGACCTCGACGAGCCGGGGGCGATCGGCCGGTACTCCGAGGAGCGCCCGGAGGAGCCGCTTGAGCTTGTTCGGGTTCGACGGGAAGGTGCCGCTCTCGACGAAGCAGTCCGCGACCTCCGGGGTGAGGAGCGCGAGGTAGTTGGCGTAGTGGAGGAAGCTCGTGAAGGCCCAGGTCCACCCGGACACCCCAAGCTCGGTGAGGAGGGCCTCCGCCTTGAGCATCCGGTCGGCGTGGAGGGCGGCGATTGGCCCGGCACCGTACCCCGGGAACCGCCCACGGAAGGCGGGCTCCTCGCCGGGCTCCATGCGACCGAGGACCGCGCGGTAGGTTCCGCCCTCTTCGAGCTCGACCCCTCCGCGGATCAGGGTGAAGGGCCCGTAGTGGGCCGGTAGCTGGTCCCGGGGGATGCTCGTGAACCGCCGCGAGGCCTGCCAGTTGAGGAAGCCCATGTAGTAGCCCGCCGGGGTCCGGTCCCCGTCGGCCAGGAACGCGAAGAGCTCGCGGTTGGTGAAGTAGGGGACGCCTCGGAGCGAGCTCGCCCGGCAGTGGGAAACCGGGCCGAAGAAGAGCCCCGCGGAGAGGAGGGCCTCCGCCTCCGGGTGAGACCGGGCCTCGACGATGACCTCGACCAGGGCGTCCGTGTCGGGGATCCACATGGAGCGGACGTTGACCCGCGGGGGGTGGGGGAGGGAGGCGAAGACCCGGTCGGTCGTCCAGCTCGTGGGGATCATCCCTCGGGCGGCCAGGGCCTCCCACGCCTCGGCCGGGTCCGAGGGGAGGGTGGCCTTGAGGGCGAGGACGGCCTCGGGGGAAACCGGGGGGAGGGTGGCGGTGGCCGTGGTCCCCATGGAGTGCGCGGCGCTCATCCCCTCCCCCCCGCAAGCTCGGCGCGGGTCTTCTGGCCGGGGGCGAGGATGGACTGGACGGGCCACCGGAGGTGCGCCGCGAGCATCGTGACCGCCTCGCGTTCGGCATCGTCCGAGTAGACGTAGGTCCCCGGGCGCTCCGGGAGCCACGCCTTGCCGCCGCACGCCGCCACGGGGCGCGTCGAGCCGTCCACGAACTCGACCCGGTAGGTGACGGGGGAGTCACTTGCGGGCGGCACGAGGCGCTCGACCTCCCACCGCTCCATCGTCGCCACGGCTTCGAGGGCCTCGCGCGGGCCCCTCGCCTTCGTGGCCTGCCACCCCCGGGGGAGCTCGACGCACCACGCGGGGCCCAGGTAGGTGGGGCGGTGGTCGACGCGGAACTCCTTGACGGCTCCGTCCTTGTACTCGACGCCCCAGAGTTCGCTCGCGTTGGTCTCCATGCGCCTAATCTAGCGCATGGGTTGAGGGCGTCAAGTCACTCGGGTCGAATGAGCATCACGCGGTTGAACTCTTCGAGGTCCTTGTAGCTCGGCGCGAGCGGGGGCACCGACAGGTCGAGGCCGCTGGCCTCGGGCATACCCGGGTTCATCACGGAGTGCGGGTCGTAGCCCACCGGGGAGCACCGGGCGTCGGGGGTCGTGTCCCCGGCCGACCGGCAGACGTGGCCCATGCCGAGGGCGTGGCCGACCTCGTGAGCGAAGACCGCTGCGAGGGCCTCGCCGGGGGCGCAGACCGGGTCGACCCACACCGTGTAGGCGACCGTGTCGTAGTAGCCCGCGCCGAACCCGCGCGAGCGGCACCCGGCGGGCCCCCAGTCGCCGCGGTAGACCACGACGTGGCGGATGATCCCGCGGACCGGGCCGGGGGGAGAGGGGGCGCTCAGGTCGCCGTCCGGGGCCCACTCGAACCGCGGGCCGAGGCGTTCGAGCATCGGGAACTCAGAGAGGATCGTTGCGCGCTCCGCCGCGGTCCACCCGGGCCCGAGCCGGACCTGGACGGTGCCGTGCTTGGCGGGGTTGTGTTGGTTCGGGGTGAAGAAGCGCTTGCCGACGAAGGCCCCGACGAGGGTCAGGACGAGGAGGGCGGCGAGGCCGAGGCCGGTCTTGAGGATGATGGACTTGCGCTCAGGGGTCATGGGCGCCGGGTGTATCACCCCGAGGGCCCGGAGACTACGGCGTGATGAGGGCGGACGTGAGGCCGTACGCGAGGCAGTGCCTCGGGTAGAGGTAGCCCTCCGCCCCGGCCAGGAGAAGCCCCTCGCGATCGGCGATCGAAATGGAGTCGGGGCGGAGGGGACCGGCGGCGAAGTCGTAGATCGCCTCCCCCTTCCGCGCCGGACCGACGATCATCGTAAGCGGAACGAGGGCACGAGCGGGGGTCAAGCCGCGCGTGTGGTCGGTCACGAGTTCGTAGCGCCACGGGGCTCCGGCCGGGCGGAGTTGGAGGGGCTCGTCGGGGTGAAGGTGGTCGAGCCGCACCACCCGGGGGGTCGCCTGGAGGTCGGAGGTCTGGACGGCCCACACGTCGGTCGGGAGGCCCTCGACCTCCGCCTTGCGCCACCGGGCGGCGCCGAGGAGCGCGACGATCGAGTTCATGGACACCGCCTCCTTCGGGCTCCTCACCCGCAAGACCCAGGCGTAGAGGGTCTGCTTCCACTGGTCCTTGAAGGCGGGGCCCTCCATCGTCGCGAGGAGGCTGGTCACGCGCCGCGACACGTAGTCCGGGTCGGCGAGTTCCGGGCGCGGGGCGTTCGCGAGTCCGAGGATCACGAGTCCGCTCCCTCCCGCGCGCTTCGGGTCCGCGACGACGCACGTCACGCGACGAAGGACCTCGCGACCCGTGTAGCCCACGCCCTGCGCGAACTCGCGGAGGTGGAGGGTGTCCCCGACCGTGTAGGAGCCGGGCTGGACGTACAGCCCGTGAAAGGGCTGCGCCCCCGAGGCGATGGGCTCGAAGGCTTCGGGGTCGGTCTTGAGGCCGCGGATGTTGCTCATCGGGGTCTAGTCCTCACGGGGGTCATGCCGGGCGGCGCGCTGACCCGGTCGTAGGTGAGCACGGCGCCGGGGAGTCGGTGGCCGAAGTAGCGGGCGGCGAGGCGCTCGTCGGCGCGGTTGCGGATCTTCAGGACGGTGAGCCGGAGGGGCTCCCGGCCCGTCACGAGTAGTTTCCACTCAGGGAGCCCGCGGCGCCGCATGTCTTTGTAGATGGCTTCGAGGTCCATACACACAACCTAGCGCATACATCGCCCGAGGCCAACCGGGAGCCACATGACTCCGTCACCGCGTGGGGAGGCACCGGAGGCACGTCACCTCGGAGAGGGCGGCGGCGTACTTCGGCCGGGGGCCACGGCGAGGGAGGAGGTCCTTGCCACACACGGCGAAGCCGGGCCGCTTGGGGTTCTCCCGGTGGGCGGTCGCGTGCTTGGCACCGACGGGCACCACCGGGGCCAGGGACCACCGCTCGACTCGTTCGACGAACCGCAGGCCCTCCGCCATGACCCGCTCGTGGCGCCGCACGGCCTCCTCGATCAGCTTTCCGAGGTGGGCCGAGTAGGAGGGGATGCCCTTGCCGTGCGGGTCGCCGGGGCGGAGACAGACCTCGAAGGCCCCAGTCCGGTGCTCCCCCACGTAGCCCGGCCGCCCCGGGACGGGGGTCCGCCCGGAGAATCGGAGCGGGGGCTGGCCGCGGAGCTGTTCGATGTAGGCGTCGAGCTGGACGGCCACCGGGAAGAGCACCTCGTGGAGGTAGGCCCTGGGCGCCGAGGCCGAGAGCTCGTAGGGCCTGCGGCAACTCCCGAAGCAGGACCCCTTCTCCCAGGCCTCGCGCGGGACCGGCTTGGTGTGCTTGCCCGGCTGCGACCACCCGTGGTGACGGACGGTGAGGGCCTCGGTGAGCATGTGGGGCTCGAAGCACACCCCACAGGTCCCGCGGTACTGGACGGTGAGGGCGGGGGCCACGGGGGTCACCGCTTCGGGGGGATGGGCTTGGCCGCCAGGGTCAGGACGAGGCGGTAGAGGGCGGGGAACCGGGCCGTGGGCGCTGAGAGCTCCTCCGCGGTGGAGACGAGGCATCGGCCCCCGGTCTCCGTGCGGAGCTCGCGCGCCTGCGCCGCCGCGATCCCCGCAGGGTGCAGGTACTGGTGGACCCGGGCGTAGGAGTTCTCCCCGTTGTTGATGATCCCGGTCCACAGGCACACGAGGTCACTGCGCGAGACCCGGAAGCCCGTCTCCTCAAAGAGCTCGCGGACCGCGGCGTCTACGGGCCTCTCGCCCGGCTCGACGCGACCGCCCGGGAGTTCGAGGAGCCGGTGCTTCCCCCGGAGGGAGAGCCACCCCGACCGACCGCCGCCGACGGAGACCGGGACGGACACTCCGACCCCCTCGGGGAGGCCCGGGACCTTCGCCCCCGTGAGGCCCTCCATCCTGTGTTCGGCGTAGTCGAAGGCGATCTTCCCGAGGGTGTCCTCCCAGTAGGAGGCGCCGGAGGGGTGCCGGAGGCGCCGGGTCTCCTGGTAGACCCCGAGGGCGATGAGGGCCCTGGTCTCGGCCAGGGCGATGCTCTGCGGGTGCTTCGGGTTCCCGAGGGGGGCTTCGCGCGAGAGGGCGGCGGCTCTCTCGTGGAGCCTGCGGGTCTCGGCCCCGTCGCTCAGGGCGAGCCGGTCGAGGGTGTAGCCGTCCGCGATGAGCCGGTCGACGAAGACCGCGAGGGTACCCGTGCTCATGGGGGAGGCGAGGCGCCGGGCGGCGGTCTTGCGCGGCCCCGACTTGAGGGTCGAGAGGAAGGCCTCGACCGGGTCGGCCGAGCTCGGGACGGGGATGACGGGGTCGCTCACGTCGTCTCGTTCAGGATCTGGGAGACCCGCTGCTTGGACACCTTGAGCGCCTTCGCGATGGCCGACTGCTTGAGCCCCTGGTCGACGAGCTCGGCCACCTTGCGCCGGAGCTCTTCGTTCCGGGGGGCGAGGCCGGTGCGGGGGATGGGGGCGCGGAGCGTCGCGAGGCCCCCGCGGGCGCGAACCTCGCGGTCGATGACCGATCGGTGGACCTTGAACTCCAGGGCGACCTTCGCCGTGGAGGTGCCCGCGGCCACGCGCTGCATCGCGGCGTCGCGGTCGAACTCGACGGGGGGGCGCCCGTGGCGCTTCTCGGTGTGGGGTTCGGGGGGCGTGTCGCCCTCGGGGGGCGTGATGGGGGTGTCGGTCATGGGGGGGTCTCCTCGGGGAAGATCGTCCGCGCGAGGAAGGCCTCGGCGAGAACGACGTGGGGCGGAACGTGACAGAGGGTGGCGAGCTCGGCGAGGAAGGTCCGAACCGCGGTGGCGTAGCTGGATCGACGCGCCAGGGTGGCCCCGTCGATGCCCGGCGCGGGGTGTCCTTGGAGGGGGACCCACAGGCGCGCGTTGGCCGTGGCGCCCCGGCGCTCGACCAGGAACGACTCGGGGTTGGCCCGCTGGAAGCTCCGGCGCTCGGCGACCCAGCGGAGAGCCTCAGGGGTGATGTGAGCGAGGGGGGAGATGGCCGCGAAGTCGGGCCTCGCTTCGAGCTCGGCGAGCGTCTGGCGCGGGGAGTCGTAGTCGATCCCCCCCTTACCGAGGGCCCGGAGCTTGTCGGCGCACTTGAGGCGCTCGGCGACAAGGGCCCCGAGGACCCCGCGGTTGTACTCGGGGAAGCGGCTCCCGGGCCCGAGGAGGTAGTCGAATGGGAGCCACCGGGCCTCGCCCTCCGCGCTCGACCGGAGCTCGCCCTCGTAGGCGGTCACGAGGTAGGTCACGGCCCACCGACCGTCACACTCCGCGGCGTAGAGGATCGTCGCGCTCAGGACCTCGATCCCGGTCCCCTCGCGGCACTCGCGCCGCGCGGCGATGGCCGGTTGCTCCCCCGGATCGACCTTGCCGAAGGGGAGCCCGTAGCCCCCCTTGCACTTCACGGTGAGGTACTGGGTCGTGCCGGTGTCGCGGGCCACGAGTACGCCTGCGGACCAGGGGAGCTTCTGCGAGGGAGGGGCTGGGATCACGGACAGCAACCTAGCGCATAGGGCCCACAAAGTCAACCCCCTTGGGGCGAAACGCAGGGTTGGCGGCGTCGGTGTAGGGGGTCACGGGTCGTCCTTTCGGGGGCACGGGTCCTTGAAGGCCTGGGCCATGTGGGCGAGGCCCGAGGAGAGCCCAGAGGGTCCGCCCATGAAGGCGAGGGCCTCCGCGCCGCATCGCTCGCACACCACCTTCGTCCTCCGCTCGTCCCTGGTGTCAGACGGTGGCGCGAAGAAGCTCCCGAGGTGGATCGTCAGGACGTGGAAGTTGAGGACGGGGAGGCTCTGGTCCCCCACCGTCCGGCGGCCGTTCTGGATGTAGATGGGCATGAGGGGACTCCCGCGGCGGACGGAGCCATGTGGCTCTCAGGGGGTGGCCTTCTTCGCGAGGGCGTGGACCGCGTCCATCGCCACCCCGAGGCCCTGGATCTTCGCGAGCATCGCGTGGACCGTGGGGGACCTGAGCATCCCCATGGCCTCCACGGTGAGCCGGTCGTGCTCCGCCTTGAGCGCGGCCAGGACCGCCTTGAAGGTCTCCTGGTTGGCGGTCGCGGGCGGGACGGGGGTCGCGGGGGCGGCCCAGCCTTCGAGCGCGTGGAGCGCGAGCCTCGCCTCCCCCGTCGAAGAGCCCTCCTCCCCGGTCTCCGAGATGAAGAGGGCCACGGCCAGGAACTCCTCGGTGGAGAGGGTAGACTCCGCCTCCGTCACGACGGGGGCGATCCACTCGCGGAGGTGGCGCTTCCACCGCTTCATCGCTCCCGGATCGAGCGGGAGGAAGACAGAGGAGGCCCGATTGAGGTGCTCCCCCGCGAGCTTCCGCCACTCCTCGGCCTCCATCCACTGGCCTTCGATCGACCCCTCGACCGTTCGAGTGCACGCCCACCCGAGGGCCGTGAGGGTAGCGTGGAGCCCGAAGCGGTTGATGCGCTGGTAGGTCTCGATCGTGTCGATCCCGCGGCCCGCCCGCAGAACACGGCGGAGGGCCCCGTGCACGTCGGGGGCCTTGAGGACCGCCTCGCCGGTAAGGAAGGCCTTGATACGGCCGAGACCGTCCTCGACCCGCTGGGGGTCCGCGGCGCCGAGGTCGAAGACCGGCCACGGCACGGCCGCTGGGAGACTCCCGATCGCCGTGCGGGTCGGGTCGGCGGGGACGAACAGGAACGCCCCGATCCGCTTGGCGTAGGCGGACCGGCCCCCCTCGTCCCACCCCTCGGGCGAGTAGCCCGCGATGGTGGTGCCCATACCGTCGCGCAGCGTGATGGTGCTGACGGGGCCCTCTACGGCCGGGTCGGTGCCGTGGTACGCGAGCCAGGGGCCGTTGTGGGCCATGACCTCGGCGGCGTAGGGTACGGCCCGCCAGTCGGGGCGGGACGGGGCGGGGTGGGTCGGCGCGGCGGTGTGGGGCATGGTCGGGTCTCCTCTGCCTAATCTAGCGCATAGATCCGAGGAGTCAACCAGCCGAGGTCGAAAAGGAAGGCTAGAGCCTGTCCCCGATGCGCCGGAACAGGGAGTGCCCCTGTCCGATGTCGGGGAACTCGTACTCCCCGGACGGGAGGGGCTTCGCGCTCGGGCGCCACCGCAGAGCGTCGAGGGAGGCCGCCGCGCCGGGGTGGATGCTGGCGAGCACCCCATGGAGCATGTCGACCGCGGCATCGAGCCGGGCCTCGGCCCGGACCACGTTCATGCACGCCACGTCGTACCCCGTGGCCTTGGGGAGCCCCACGAGGTCGTTGTGCGCCCGGATGGTGTATTCGAGCTCCTGGGCGTAGTGGAGCCACACCTCGCAGGCGTCGGTCCACACCTTGTTGATGTCCCGGAGGGGGATGTGCGCGAAGAGGTCGGAGTACAGGTCGAGGAGCTTGGGGTCCGCTTCGGAGGTCATGGCGGTAGGCATCACGGGTCCTTGGGTTCGAGGGTCAGGACGGCGGCGAGGTACTCGACTGTCCGGGCGAGGGCGGGGGCCGCAGCGAAGAGCCGGGCGACGCCGCCGTGGGGGCACTCGGCGACCGGGGGTTCGTTGACCCGCGGCTTGCCGTCGCCCTCGACGAGGATCACGTCCTCCCCGACGGCCCGGAGGCTCTGGTAGAACTCGCGGGCCTCCTCACGGAGCTTCCGGGCCTCGACGCCCGTGATGAGCCCGGCGGGCCGAGGGGGGAGGGGGGCCGGGGCCTCGGCGGGGTCTTCGAGGAGGACCGCCCCTCGGGCGTCGAGCCGCCACCAGCGGACCCGGAGGGGCTTGCGCCCGAGGCGCCGGGTGACCGCCGCCTCGAAGTCCTTGAGGCTGGCCGCGTGCTCGTGCGCGTGCTCGGGGGTCATGTGGTCCGCGCAGAGCGCCGGGTGCTCTGACACGGGGTCAACGATGCACCGCCAGAGCTCGCCCCTCGCGGCCGAGGCGTCGACTTCCTCGGTGGTCTTGAGGGGGAGCTCGGGGTAGCCCTCGGCGGCGAGCCGCATCATCGCCACCCGGCGCTGGAGGTCGAGCTCCTTGTAGAGGGAGAGCTCGTAGAGCCGCTCGTAGTGCCCGACCGCCAGGGTGAGGGTGTAGGAGGCCGCGAGGAGCGAGGCGGCCTCCTCGTGCCCCGGGCCGAAGAGGCGGGCGACGGCGACGTGGCGGTTCCGAACCGTCGAGGAGCCCTCCGAGACGTAGCTCGCGGTGTAGGGGCCGGGCGGGGCGGCCTCCCGGAGGCGCCGGGCCTGGGCACCCGTGGGGAGCCCAGCGGGCGCGCTCGGCGGCGGGAGGCCCGTCAGGGCGGCGAGGGCGGTGTCAACGACCCCCACGGCGGCGAGGCCGAGGAGCTGTTCGTTGCGGGCCCGGCCGCAGTTACAGGCCCCGCCGTCACGCCGCACGCACCAGTCGGCGTGGGCGTCGGTGGCGTCTGGGGTGGTATCGGTCAGGGCGGGTTCGTCGTTGCTCATGGGGTCTCCGGGGTCTTCGAGGGATTGGTCAAGAGGGTCGACTCGCGTTCGGTGAGGTACCAGCGCTTCGCCACGAGGTTCCCGTCAACGTGTCTCGTGACCAGACCCAGGTGGAGGAGGCACTCCCCGGCGCGTTCGAGGGTCAGGATCAGGGTCAGGTCGCCGAGTCGGTGGTCCTTGTATAGGGAGACATAGGAGCGCACGGAGGAGACCTTCAGGCAGTAGTTGAAGAGAAGGTAGACGGGGAGGCGCCCGTCCCGCTTCGCGAACTCGGCGTAGGTGCGGGTGAGGGCGTTCGAGTACCGGACGAGCTCGCGGCCGTTGCCCTCCCCGGCGGCCCACCGCTCGCAGCCCTGGAGCCACTCCCGCGGAACGTCCGTCACCTCAAGGCCCTTCTCGGCGAAGAGGTCGGCGAGCTTGAGCCCCACCCGGCAGAGGGCCGCGATGGTGACGGAGCGGCGCTCGGGTGTAGGGGATGCGTACGGGGGACGGCCCATCTCACCCCCTCCAGGCGGTGAGGCGTAGGGCGGGGGCGGGGGCGAACTCGGGCCCCCCGAGGAGCCGCCAGAGCCGCTCGACCCGTGCGACCTCCTCGTGGGTCGGGGCCGTGCGCTCGACCTTAGAGAAGTCGTTGTTCTCGGTCCCGGCCAACTGCACCCCGACGAGGTACTCGTGGTGATCGACGTGGACCCCGGGGAGGGCCACGAGCCCGAGGTGAGCCAAGATCGCGGCCATGACGTTCTGGCCCTCTTTGACCTCCACCTTGAGGGTTCGGGCCGCGACCCGGGCCCGGTCCGTGGTCGTCGGGTTCCGCTCGTCGCAGACGAAGCCAAACATGAGGGCGGCGTAGACGGACATGGCGGGTTCAGCCTTCCTGGGGCGTGGGGGTCAGGACGAGGTCGAGCGAGCGGAGGAGGAGTCGGCGGGTCATCGCGTCGACTCGGCGGAGCGCGTCCTCGGCCCGCCGGTAGCGAGCCACATGGCTCTCCTGGGTCTCCCCCGGCATCGGCCCCTCGTAGGCCGGTCGGTCGATGATCCGCCGCCGGAGGGCGCACGAGGTGTTGAGGAGGTCCGCGGCGTAGCTGACGCTGTCAGAGGCCACGCGCCGCGCGTGGTCGGTCCCCGGGTCGGTGCGGTCGCCGAGGTCCGCGATGGTCCCCGCGGAGAGCAGGCTGTTGTCGAGGGCGTCGGTGAGACGGCCGATGTGGTCGGTCATGGGGGATCCTCAGGCCTCGGGGTTGGGGCGGGTGGCCGATCGACAGGTCGCACCGACGACCGTGTCACCGCGTGTGGCAACGCGAGCCGTCTCCCCGAGGAGGGTGGCGAATGCGAACTGGGACACCGCCCCGGTAGAGTCCTTCCAGCGGTAGGACCCGGCCGACGCCGTGAGGTGGAGGTCGTAGACCCCGTCGGGCTCGCGCAGGCCGAGGAGAAAGCCCTCCGAGACCGCCGCGGCATCCGCAGGCCACCCGAGCTCCTCGGGGGACTTCCACTCCCCGCCATCCCGAAGGGCGGTGCGGAACCAGAGGGGGAGCGGGTCGCTCATCGGGGCCCCCCGGACGCTCGCGAGCGGGACGAAGTTGGACATACGGGGCCGCTTGCATCCCCCGCACGGGTTGGCGTAGCCGCGCTCGCGGCCGTCCGAGGCGTGAGCGCACTCCCGGCACGACCCGAGCGGGACGATCTCGTCGGGCACGATGCCCGCGAGCTTGAAGAGGGCGTCGAGCTCCGCGGGGGTGGTCTGCGGGAGGGACGTGCTCGCGAAGTCCCACTCCCCCTTGTAGAGGCCGGGGTAGCCGCCCTGGTCGTCCCAGCGGAGGCGCCGGAGCACGGTGCCGAGAACCCGGATGCCTTCGCGGAGGTCGGATTCGGTAGGTTGGTCGGTGCTCATTGGCGGGGGCATCCCTTCTTCAGAAGAGCGTTGAGGAGGAGGCTTAGAGCCTCTACGGCGGTAGGGGCGGTGAGGACTCGGTCGGGAGGGGCGGGGAACATGCAGGCACCGGAGGCTCCCGCGGGGCGTCTTGTGTATTGGAGACAGGCGTCGAAGGCCTCAGGGTCCCCGTCGCTCGTGTCACAGTACACGCGGAAGGCCGCGTGTCGTCCGAACCGCCGACGCGCCGCCTCGTCTACCGCACGAACGAGGGACCGTCTATGCGCTCTTTCGCTCAGGGCCATGGTCATCGTCCCTTCGGTGCGGTGTTGAGGAGGCCGAGGCGCCGCCGCGCCTTCTTCGCCATGCGCCGGGCCTCGCGGTCGTAGCCGCGGAGCACCGACTTCTTCGAGGGCTCAGGGTTGGGGCGCTTGCCGTTGCTCACTCGTACAACCTAGCGCATAGAAACCAACAGTCAAGCCCCTTTGAGCGAAAGAGGCTACCGCACGGCGGACACCCCGAGGACGACCGCGTCCTTGTAGACCCCGAGGAGCTCGACCCCGAGGTCGATCATCGCGTCCATCGCCGGGGAGAGCTTCGCGAAGCTCGGCCGGTCCTGCCATATGTACCCCGACCGCTGGCCGGAGAAGATGGCCGCGAGCTTCTCGGCCCCCGTGAGCATCCGCTTGGCCTGCGTCCGGTGGTGGCGCCGGAGCGCCTCCTCGGAGAGGACCCGCCACAGAATGACAGCCCCGGGGAGGAGCTCGCGGGCCAGGGACTCCGCCCGCTCGATCCGGTCCGGCCGGTCCCTCCCTTCGGTCAGGACGAGGCCCCACACGGCCCAGTGGTAGAGCTCGGTGGCCGTCGGGGGGAGCGGGAGCCGGGTGCAGGCCGGACACGCCTCCATGCTCCGGGACCACCGGCTCTCGGGGGTGGGGGCGTACCACCCCCCGGGGGAGCTACACACGGCGCACTCGCCCTGACCGAACTGCACCCGCCCCGGCCCAGGTCCGTTCCACCACAGGCGCCGGGAGGCCCCGGGGTCGAGGAGGTCGAGGGCGGCGAGCCCCCGGGAGACGAGGGCCTCGGCCGCCTCCTCGACCTTCTCTCGGACCGAGCCCGCGCCGTAGCAGACCGGGCACTTCGCCTGCACGGCCCCGCCGCGCCCCCGAGGGGTCACCATGGAGAGACCGCCCCCGCGGCACCCCGTGCAGACCCGGTGCGTGCACTCGAACACGTCCCGCGCAGGGCCCGGTGGGGGCCGAGGGACCCCGAGGAGGAAGTGGGCGACCGTCACGACGAGGGGCCCGATGTGGCCGGACCGCGGCGCTTGCTCCACCCGCAGGAGCACACCCGGTAGGCCCCCTCGGCGGCCGGTTCCACCCGCGTCGCCCCGCGACACCGGGGGCACCGCTTCTCCCCTCGGGCCGTCGTCCTGTCCTTGGTTCGGTTCATGGGAACAATCTAGCGCATGGAACCCGAGGGTCAAGGCCCAGACCTCGAAAGGCCTATCGCGGGCCGTCCCCGAGCTCGTAGACGGTTCGCGTCCAGGCGTAGTCCTCGCCGTCGCCCGCCGGGCACTCCGTGGTCGACAGGGCCCTCAGGACGCGCGACTCGACGGCGAACCACGGGAGCCTCGACACGCGGCGGGCCCCCGTCAGGTCGACCGTGGTGTGCACCCGGGTCAGGTAGGCCCGGTCCACCCGCGGCGCCGCCAGGGAGTAGAGGCTCGACCCCCCGATGATGAAGGCCTCCCCCTCAGGACCCGCGGCGGCCTCGGCCCGGTCCATGGCCTCGGAGAACGATCGGGCCGCCGCGGGTACCGTCGTCGAGACGAGGATGTTGGTCCGCCCAGGGAGGGGCCCGCCGATCGACTCCAGGGTCCGCCGCCCGAGGATCACGGGGCGGCCCAGGGTGGTGTCGCGGAAGGCCTTGAGGTCCCGGGGGAGCCTCCAGGGGAGGCGCCCGTCCACGCCGATGACGTTGGCCTCGTCGGCGGCCACGATGAGGGAGAGGATCACGGCCTCACGCCTCCGGCACGTACTCGGGGCCGAGGACCCTACCGATGGACCGCCGCAACCGTTCCGCCCTCGGACCCCTCCGCGTAGTCACTACGACCGTCCACCGATGGATCGACACCCCCGTCCAGTAGACGGTGGCGTCTGTCCCCCGGAGGAGGCTCTCCACGGTCTGGAGCTCGGCGTCGGTGAAGGGCCGGTCGCACAGGTCTCGGTCCCAGGTCGCCCGGAGGAGGGATCGCTCGGAGGGGCGCGTCACGGATTCACCGCAGGGGAGGGAGCCGCCGTCGATGAGGCCGTGAGGCGCTTGAGGCACACCCCGCAGGTCACCTTGCCGCCGGGCCACGCCATCCGGGACACCGGAGGCGCGAGCCCGCACAGGTCGTCCCCGTACTCATCACCTGCGTGCGTCCCACACTGGGAGCACCCCTCCTTCCCGCACGGAGCGCGGAGCCCCCAGCACCCGAACACGGCCGCCCGGCACGCGGAGCATCGCCCCACACAGGTGTAACGGTCGGAGAGGTCACTCGGGGCCGTAAGCTCGCACTCCCGGCCGCAGGGGAGGACGTGCCGGACTTCGAGCCCGTCCGGGTCCCGGCCGCAGAGGGTCCAGCACCGCTCGCAGGGCTTGAAGAGGGAGAGGCCGAAGGGGTCCACGTCGAAGTCGGAGGGGGTGGTCATCGGGTCCTCGGTTCGGGCATGGGCACGAAGCCCTCCAGGCCCTCGTGGTAGACGCACAGGAAGTGCGCCATAAAGTACCGCTCCCCCTTCCAGGCCGCCTCGCGGGTCGGGACGAGGCCGCTCCGCTCGGTGTAGAGGAGGATCAGGGTGGCGGACCGGGCCCACCGCGGGCCTTCGAGCCGGGCCCGCTCGGCGATCCAGTCCTGAACCTCCTCCGAGGTCCCGCCCTCGCGGAACCCCATCTCCACGTCTGGCACCACCTCGCCCGAGAGGCCTTTGAGGTCGACGATCACTTGAGGCTCCACTTCCCCCCGGGCTCCCGCTTGAGGATGCCCGAGGCGCTCTTCAGGACGATGTCGGAGTCCACCCGGAGGAGCTCGATCGACTCCCCGCCGTACCACACCGCCTCCTCGTAAAGCTCGTCCGCGGTGAAGACCGCCCCCGCCTTCGGCGTGAGGTGGATCGCCGCGAGCTCGATCAGGGTCACGATGTTCTCCAGGTCCCGGCCGTTGGCCTTCGCCGCAGGGGAGGAGCCCCGGTAGAACATCCCCGGGGTCTGGTCCTCGTGGGCGGTCACCGTCGTCCCTCTTCCTTCCGGTCGAGCCCCCGGTTCATCTTCCGCGCGAGCTCGGCGTCTTCGAGGTCCCGCCATCGGCCCCCGCGGGCCCCCGCACAGTCCACGCAGCCGTCGCACCAGGATTCGTTGAGCTCGACGGAGATGGAGGTCGCGTACCGCTTCTGACAGCGGTCGCACTCGGCGCCCTTCTCGGTGTCGAGCGGAGGAGAGCGGTTCGTCGGGTTCGTCACGCCTGCAACCTAGCGCATAGAACGCACGGCGTCAATACGACTCCACCCTCTTTACGATCTAGGAGGTGGGAGCTTTTGTCAGGGTTGGCGGGAGTCGCCAGAGGATCCCGGGTGGAGGACGGTGGAGGACGGGCGGTCAACCAACCGTCAACCATCCGCCGGGCGGCCCGGTCAGAGCGGATGCCCCCACGCATCCGGCGATGCCCCGGCGCATCTCCTCTGGGATCTTCGGTGCCGGGTAGAGCCATCGTGGCTCCGTCCTGAAACACACCCCCCGGGGGGTAGGGGGTCCCTGGATTTTTCGTAGGGGGGTGGGGGTCTCCCCGAAAACCCGGCACCGCCCCCCGGTACCCCCTGCGTGTCGCAGATAGCCCGCGCGCACGGACGCCCCTAGCCTTTTCGGTCCAGGTACCCGGCTCTCCATTCGGAGAAGTTGCGATGTCATAGGGGGTCGGCGCGGTCGAGGGAGGGGGGGAGGACGCGGGCGGACGGGGTCTACCGTCGGGGGTCTTCGGTCTCGAAGGCGACGGCATCGGGGGAGCGGTCCCGCCCGGCCCGGGTGGTGTGGAGGACGATCCCTCCCGGGCGAGGGGCCTCGGGGCCTTCGAGCCGGATCATGGGGAGGCCGGTCTCGGTCGAGTCGGGGTAGGGGAGGGCGAGGAGGGTGACTTGCCCCGGGACGAGCTGGAGGGGGTGGACGTTGAGCTCGTGGAGGGCCTTGAGGAGCTGGTAGGTTCTCTCGGGAAAGTTGTAGGGAGGCCCCCACCGGCATCGGTCGGGCCACGCCCACCCCTGGACGTAACTAGGCGACCTCGTGGCGTGGGTCTCGACGGCGAAGACGGTCTCTGGGGCGGGGCCCCGACCGTCGACCGGGAGCCTGACCGCCACCCGTCGATGGCGGGCGGCGAGGACCTCGGGGTGGACGAGGGCCCAGAGGAGGGGGAGGGCGGTGTTGGGGTTGAGCTCGCGGGCGATGTCCTCGGCCAGGGCGATGCTCTTGGGGTGGTTGGCCCAGGCCCGGAGGTGTTCGGGGAACTCGGGGAGGGGGATGTGCCCAGCGTTGTCACAGAGCGGGCAACGATCGGTGATCGTGTAGTGGGGGACAGGCGGGTGACCCGGGCGCGACATGAGCTCCCGCCGCCAGCGCTGGCCGAGGCACGCGGGGCACACGAAGGCCCTCTTGGAGGTCTCGGGGTCGAGGAGGTCTTGGGGGGCCTCCCCCCGGGCGATGAGGGCCTCGGCGGCTTCGAGTAGGGGGTCGGCCGGGGGAGGGGTTGGAGTTGGAGTCATGTGGCTCCTGACGGGGGTCTAGTCCCCGATGACCACCCCGTCGGGGGCGGTCTCCGAGGGGGTGACGAGGTGGACGGAGCGGAAGCCCTTGGGAGTCACGAGGTGGAACTGGAGGGGGTAGGTGTGGGGGCTCGCGAAGACCGACGTGGCGCCGAGGTGCTTGTAGAGGGCCGAGGCGCGGATGCGGTCGGCGCCCTTGGCGATCACGGCCTTGAGGGTCTCGATGTGGGAGGGGGCGAGGCCGATGCGCTTGAGGTCGTCCTGGTTCATCGGGTCAGTCCTCCTCCGAGAGGGAGCCGTAGGCGGCGCCCATCGGGACACCCTCGGGTCGGTCCTTGGGGAGGCGGTCCACGCGGATGCGGAACTGGTGATCGGCCTGGGCACGAACCGCGTAGCGAACGGGACCGCCCGCAGTCGTCACGACCCATCCGATCCGGCCCTTGGGGGCAATCGTCAGGACGGTGTCCCCTTCGCGGTCGATCACGTCGCCCGGGAGCGGGGTCCAGTTGCCGGTGCGTTGGGATGCGCGGGCGATGGCCGCGAGCCGGGTGGCGGGGTCGGGGGCCATCGCCTCGATGAGGGCCACGAGGGCGAGGCCTTCGGTCTTCGCGGCGAAGGCGAGCGGGTTGTCGACGCGCACGAGCCGGGCGGTGTGCTCGGACCCCTCGGAGGGGTGGAGGATTACCGCCCCGCCTCCGGCGTCGGCGGCGAGCTCCTCGGCCAGGGCGCGGAGGTAGGCCCGGCGGCCGATGGCGCGATACGCCTTCGCGGAGAGGACGGGCATCACGGCTTCACCCGGCGGGCATCGGCGGTGGCGACCTGGGCCTCGTGGGCGAGGCGGCGCTCCGTGAGCTCCCGCGAGGTCACCGCGAGCTTGAGGTCTTCGAGGAGGGTGTGCGTGTCGCCCGTGAGCCGCCCGGCGCCGATCCGCGCCAGGGCCTCGGTTCGGTCGAGCCCGTAGCGGAGCCGGAGGTAGACGTACCCCAGGGCCCGCGCGCGGCCCTCGGTCTCGGCGACGAGGTAGACCGACCCGCGGTAGTTCGGTTCGATCTGGTCCCAGAAGGCGAGGAGGCACGCCACGACGTGGTCGGCCGCATTGGAGTTGGAGAGCACCGCGGGGACCGGGCTCCACCAGTGGAAGTAGGGCAGGGGCGCGTTGATGGGCGCGAAGAGCCTGTCCGGGAAGAGAGCGTCGACCGTCTCCGGGGGTCGGGTGTCGAGGATGGCCTTGGGCCGCTCGACGTTCTGGGAGAGCTTCCGAAGGTCCTTGGCGGGCCCGAGGAAGAGCTCAGGAGCCACCTGGAGGAAGCGGAGGGGGAGCTTCCGCTCGTTCCGGGGGAACTCGTCCTGAGGGCCTGGATCACACATGCGCGGTTCGGTCATGCGTCTAATCTAGCGCATGGATTCGAGGGGTCAAGAGCGAGGGATCAAAACGGGTGGGGCCCGTCGGATGAGCCCGGCGCCGGAAGGGTCCCCGCACCGCCGTGGCCGTTGGCGCACACGGTCCCTCCCGGCGAGTCCTTCACCTCGGCGCCGCAGTCTTCGCACACGAGCCCGGTCGAGGGGGCGGCCTCGAAGGTCCATGCGCTCCACGCGGCTTCGACCGGGTCCTCGGCGTCGAGGAGGGCCGCGAGCTCGCCGAGGAGGGCGAGGGCCTCCGCGCGGTGTCCATCCCGAACCGCCTTCGTGGCGGCGGCGAGGGCCTCCCGCTTGCTCCTCACGACCACGGCCCCGCCCGGAGCTCACCCGGCCGTTGGGGGTCGGTGGCGAGCTCCTCGAAGCATAGAGCCACATGACTCTCCCCCGTCTTGGGGTCAGGACACACCCGGTCGACGGAGAGCCCGAGGGCCAGGAGCTGGGAGAGGAGGGCGCACACCTTCGTCCCGTCGATCGAGCTCGTACGCGCGAGCCACCGGAGATTCTCCCCATAGCCCCGCCGGATCTCCTTGGCGTCCGCCGGGACGGGAGCGGCGGCCCACCCGTGCCGCACCGCGTAGCAGGACAGGGGGCGCTCGGTGCTGTACCCGGGCTCGTTCCAGCAGTGGAAACGGGTCTCCGCCCCTCCGTAGCTACCTGGGAGAGTCGTGAGCACCATCCTGGCCGAGACCCGCCACAGGATGCGGGCCCGCTCTCTCCCCCGCAGGCCCCGCTTGAAGTCGAAGACGTGGGCCTCGCGCGAGAGCTCATCCGCGAGGCCCTGAACGGTCTTGTGGGCTTCGAGCCCAAGGGATGCCACGAGGATGAGGTCGCGGAGCCAGGGCGGCGCGTCGATCGCGTAGGTGTTCCCGCACCGGAGGTGCCGATGGTCGCTCCACGGGTCATTCTTCTCGCCCGGACAGGCCCACCGCGCGCCCTGAGAGAAGCCCTCCGGGAGGAGGCCGTTCGTCTCGAAGGCCTCGGCGGCGAGAGCCCAGGTGTCCGGCTCCACGGCGACCATCTCGCGGATGTACGGCTCGACCACCTCGCAGGCCTCAGGCCACTTCGGGAGCTCGGGGTGTGGGTAGTGAGGGAGGGTCACGGGTTGGCCGCCACGAGGGCGTCGAGGGTGGGGGAGACGAGGAGCGAGCCCCGCTCGCCGGAGTCCGAGACGCTCAGGACGCGGAAGCCCGCTTCGAGGATGGCCCCGAGACGTTCGAGGTAGGGCATGAGGGGTTCGAGCGCCTCGGCGGCGGTGTCCGCTACCACCGACCCGGCCCCCAGGTGATAGAGGTCTTCGGCGGCCCTGAGGGCATCCGCAACCCGGAAGCGATCCCCCTTGTCGCCGGGCACCCTGACGATGACGTGGCCCTTGGGGGTCAGCCGCCGGAACTCGTCGGTGCGCGGCTTACGCATCACCTCGAAGCCCTCGGGGATGGGATCCTTGGCCTTGAGGAGCCCTCGGAGGGACCGCCCCACCCGGTCCCTCACCCGGTCGAGCTCGGCGTTGCGGTAGTCGTGCTCCAGGCGCCCGAGGCTCTCCCGGTCGAGGGAGACGACGTTGATGCGTGCCGGGGCCATCGAGACTACCTTGTCGAATCCCTCGCTCAGAGCGAGTCGGGTGGCCGTGTGGAGGAAGCCCTTGAGGGTCCGGGCGAGGATGCCGTGGGCATAGCCCGCCGCCCCGATGATCGCGAAGTAGTGGGTCCCCGCGAGGGCTGGGCACAGGACGTGAGGGTGGTGCATGGGGAGTCGGTGGCTCATGGTGTCCTCGCGGGGTCGTAGACGTGGAGAGGAAAGGGGTCTCGGATGTTGGCCAGGGCGCACAGGTACGAGGCAAGGGGGACGTGGCGCCACAGCATCTCGCGCTCCTCCCCGAGCAGCACGTAGGCGGCCCGCCCGAGGATCCTGACCGCGTCCCGGAAGGAGCCGCGCAGGGGCTCGCTCGACGCGAGGTCCCGCCGGGCCCAGGATTCGAGCTCGCGGGTGCTGTTGTGGAGGTCCGCCAGGGCCTTGCTCCACTCGGCGCGGAGGGGGTACGAGTGGGTGGAGACCACCCCCTCCGGGCTCCCCGCTCGGATCGCCGCGGCCACCGACCGGATCGTCAGGACGAGGCCGTCTACCCACGGGGGGAGGTCCTCACGGGTGAGGGTGGCGCGGACGCCAGCAGCCATTCGCTCCGTCGCCTCGCAGGCCAGGAGCATGTAGCGGTAGACGAGGGTCCGGCGGCCGAGAGTCCCGAGCGACCCCCGTAGTACCATCCGCTGCGTGTGGCCCTGCTCCCACTCCCGGATGCCCTCGCCGAGGGTGTAGGCGTGGGTCTCGGTCGTGAAGAGCCCCGAGTCCTCGTCGAAGACGAAGGCCCGCCCCCGCTGCGGCCTCGCTTTCTGGTGGAGGAGGACGGCGTCCCCGTGGGCGGGTCGCGGCCCGAGCCACGAGGCGACCTCGTCGATCGCTCGGGGGAGGTCGGGGGCGGACCCCACGAAGTGCCACGGGGGCTCAGGACGCGGGTCCAGGGAGGCCCGGCGGAAGAGGATTTCGCGGGTGGGGTCCCGGCGGGTCACACGCCCTCGATCCCCGCCGCCTTCGCCTTCTCGACCCCGAGGAGGTACAGGCGACGGCAGACCGAGTACACCGCGAGGAGGGACTGGCCCTGGACGACTCCGTCCATCCCGCCGACCTTGCCTTGCATGGGGTGGATGCCGTCCCCCTGCGAGTAGGCGCGGGGGTTGGCCTCCCGACACACCGCGTCGAGCTCGCGGAGGGCCACCCGAACGAGCTCCCGAAGCGAGTGGCGCTCCCGCTCCCACGCGGTGCGCTCGCCCTTGAGGATGCAGTTGGCCCGCAGGAGCTTGGCCTCGACCGACCCCGGGGCGGGGAGGGCGATCGGGAAGGCCCCGGCCGCGTCTTCGAGGTCCTTCTCGTGCTTCGCTAGCTCGGCGGCCTGGATCCGGGCGGTGTAGAGGAGGTCGGCCACCACCGCGTTGTCGGTGAGGCCCGGTGTGCCATCGGTCGAGGAGGCCATGGCTTCGAGCTCGGCGGCGGTGAAGAGGTGGGGGAGCCTGGGGGTCTGCATGGGGGCCTACTTCCGGTTGAGGATCTCGATGCACAGGGCCGCGTCCGCGTCGGTGACGCCGTCCACGGGGTGAACGCAGTGGCCCTCGAAGAGGGGCTGGTGGTAGCGGCGCACGCCGCGGCGGACGTACCCGTAGTGCCTCCCGTCGGTGTCGTCGTCGAGCACGCACCACGCGGCGCACGGGTGCTCTGCAAGCCACCGGACGATGCCCCGGCGGCGGTGGGCGTCCCTCCCCGCGTAGTCGCTCATCTTGTAGCGGACCGCCGGGAGGGCCCCGAGGTAGGGGGCCGCGAGGCCGTGGCCCCTCAGGGCGGAGACGATCGCCGCGATGTGCGACGCGCGGCACTCCGTCTCGACGCGGTCGTAGCCCGCCGGGTCTTGGATGTGGCAGGGGGCATCTTCGGGGACCGTGTAGAGGTCGAGCCACGAGGTCACGAGCACGAAGCCCGCCCCGGTCTCCTCGCACACCCGCTGCACCCGGGAGACGTGCTCCGGGGAGAGGAGGCTGGGCATGAGGTCGGGGGTCAGGGGTCGCTCGCGGAGCTGGCGGCGGGTCAACCCGAGGGCCGCGGCGGTGGCGTCGTAGCGAGCATCCGTGGCGACCACGTCGTCAATGTCGAGAAAAAGGAGCTTGTCGAGGTCGCCCATGCGAAGCAATCTAGCGCATAGAGCGGCGGAGTCAACCCTGGAGTCATGTGGCTCTCACCGCTCGGCGCCCTCGAAGTAGGGGCACACCCCGTCGAGCCCTCCGGCCCGGGGCACGGCCAGGACGAGGGTCTCGGGGCCGGTCCTTTCGACCAGGGCCCCGTGGTTCGCCAGGACCTTGTTCGCGGCCTCGTGCCACTGGGCCGCGCGCCACGAGGAGAGCCGCTCGGTGGGCAGGGGGCGGAAGGCCATCGTCCTGACGGGTAGCTCCCGGGCGTAGTTCCACAGGGCGAGGATGTGGGCCCGCCCGAGCGACGCGACGGACACGAGGTTGACGAGGGAGGTGGGCACGGCGGCCAGAGGCATACCCGCGGCCGTGTCGCAGTTCGGGCATTCCCATCCCGCCGGAGGACACTCGGCCGCCATAGATAGGCACCGATCGCAGGACCCGCCCGGGACCCACCACGCAACGCGCAGAAGCTCGGAGCCCGCGGAGTCCCCCGGCGCCCAGGGCCAGAGCTCCCGGTGACGATCAGGACGCGGTCGAGCCCATGGAGGAGGTCGAGGAGGGGCCTCACGCGGCGGTCTCCGCGAGGCGGGACCCGACGAGGGCGATGACGATGAGGAGAAGTATGTCGAGGTCCATGCGTCTAATCTAGCGCATGAGTGACCTTGTGTCAACAGGCAGAGGTCGCAAGGCGCGAGGGCCACACCTTGCCGGTGGCGTCCGCGAGGGGACGGCCGGGCCCGAGGATCCACACCGGGAGGACGAGGACCCCCACGAGCGCGACCTCGGGGGCCTTCGGCGGGAGGATGATGCCCCCGAGGGGGAGGACCACGAGCCTCTGCCGGGCCCCGACGATCAGGGGGGAGAAGGACTCGGCGTAGAGCCAGAGGGGCGGCCTCGGGGTCGTGTCGACGCACTCGAACATGCAGCGGATGAGGGGGTCGTCGTCGACCTCGCGGACGAAGTCCTCGATCTCGCGCCGGGTCGTCAGGCCCCGGAGGTGGGCCTCGTCGAGCCGCTTCGAGACCGCCAGGGTGGTGAGGAAGAGGCAGAGGGCGTCGTTGGCCGGGCGGGTCTTCGGGGGGCCCTCGGGCTGGGGGATGATCCACCGGGGCCGGTCGAGCTCGGCCTTGAGGAGGGCGGCGGGCGGCGCCACCTCGAAGCCCGAGGGGAAGCCACCGGCCCGATCCGGCGACCACGCTCCCTCGGGGACCGGGACCCACCCCACGGTCCCCTCCCGGACCTTGCGCCGGAGGGCGCCGAGGCGGGGGAGGAAGTCGTCGGGGGTGAACGTGACGGGGTAGAGGAGGGGCTCGACCTTGTAGGGAGGGCGTTCGTCGGGGTTGGGCATGGGTCTCACTTCGTGGCGGTGTTGATGATGCACTGGCAGAGCCACACGATGTCTTCGACCGTAACGCCCTCCCCGGCCTCGCGAAGGATCCTGGCGCGGAGCTTCGTGTAGCGGAGCCTGTCGGCGGGGGTGAGGCGGTCGCGCTGACGATCGAGGGTGTTCGTGTACCCAATCCACTTGGCCCGCTCGGAGACATGGACTGGCATCAGAGGGCTCCGTTCAGAAGGCGAGGGGGGTGGGCGGCGGGGTCTCCCCGAGGTCGGAGCACACGTCCGCGAAGCGGGAGAGCACGTCCAGGCGGCGGCGCTCGTACGCCCCTGGGAGGAAGTCGGCCTGGGCGGCGTCGAGGGCGGCGAGCTCCTCCCGGCACGCGCGGACCCTGGACTCCCGGCGCTGCGCGGCCACCTTCCCGGCGGCCTCCGCCTCGGCGGCCCACCGCGGGGCGAGGGCGCTCTGGCGGATCGCCTCGAAGCGCTCCGGGCGGACCTGTTCGAGGTCGAACACGAGCCGTACGGAGTCCAGGGTCGGGTAGCGGGTCCAGGCGAGGGCGCGGCGCACGGCCCCCCGCGCCCACGCCTCCACCTCGCGCAGGGTCTCGTAGCCGTCCCCCTCGGTCCGGCCCTTGGAGTCCTCCTCCCCGATGACGGCCTCCACGCGCAGGCCCTCGATCACCGAGACGGGGCACAGGTCGCCGTTGGGGTCGTCCCGGTGTGGCGTGGGGTCCATCGGGGACTCGGCGGCCCCGCAGTGGATGCAGACCCGGCCCGTGGGGTCCTTGGGGTCCTGAACGTAGAGCTTGGAGGTGTCGCAGGTGCTCACGGCGTGTTGCCTTTCTCGACGAGGTGGAGGAGGAGGAGCCCGACGGCCTGGACGGAGCGGAGGAGCGCCTCGGGGTCCCGGCCCGTGCTGTTGCATCGGCCGCAGGGCCCATGACCGGCACTCCCGCACGCGCTCGCATCCCAATACTCCGTGCCGGATCCCTCGCACTTCGTGCAGGATCCGTCGCCGGTCAGAGTCTTTCGGATGGCGTCGAGGTCGATCATGCGGCGGAGCTCCGTGGGGTAGGGTTCGATCAGGCGTAGGGTTCGAGGCGGGAGAGGAGGTCGAGGAGTCCCACGAGCTCGGCGCGGGCGGCGGTGAGGTCTCCGTTGTGGCGCGTGGAGGCGCGGAACCCGGCGATGCGATCGAGGTTCCCGCGCTCCTCGCAGATCGAGGTGTTGAGCCGGGCCTCCGCCGCGCTCCGGGCCGCGGAGGCGCTCGCATCGGCGCCCTTGGCCGCGACCAAAGCCTCGCGCGCCGCCCGCTCCTCCTCCAGGCGGCGCTGGTACTCAGCCTCGGCCGAGAGGCGCGAGTTCCGAGCGCGGATCGCGGGCATGTTGAGGCACCGAGCCACGTCCCCGAGGATGCGGACGGCGTCGACCCACGCCTGCCACGGGAGCCGGAAGTCCTTGCGGGTGCGGTGCGGGTCCATCTCGACGCCGTAACCCTCGGCGGTTTCCATGAGCCGGATCGCCTGGATGCCGAGGAGACCGGCAAGGCGCCGGGCGGTACTCTCGGGGGTGTCGTTGAGGGAGGGGGTCATTCGCCGTCCCCCTTGCGGACCCGGAGGGCCAGGGTCGCGATGTCGCGCGCGGTCGCGTCGAGGCGGTGGAAGTTGGCAGTCGCGCCGCTGGAGTCCTCGCGGATGAGCTTCGCTTGGGCCTCTGCGGCGACGAGGCTCTCCCGGAGGCGCACGACTCGCTCCTCGGCGGCGCGGACCGCCTCCTCCCCCTGGCGGGCGCCGTAGGCCAGCCGGAAGGCGTCTGTGTGCATCTCGTAGGCGATCAGGGCGAGGTGGGTACACGCCGCGTCCCACGCTCGCCACGGCACGGTGTAGTCCTGGGTGTGGTGCGTGTCGCCCTCCCCGAGGTGCATGGGGGCGATCTTGCACCGGACGCGGCCCCGGTCGAGGGTTTCGAGCGTGACGGTGTAGAAGAGGAGCTCGGCGAGCTCGGTGGCGGCGCCCTCCGGGGTGGTGAGGTCGCGGACGGGAGGTGTGCTCATGGGGGGTGTGCTCCTCTCAGCGGACGGGGCAGGACTCGACGAAGGCCTCGAAGACCTTGGGGTGGAACTCGGTGTCCAGGGTGCCACCCTGGCGGGTCTTCGCGGTCAGGACGAGCTGAACCCAGCCGGTGGGGATGCCCTTGCGGCCCCCGATGCCGAAGACCGCCCCGAGGAACCCGCCGACGATCGCGCCGTTGGTGTCGGCGTCGCCACCGCGGTTGACGCAGTCGACGATCCCCGCGGTGTAGCTCGCGGCGTGGAAGGCCTCCCACCACGCCATCCTGAAGCCCACCCGGCAGTAGCCCGTAGAGCCCGTGATGTTCACGTTGTCGCCGTTCTCCCCGTAGAGCACCGGGTCGTCCGCCTGCCCGAGGGAGAGGTCGGTGAGGGTGTCCCACACGGCCTCGGCGATCTGGTCCGCGGTGAAGTCGAAACCGTCGCGCAGGACCTCGGCCGCCTCGCGGACCGCCCACTTGGCGCCCTTGAGGGCCGCCGAGAGGACGAGCGGGATCGAGGTCACGCCCGAGGAGCGGGTCACGAGGGCCGCGGCGATCGACACGCAGTACGCCGCGTTCTGGATGATGCAGTGCGGCGACTTGTGCGAGAGCATCGCGTCCAGCATCGCGTGGCGCAGGACCGCCCGACGGTTGCGGAAGCGGAAGACCGCGAGCGGGGTGGCCCGCATGAGGGCGCCGTTCGCCCGGCTGTTGAACGAGGGGCTCACGGCGCGGAGGAGCGCCCCTTCCATGCCTTCCTTCGCGCGCCCGAGGCAGTCGCCGAGGATCGAGCACGCCGAGGCGCACGTCCCGCCCTTGTCGAAGGTGACCCGGACCCACGCTGCGTACCGACGGGCCACGTCCGAGGGGACGAAGGCGCCGCGCGCGGTGAGCGACCCCGCGATGGCCGCGGCCATCATCGTGTCGTCCGTGATCTGGCCGATGCGGACGCCGAAGGGACCGCCCCCCGTGATGGTCGTGTGCTTGTACTGGGCCGAGAAGTCCCACGGGAGGGCCTTCGGGCGGCTGAACTCCAGGGTGGTGCCGAGAGCATCGCCCGCCGCCGCGCCCATGAGGGGGGACATGAGGAGGAGGGACTCGGCGGCGGAGCGGGGCTTGGCGGTGCGGGTCTTCATGGTCCTCGTTGCCTCTGGGGTACTATCTAGCGCATGGCTTTCGTGTAGTCAAGCCCCCGGTGTCGATTCCTGCGGCGGCTACCGCCCCTCGTACCCGAACGAGTTGGGGCACCCGGAGTCGGGACACGCGAGGTAGGTCCCCTTCTGGCCGAGGGTGGCCCCGAGGAGGGCCACGCTCCCGCACTTCGGGCACCGCTCAGGGGGCGCCTCGACGATGGGCGCCGGGAGCGCTCGGCCGGGGTTGAGCCGGGCGTAGAGCTCGCGCTCCATCTCGGCGGGGAAGCCGCCGGGGGCGATGATGGTCGCGACGGGGATCGCGAGGTCGCGGTAGGTCGAGACGAGGTTCCAGGCCCCCTCGGCGTGCACCTTCGCCCGCGGGTCGTTCGGCAGGGCCTCGAACTCCGCGCGGACCCACTGCTCGACGAGGAGCGTCGAGGGGATGGCGGACAGGGGGAAGAGCCCCGACCCGGCCGGGCCCCCCGAGAAGGTGTAGACCCCGCGGCCCACATCGTACCAGACGGAGTCGAGCCCGGAGTAGAGCGGCTCGATCAGGGCGCAGAGCCGCTCGTGGCCGTCGATCACGAGCTCGCGGGCCTTGAGGTGGACCCCGAGAGGGGGCTTCCCGAAGGGGGCCCGGTAGACGGTGATCTGGCCGATGGGGTAGCCCTTCGCGACGCTGTCGTGGAGGGCGAGGGTCTCGTCGGTCCTCCACTGCGGGTCGATCGGCCGGAGGGGGGAGGGAACGAGCCTGTTGTCGCCCACCATCGCGGCCAGGACGGGGAGGCTCGGGGAGGCTAGCTGGTGGATGATCTTCACGGGGTAGATCCTTTCGGGGCAGGGCGGACGGGGCGGTCCGGGAGGAAGGCGAGGGTCCACTCGGTGGTGTGCTTCCCGATCCCCACCTTCACGAGCTCGCCCGTGCGGTCGAGCTTGTACTCGACGAAGGTCTTGCCCGTGCGGACCTTGCGGGCCTCGTGGGCGGGCTGGTCCGCGGTGTAGACGATGGCCCGGTCCGCCGGGAGCTCGGGGATGGGCGCGAGGATCGCATCGAGGTCGGCGTGGATGCGGGCGGCCTTCGCGAGGCGGGGCTCCGGGCCGCCATACTGCTCGCGCGCGTTCGCCTTGAGGGTCGCGAAGGTGGCGAGGACCGCCTCCTTGTAGGGGCTCGGCATCTCAGGGGTGGCGTTCAGGATGGCCGTCCCGCCGTGGTGGTGGGCGGACGACACCACGAGGGACCGGAGCCATGTGGCTCCTGAGAAGAAGGCCCCCGCGAGGAGGTACCGGAGCACCGCGTGCCCGCGGTTCGCGGCCTCAAACTCCTCGTCCTGGGCCCGGCGCATGGTTTCGTCGTAGGTGGTCATCGTTCAGCCCTTCCGTTCGGTGGTGGTGGCGGCCTCGGCGAGTACCAGGGCTTCCGCCTCCGCGAGCTCCCTTCGGGCGGTCATAAGACCGGCCCCGAGGGCCCCGGCTCGCGCTGCCGCCTTGGCCTGCCGGGCGGGGGAAACGAGGGCGTGACTCGACCGACGGGAGAGGCGCGCGATTTCGCACTCCAGCGTCCACACCTTGCTCGCGGCGTGATTCATCATCTTGACGGTCTTCTGGCGCGCTTCGACGGCCGCGAGTGCCGCTCGAAGGCGGGCCGACTCAGCAAAGAGGGCGGCACTCAGGTGAGGGTGGAGCGGAGCGGGAGGAGGGAGCGGAGGAGGGTAGTTCACGACGGCACCTCTGGGATACCCTCAATCTAGCGCATGGAATAGGACCGTCAAGGCCCTATTGTCGATTCCACTCGAAGGCCCGAACGGCGGCGCGCAGGGCGAGGACGGTGTGGACGAAGCGGGTGTCGTACGCCCAGGCCTCCTCATAGAGGTGCTCCACCCCACAGCTCTGGGCCTCCTCGGCGGCCTCCATCGCTGTATCCTCGTCGAAGTCGTAGTCGCCGCCCTTGAGCTTCCGGGCGAAGTCTCCGAGCCGGTCGTACCGGGCGACCGTGTGCCGGTTGGGGTGGTCGGCGAGCTCGATCGTCGGCCGGAGCTCGTTCCTGAGCGCCTCGATCCCCGGGGCCATCGCCGCCCCGCAGAAGTCCCGGAGCTTGCGCCCCGAGGACCGCTCGGCCATCTCGTGGAGGTCCGAGAGGGGGAGGGCGAGCTTGTCGCGGACGAGGACGCGAAGCGAGGGCTCCTCGCCCGCGGCCGGACCGTTGACCGGGTGGAGGTAGAGGTCGGTGCCCGCCCCGGCCACGAAGATCGCTCCGTGGTGGACGGAGACGATCGTGAGAAGCCTGGGATGGGCGGCCCTCTTCAGGGTGACCCGCGTAGGGGTCTCGGTGTGGGCCCGATAGTGGAGGAAGGGGTCGCGCTTCTCCGCGTCGGCGAGGGGGGCCTCGCGCAGGGTCTTGAGGTCGATCGGGTCGGTCATCGGCGTGGTTCCCTCGGGGGGTTCAGGACGCGGCGGAGGCCTTGGTAGTAGAGGGTCGGGCGCCGTCTGGGCACCTCGGCCACGAGGGAATGGGACCACCCGGCGGACTCGTTCGGCCCGACGTTGTGGCGGTAGATGGTCACGCGCGAGACCTCGGGGAGGTCGACCTGACAGGCCATCGCCTCCCGCTCGGACCGGGAGAGGATCCGGCGGGCCTTCGAGACCGCTCCTCGGAGGGTGCCCCGGTGATTCTTGCGGAAGAGGACGGTGCCCGCCCGGCCGCAGTGGAGGTTGTAAAGGGCCACGGGTCACTCCCCCGGCTTCTCGGGCCCCTTGGGGCCCTGGGACGTGTTGGCGGCCACGAAGCGCTCGAAGTCCTCGCGGTGGTTGAGGGCGAACAGGACCGCGAGCTGGGCCATGGCGGCGTAATCGATCCGGGCCCGGCCGTCGCGGGTGCCATCGCGAAACGTGACCTGGGGGCCTCGGTCCCGGTCGAGGAGGTTGAACTTCCGCGCGATGGCGGACAGACGACGCATGGTCCCCTCTCCGAGTGACACGACGAACGCCACGGCTACGGCTCCACTCCGATGAAGCCGCGCATCTCGTCGAAGTCCTGGCGGTCGAGGGCCGCGAGCATGGAGCGGAACCACTCCGGGGGCTGGTCGAGGGGCTGGAGGAGGACGATGTGCCTCCGCCGCCAGCTCTTGGGGGGCCCGCCCTCCCGCCGCCTGAACCCGGCGGCGGAGAGCCTCACGCGGAGCCGGGTCACGCCCTCCCCCCCGATCGAGGGACCTCCGGCCGCGCCCGCTTTCAGGATGCGGCGGAGGGCGTTCTCGGTGAGCCGCCACACGGCCTCGAACTGGGTCACGTAGAAGCACATGGGCTGGGGCCGCTTCTTCTTCATGGCGTCGGAGATACTCCCGTGGGGTTCGCGAGTACCCGGTGGATCCACACGGCCGAGGCGTCTTGTACGCGGGTTCTGGCGATTTCGGCGGTGAAGCCCGCCGCCCGGAGGGTCGCGAGGTACCCGGCGAGGAGGGACTCGTCAGGCGACCCGATCGACACGATGGGCTCTCCCTCGGTCACGGGGAAGCCTTTGGGCGGGACGAGGGCCCACAGGACCTTGTAGCCGTTGGGGCTGTCGGGTCCGTGCTCGGTGTGCCCCGCAGCGTCGAGCACGGCTCGAACCCGGTCGCGGACGGCTACGAAGCGGTCGTACTGCGCGCCCCTCACGAAGCCGCCTTGATCCACACGGCCGGGGTCTTCCGCCCGCCGTGACCGCACAGGTACGCCTCGAACCCGACCTTCGCCAGGGCGGCGAGGTAGCGCCGCAACTCGCTCTTCCTATCCCCCCGGCAGGACACCCCGACCACTGCGTGGCCGACAGGCTTCACGAAGGCGTCGGGGGAGTAGATGGATTCCATGATCCGAAAACCCTCCTCGTCGCGGTATCTCGCACGACCCCCACCGTGGCGCCCCACCGAGCACTCGCGGAACCCAGCGGCCCCGAGCGCGGCTCGGACCTTCTCGCGGATCGCCTTCATCTCCTCGTAGTTGGTCACGGCCTAGCCCCGCCCCTTCTCCCCGAGGAGGGCGTCCCGGATGAGGCTCCTGGCGGTCTGCGCGTCGATGCGGTCGGCGACCTGGACGAGGATCTCGCGGGCCCGGTCCCCGGCGGTCTTCGTGACCGTCTCGCGGAGCGAGGAGAGGGTCTCGTCGAGGTGGGAGGTCACGAGCTCGCGGATGGACCCCTCGACCTTCCGATCGTCGAAGGCCCGGCGGATGGACGCCTTGACGTGGTCGGCGAAGAGGTTGATCTGGCCCTTCGCCGACCCGGCGCCGAGCGTGCGGATCGAGTGAGGGACGACCACGTCGAGCCGCGCGAGGGCCAGGGTGTAGGCCCGGTCGGCAATCTCCTTCCGTTGCTCGTCGGTCCAGGTCTCCCACACCCTGCCCATGAGGAGCTCGTAGGCGTCGGTGTTGTAAAGGAGGGCCTGCACGATCTTGTCGAGGATCGCGTGGCGGGGCGAGAAGGGGCTCGCGTCCGGGTGCTTTTCGCTCATGGGGTGCTCACGGGGTTGGGGTCTCGGGGGTTGGGGAAGAGGATGATGACGCGGCGGTAGGTACGAAAGGGGGAATTGGTGAGGGTCCGAACCGGGGGGCCGATGGTCCGATCGACCACACGGCGGGACAACCACCCAGCCTCGCGGAGGTGCCTCTCGGCCGGGTCGGCAGCGAGCCCGAGGTTCTCTTTCCTCGCGGGCGTCCAGGGCCGGAGGATCACCCGATCGACCTTGAGGGACTCGCGGGCGAGGACGGGGAGGGTGCGGAGGGCCTCTACCCCGCGGCAGGCCAGGATCGCGAGGTGGACCGGGTCCGGGGGGTAGGGCCAGCCGTCGCACCAACTGCACCATCCGGCGAAGCACGGCTCCCGGTGGTAGGGCCCGAGGTCGGACTTCGTGAACCGAAGGGGGCTCTCGCGCCCGAGCGCGAGGTTGCGCTGGTCCCTGGCGTCCGAGGTTACGAACTCGACCCACTCCTCCGGCCACAGGCCCCGGGTCGCGAAGGCCTCGATCAGGGTGCGGGTGTTCTCCCCGGGGTAGTCGGAGAGGGCCTGCAACACCGCGTCGATCCGACCGCGCCAGGGGTGCGTGAACCAGGGCCGATCGGGGGTGTCGGGCCATCCCTCGATGGCGCCGAGTAGCGCCTTTTTGACCGCCTCGGCGCTCACGCGCCCGCCTTCAGGACGAGGCGGCGGAGCTTGGCCGCAAGGCGCTTGGACGTGGCGGTCTTGGCGGCGGCCGTGATGTCCCGCTCGACCGACTCCCCGAGGAGGACCCCCGCGAGGCCGTACTCGTCCTTGAAGTTCCGACGGAGGACCCGGACGGGGCCGCGGAGGTCGATCGTTCGGAAGGCCGGCCGGACCACCGCCAGGACCCGGACCTCGATCCGGTAGAGTCGGACCATCCCCACGGTCGTCGCGTCCCCGCGGAGGTCGATGTCCTCGCAGTTGCGCAGGGCTCGGAGGGCCTTGCTGTTGGCCCAGAGCAGCCACCCCCAGCTCTTGCCGTAGAGGTCCCTCCAGGCCCGGCCACGCTCGATCCAGTGGGCGAGCTCGTGGAGGAAGGTCTCGGCGTCCGGCTCCGTCGATAGCCAGAGGGACCGGGCGGCTCGGTCGAATATCTCGTGGAGGGGGCGGCGGGGCACCTCTTCTATGTAGCGCACAGAACAGGCGAGTCAAGCCGGAGTCATGTGACTCCGACTGGTCACTCCCTATCGGGGAGTCGCATCCACACGCCCCGGCCGTGACGGACTTCGACGTGGAAGGGTCGGGCGGAGAGGCGGGCGATGGATCGGAGCTCCTCGGCCTCGGCGCCGAGGGGCACTCCGAAGCGCTCCTGAGCGGCGAGGAGGATCCGCGCCACGGCCGTCCCGGTCATGGCCGCCGCGACGATCTGGTGGAAGCTCCGATCGAGGACGTAGGCCCTGAGGGAGCGGGCCATGCCCGTGTAGGCGGTCCTCAGGCTCTCGGGGCATAGCGCGATCGAGCGCCAGCGGTCGACCCCGATGAGTCCGAAGCGTTCGGCCCCCGTGTGCACCCGGCCGAGAGACCACTCGGTCGGGGCGCCCTCGGGGTCGAGGCACCCCACCGGCTCGATGATGTCGGAGAGGAGGGCGTAGGCGGTGAGGCACTCCCCGATGGTGGGGGCGATGACGGAGTAGGCCCCCGTGTCGGCGGTGAAGCCGCGTGGGGTCCAGGTGACGGCCGCGGGAGTCTTCTCGCCGTCGAAGGCCTCGATCGACCACACCTCCTCGGTGCTCTGGAGACGCCACGCCAGGGCCGGGTCGAGGAGGCGGAGCGCCCCTCCCTCGCGGGAGCGCCACGCGGAGAGGTCGAAGTCGTTGCCGGGGGTGGTGCGCTGGAGGGTCGAGAGGGTCATCGGCTGGGTTTCTTCCACGCGGGGGGCTCGGGGGTAGGGAGGGGCATCTCGCGCAGGACCTTCGCGGCGCGGCGGAGCTCGTCGGCGAGGGCCTCGGCGCTCTCAGCGCTCATGTGGGCGTCCGTCCCGGGGAGCCGTAGCACTACGGACGGGGGGCGGTGCTCGCCGGGGTTCACTAGCACAGCGGCGGGGGCCGCGAGCATCGTGACCGGGTCCGGCGAGGGGGAGCGGCGTACGCGGTCGCGGCGCGAGCTCACCGCCCCATCTCCTTCACGAGGATCTCGCCCCACGAAACGGCCTTGTCCCTCTCCTCGCCGAGGACGGCCCCCATCTCCCGGTCGATCCGCGCCGACACGGAGGACCCGGAGCTCACCGCGTAGAGGACGGCGTAGAGGTTGGCCCACAGGCCCGGCTCCTCGCGCGGAGCGGCCTTGAGGCCCTCGCGGGCCAGGACCGCTGCGTCGGCCACGAGGCCACGCACAGCGGCGATCCCGGCGAGCTCTCGCTTGACCTGGGCGTACCGTACGAGTCGGTCGTGGGCCTCGTCCCTGGCGAGCCACTCGACGGTGTAGCAGCACTCTGGGCGCGCGAGCACCCCGACGCCCACCGGGGCCGCCTGCCACGACGCGAGCGGGGTGCACAGGGCCCGGCCATCCGCCTTCTCAGGCTCGATCGCGAGCGGCGTTACGAGGGCCGCGATGTGACCCGAGACGTAGAGGCGCAGGGCGTCGTTCCGGCCGAGGGCGCGGCCGTCAGGCGACCGCAGGAGCGGCCCCCCGTCGAGGTCGAGGAGCCCGGCGTGAGACGAGGGGACGGTGGGGTTGGGGGTGCCGTCCACGGCGACGAGGTGGATCATCGGCCGAACCCGTCCCACCGCTTGACGAGCCCGAGGCGGCGGACCTTGCTGGCTTCGAGCTCCTTCGCGCACAGGGACACCCGGGCCCGCACCTCATCACTCTCCGAGAGGTGGTGAACGGACGGGACCGCCGTCATGGTGTTCATGGGCTCGGGGCCGAGGGTCAGGACGGGGATCCCCCTCCCGATCGCGAAGCCCACCTCGACGTGGGCGCCGCGGAGGTGGTGTTCCTTGTAGACCGACACCACCACGAGGTCGGCCTTCTGGAGGTCGTCGTAGTTCATCGCCGCGGTCCGCTGGCGGGCCTCGGGGGTGCCGTCCACGTCGCCCGGGGGGAGCTCGTGCCAGCGGCTCGTGAGCTCGCACCCCGCTTCGAGGAGCAGCGCCTTGACGGCCTGGAGGTTGGGGTCGTGCCGGGTCCCGGCGAGGTAGACTTTCAGGGGCATCGGGTGGGGTCCTTCTACATGAGGCCGCGGTCGAGGAGTAGCAGGTAGCCCGCGCGGGGGGCCGAGGGGTCGACCTCGGAGACCACGATCGGGGCGCCCGCGAGGGAGTTCAGGGCCCGCCACACCCGCTCCATCCCCGAGGGGAGGACGTTCGGCGTGCGCCAGTGGTCGGTCGGCCCGAGGTGCATCGCGGCGAGCCTCGGGGCCTGATTCGCCGCGAAGACCCGGACGGACATGGACCGAACGGGGTGTGCCTTCGAGGCCTCCCATCCTGAGCGGTTGATCGCGTCGATCGTGCCGGAGAGGGAGGCGGCGAAGGCGTCGGAGGCGAGGGGGCGCCAGAAGAGGTTTCCCACCCCGAGTGTCTCCGAGAGGACGTTTCGGATCCGCGTGAGCCGGTGGCTTCCCTGCATGGCAACGGACAGGAGCTCGGCCGGGCTCTGGGGATCCCTGGGGCCCGTGGGGTCCCACCATTCGAGGTCCTCGCCCGGAGCGAAGGGGTAGCGGTCGCGGGTGTGGAGGATCTCGCGCATCTCCATCGGGTCGCGCGTGACCCAGCCGCGTTGCTCCCGGGGGACGCCGTCGAAGAGCACCCGGCGGGGGCCGAACCCTTGAACCGCGTCGACCCGGTCGTGGAGCGTCCCGACGGGGATCGCGGTGAGGGCTTCGAGGATGTCGATGACGGCGCCGCGTTGCGTCCGGTCAAGGGGGAGGTGCAGCACCTCCTCAATCTAGGACATAAACAGCGGGAGTCAACTCACAGGGAAGTGAGGATGATGCCCCCGACGCTGGCGGAGCCCGCGATGCCGTTGTTGCTCTTGGCCAGCCCCATGACGAAGGTCGGGGTGACCACGTCCGTGTTCGCGAACGAGATGAAGGGGGCCCAGTCGAGGGGCCCGGGGGGGACGGTGGGGGTGCCGTCGCCCCGGTACCACACAGAGGAGGCCCCCTGCCGCTCGCAGGCGAGATAACCGCTCCCGTCGAGCGCGAGCGGTGTGACGCTGGAGGCGAGCGCCCCGCCCGTGAGGTAGGCGGTGCACGCCCCGTCGCTGGCTCGGATCCTGAACCCATAAAAGGCGTTGGCCGTTTCGTCCACGAACCCGATGCGCAGATAGGTCGTGTTGTCTCCGATGAGGGACAGGACCCGGCACTGGAATCGGGCGCCGCCCCCGAAGGGGAAGGCCCCGAGGAGGCGGACGCGCGGACCAGTCCATATGCCGGGCCCGTAACCCCCATCCTGAACGTCGGTATAGGAGAGGATAGCGTTCGCCGAGACGACGGATGCCGAGCCGTTCCCGTTCGTCGCGGTGGCGGTGGACAGGTCGTTGGGGACGGGCCCAGCCCCGAGGGCGGCCCGGTTGAGCCCGATCGCCCGATTGGTCGACAGGTCGCCGCCGCCCGTGAGGGGCGAGGCCGCCGTGATCGTTCTGGAGGTGGGCACCCCGCCTCCTCCGCCCCCGGAGGCGATGAAGCGGGACGTGATCGAGGCGGTGCTCACGAGGCCTGGGCCTCCGGGGTACTGGTCCCCGTTGGGGTCTGGATCGTCGTAGGTCCAGGCTGCGTTCGCTCCCCCCGAGATGAGGGTGCCCTGCATCAGGTAGCTCATGGGTAGGACGCTACCCCATCCTGACCCCTCCGCGGGCTACCTTCGGGCTACCGATCGGAGGGAGGGAGCCACTCGACGCAGAGGGTGACGAGTCGGGGGGCCCGGCCGTGGAGGTACACGAGGGGCGGGAGGTGGCCGACGATGCGGGTCCCGCCCCCGCCGGGCGGGGGGTCCACCGGCCACATCAGGGTCCGGGCGTCGTAGGGGCTCATCACCCGCCACACCGCCTCGCCCTCCGGTTCGAGCTCGCGGGCGAGGTCCTCGGCGAGGCGGATCGCCGTGAGGCCGATCGAGAGCCACGAGAGGAGGTCGAAGGCGTTGAGCGCGGCCCACGTACCGGGGCCGCAGTCGCACGGCCGCCCCGGAACCCGGCCCGTCCCCTGGCAGTAGGAGCACCACCACCGCCTCCTCGCCTTCGGGTCGAACGTGTCCTCCGGGGCGAGCCCGCGTTCCACGAGGACTTCGAGCATGCCGATGGGGTCCCGGAGCCGGTGCCGCCACCCGCTCTCCATGTTCTCGACCGGGGCGTAGACCGTCTCCTCTGAGAAGACCGGCCGGGCGAGGGCCCGGTCGACCCGCTCGGGCGTCACGTCGGGCGGGGCGAGGGCGAGGAGTAGCCCCTTCAGGGCAGGCCGACGGGCAGTGAGGACGGGGTCAGGGGGGAGTCCCATCGTGATTCTCTCTCCGGGGGTAGGAACCCGATGACGGTGCATCGCGGGGGGTTGAGGACGGAGGCCTTCTCCGGGCCGATGACCCGCCGGTCGAGGGTGATGATGCGGAGGTCCGCGAGAGCCTTGTAGGGGTCAGGGCCCCCGCCCCGCTCCGCGCGACGCCGTTCCAGGTAGGCCATGGCCCTGGGGTTGCGGCCGTAGGCGAGGCGGTGCCGGAGGTCCCCGGCGAGGAAGACGATCATCCCTTCAGGGTCGAGCTCTCGGAGGATCGAGGTGGCGGCCTCGTAGCGCCGCACCCCGTAGTAGAGGACGGCGGAGAGGTCTTCGAGGAGGGGCGGGGAGTCGATCAGAGCGCAGTGGCGGCAACAGTCAGCCCCGACGCAGCCTTCCCAGTTGTGGGGGTTCTCGCACTTGCGACAGGAGACCGGGCGCCGCCTGGGATAGACCGGGCCGAGGTGGTCGTACCCCCCGGCCGGTTCGCGGGGGTTGTACCAACGCACGCCCCCTACGCCCGGGGCCCACGGCCACACCTCGGGGTAGAGCCGCTCGATCGCGGCCTCGACGGACTCGTCCCGCCACCCGGTGCCGTCGCAGGAGCCACATGACTCCGGCTCCAGGGTCCCGAAGGAACCGTCCCCGGTGGTGATGGTGACCGTCCCGTGGTCGCAGGCCGGGCAATCGAGGAGGGGGTGCGGGTAGGGGGTCACGAGAGGGCCCACGCGATGGCCCAGGCCCAACACTCGGGCACGTAGCCCTCGGCCCGCTTCTTCGCGAGGATGAGCTCGGCCGCGCAGTCGAGGCAGTAGGGGTCCTCGGTGATCGTGTGCCCTTGCACCTGGAAGGTCCGGTAGAGGAAGGGTAGGGCCAGGACGTGGCACCCGGCGCACTCGACGACGACCTTCCCCGGGTTGGAGCCCTCGGGGATCGGCCGCAGGGGGCGCGCGCTCAGGTCGAGGGGGAGGAGGGGTTGCGCGTCCATCCGATGAAGTCCGGGACCCCGTAGGTCCGCATGAGGTCGGCGAGCTCGGCGGCGGTGGGCCGCTCCGCGCCGGTCTCGATCGCTTCGAGCCGGGCCTTCGTCCACCCTGACGCCTGGAGGTACCGGGCGGCCTGACCGATCGACAAGCCCGCGAGGTCTCGGGCCTCGGCGTAGGTGGTCTTGCCCTCCGTCGCCAGGAAGAGGACCCGCATCGCGTTTCGGTCCCGGTCGTCCCGGATCTTCGCGAGGAGCTCGCGGTGTTGGGGGTCCGTCGGTTGGTCGTTCGGAGGCGGCGGGATCGCGGGGGTGTTGGTCACGGGCTCTATCTAGCGCATAGAAAGATCGGAGTCAACCGGCGGGGGGAAGAAGAGGTTGAAGACGCGCCAGAGCCCGAGGAGGTCAGTGGGCTCGGACGCCATCGTCACCGGCTCGTGGGAGCCGTCCCCGAGGCGGTAGACGACGAGGATCCACCGGCACCCCGGGGCTCCTCGGACCTCCACCTGGGCATCGAGACAGAGGGTGCGGAGGCGGTCGGTCATCTCTTCGGCGGCCTTGCGGCCCACGTCGAGGTCCTCGCAGGGCTCGGTCACGGTGGCGCGGATGTAGTCCGCGCCATCGGGGGTGTCTTCGATGTCGATGTGCCACCCGGCGAGACCGAAGGAGGCGAGGACTCGGTGGGCCACCCTGGCGTCCAGGTTGGTTGCCCGGCCCAGGAAGCTCACCCCGTCCCCCCGTAGGGACTCCTTCACCTTCTCGACCTGGGACTGGTAGAGCGAGTCGAGGAAGCGCTCGCGGAGGGTCTTCGGGGGGTGGACGATGCCGTAGTCACTGCTCATGGGGCGGCGATCCTACTTCGAGTCGGGGGCTCGTTGGGGGTAGAGGGCGGCGAGGAGGTCGAGGAGCCGCTCGGCCTCGGGGGTCAACCGGCCAGCGGTGACGAGAGCCTGTCCGACCGTGACCCACCCCGGGCCGTAGGTCTGGGAGAGCTCCATGTAGACGCGGACGAGGATGGTGTCCTGCTCGCGGGGGCCCGACACCTCCGGGAGTTCGGGCTCGTGAACGAGCTCGGGGCGGCGCCCCTTGGAGGACACGACCCGGTAGACGGCGAGGAGGTAGGGGGCGCGGACCCCCACCCCGCCGTCAGGCTTCGGGTAGAACGGGAGGAGGGGGTCGAACACGGGAGGGGTAGGTCAGCCGGGGTTCACGTCCGCGGGGCGCGGCGTGGCGTGGCGAGGAGGGAGAGGATCGTACGGAGCGCCGCGGCGAGGGCGCGGTAGTGGTCCCGGGCGAGCTCGGCGGGCATCTCAGAGCGCAGGACGGTCGCCATGCGATCCGGCCACCGCGTATACGGGACCCCGGGCCCACACGCGGCGACCGCCGCCGCGAGGAGGGTGTTATAGGCCTCGATCGTGTGGAGGAGCCGCTCCGTGGGGTACGGCTGCTCGTTGCCCTGACCGAAGTGGAGGACCGCGTCGATCGTCCCGAGGAGTCCCTCGGCCGCCGAACGGGCCGAGAAGAGGTGGTAGCCCACGAAGCCCCCGCGGAGGGCGTCGATGAGGTTGGGGGCTGCACCCGCGGACGACGAGAGGGTCTGGAGGGCCTCGGGCTTCGGATCCTGGGCGCGCTTCGTCCGCGAAAGGCGGAGCCGGTTGAGGATCTCCGCGATCCGCACCTTGAGGTCGACCAGGACCTCGGCCTTGCCGATCGTGTCCACGACGGGGAGCTCCACCGGGCCCAGGTCCCCGAGGGTGATGCCGCCGCCGGTCGTCTGGAAGACCGCGCGGCGGAAGTGGTTGTAGGCCTCGACGCACGCGAAGACGGTGGCCCACGGGAGCCGCCCGCGGCGGACGAGGCGGCCGAGGTCGTCGAGGCGGTCGAGGAAGGCGACCGCGAAGTCGTCGAGGGCGAAGACCCGGATGGCCTCGGGGCCCGCGAGGCACGCCTGGAGGAGGCCGTCGTTCACGAGGTCGTATGGCTCCTCCGATCCCTTGGCCCGCGGGGATTCGAGCGGATCCTGACCGCTCGCGGGCGGGTCCCCGGGGAGGACCGCGAGGAGGCGGCGCGACCGTTCGAGGACCTCGGCCCTGTTCGGCGGCGCGAGGCCAGGGACCGCGGCGATGACCTCGGGGAGGAGGGCGCGCTGGGGGCCGGGCTCGGGGAAGAGCGCCCACGCCCGAGCGAGGAGGGCGTTGTAGGCGCCGACTGCCTCCGCGCTCGCCTTGGCGTACAGGGCGTCGATCCCGACCCCCGCGAGGTCGCGGATCGAGACGGTGATGTCCACGCGAAGCAGTTGCAGCGCGGTGGGGTCGGCGGGGGCCATGGGCGGGGGCCCCGGATGGCGGAGGGCGTCCCCGAGAACCCCGGGCGACTCGGCCATGAGGCCGACGTAGTCGGGGGAGGCCTGCACCGGGAAGAGCCCAAGGAGCTGCCGGATGCACACGGCGAGGGCCTCGAAGGTGACCGGGGCCCCCTCGTCGAGCGGCATCGGCCCGGGGAAGGAGGACGCGGGCACTCCGTGGAGGAAGGTCAGGGCCCACGACCGCAGCCGGTTGTAGCCCTCCCGGTGGTCGGTGTTGGCCTGCCCCGACCGCTCGGCCGCGCTCATCTTCCCGATGATGTCGAGGGCCTCGGAGAGCTTGTTGCGGAGCTCGGTCACGGACCGACGCTCGGCGGGGTGCTTCGCGGACACCGCCGAGGCGGGGTGGCGCTCGGCGCGGTCGAGGAGACCAGGATCCCCCGAAGGGGGCCCGGCGAGCACGCCCCGGACCCCGAGCCGCGGCGCCCGCGGGGCCATGCCCTGGGCGTGCTCCTCGATGAAGGCGTGCGGGAGCCGCCCGATGCCCACGAGGTGGCGCACCGACCTCTTCTCCTCGTCGGCGGCCTTGCGCCTCGGGTTGAGGGCGGGGTCGGCCGCCTGGATCGCCGCGATGAGGTCGCTGTCGCTGTCGCGGGCGTCGGGGACCGGCCCGCAGTAGTCGCAGCCCTCGGCGGCGGCGAGGGCCGCGTCGACCTCCTCGGCGGTGTCCGCGCTGTCGAGGAGGGGGTGCGTGAGGGTCTCGGGGACGAAGGGGCCGTCGACCCCGCGGGGGGCGCCGGGGGCCCGATGCGTCGCGCGGGAGAGCATCGCGTCGCTGCTCACGACGTGCGGGGGCCGGGCGTCGTCCCGCCGGAAGGAGCCCTTGAGGTCCTCGTCGGTGCCGCGGTTGTTGCCCGGGAGGAGGGCGACCGCCTCCATGTAGCGCCGGGGGTTCACCGCCTTGAAGGCCATGGCCTCGGGGCCCGTGCCGGTCCGGCCGAAGGGGATCACGTAGTCGTAGAAGACAACCGTGGCCTCGGCGCCGTCGGTCGTGACGAGGAAGCCGGGCCGCACGGTCACGAGGGTCTGGTAGTCGACGTGGGCGCGGTCCCTGGAGGCGAAGTGCATGAGGTTAGTGGCTTCGAGCGCCGCGCCGTAGTCGCGGCGGCGGGCGTCGCAGACGAGGGAGTGAAGCTCGATCTGCGCCCGGGAGACGCCCACGTTGACGGCCTCGCCGCTGCGCGGAACGAAGGCGAAGTACCCCTTGAGCTCGGCGATGGCATAGAAGCGGTGGGCCCAGGCGAAGCGCATCTCGTCGGTCGAGATGTCCGACCAGGGGTACTCCGCCAGGGATGACACGAGGAAGTTCACGTCCTCATTCGTGAGGGTCATGGAGGCGTAGTCGAGCCGGATGAGTTCGAGGGCGACGTGGAAGGGGGTCCACCCGTCGCGCGGGATTGCGGCGATGTAGGGCTTGAGCTTCGAGGCGAGCTCCTGCATCCCCGCGGTGACGCGCGTGCGCTCCGGGTCGGAGGCGAGCTCGGCGAGGCGCCGGGTGGTCAGGATGACGTGTTCGGTGTTTTCGATGCGGTCGGTGGTGAGGATGAGCATGGGGTCTCTCTCGGGTGATGGAGCCATGTGACTCCGCGGGTCAGGCGTTGGAAGCGAGGGCGGAGCGTGCGAGCCGCTCCCGGAGGGCGAAGACCACCTCGCGGGGCGTCGAGCCCTCGGGGAGGTCGAGGAGGGTGGTGATCTCGTCGAAGGCCTCGGCGACCTGGGCCCGGTGGATCGCGAGGCTCTGCCACCGGAAGAGGGCGTCCTCGTACACGGCCTCGACGGTCGACCCGAAGGGGGTGTGAGCCTCGGCCCGCGCGTCGGTGAGGACCGTCTTCACCTCGGCGAGGGTGAGGTACTCCCGATCGACCCGCGCCAGGGCGTCCTTCATGCGGCCCACGAGCTCGACCGCGAAGGCCCTGGCGGTATGCGCCTTGAGGTGGTCGGCGTAGTGGAGAACGGCGTTCGCCCCCACCCCCAGGAGCCGCACCGTGCGCTCCTCCGGGCTCTCCCGCCGGGAGTCGGTCGAGAGGGTCGAGACGACGGACAGGTAGATCGCCCCGCGGTGGAGGTGGGCGTCGCGCCGGAGTTTGTCCAGGGGCGTGGCCCCCTCCTCGGGGATCGCGGACGCCTCCTTGCCGTGGAGGTCGGCGAGGCGCTGGAAGTGCCCCATGAGGCGCGTCCGGTAGCCAAACGCGGCTTCCGGCTCGGTGTGAGAGGCGAGGTCTTCGGGCATGGCGGCGGGTCCTCGATGGGCTACGGGTGGGCGGCGACGAAGCACCGGACGTGGCACTGACAGGGGCACGCGGGCATCACCCCGCGGCGTCGGCGCTTGCAGTCGTGATCGTTGCACTCGTCGCAGCCCTCGGGGCAGCGGTGCGGTTCCCCCCGGTGGGGGACGGCGGGGGGTTGGGGGGAGAGGGCGCTCACAGGGGCGGGGATCTCCTCGGGCTCGGCGGGCTCGGCGGCAAGGGACAGGACGGGTAGGAGCGGAGCGAAGCCGTCCTGACGGGCATCGTGGATCACGAGCTCGCCGCGGGCGGAGAGGAGGGCGGCCTTCGAGGCGTCTGGGGCGCGGCCCCGGCCGACGACCTCGGCGATGATCTGCCGGTAGGTCTCCCCGCCGTAGATCACGGCCCCAGCGACCCACCACGTCACGGCGTGGGGCGGGGCGCCGACGTTGACCTCCACGAGCCGCAGGCCCCGCGACTTCCCCGCGGCGAGGGCGGCCTTCCAGGCGTCGCGGCTGCGCGACGGCACGAAGGGGGCCTTGGGGTGCCCCGTGCCGAACTTCTGCCGGTGGGCGATGATGCACGGGACGATGTTACCCGACGGGAGGGGGGCCGCCGGGAAGACGAGGGGCATCGCCGCGGGGAGCCGGAGGGTCACGTCCCAGGAGCGGTTCACGCGCCCTCGACGGGGGCCGGGTCGGGCTCTTCGGCCACGAGAATCTCCATCCAGCCCCCGTCCGCGGCGAGCGTCAGATAGCGCCCCTCGGGCTCCGGCCCGAGCCGGACGAGGAAGCCCTGACTCCACGCATCCGAGACCGTCTCGATCGACCACAGGCTGGGCAGGGCTTCGAGGTCCCGGAGGCACGCCCCGGCGATCCACCCCTCCACCATGAAGCACACCGACCACGCCCAGCCGCAGTCCTTCGGGTCGGCAAGGGCTCGGCGCCAGTGGGGGGTGTCGTAGGAGAGCCACCGGGTCCACCACTCGCGGCGGACCGGGTCGGCAAGGGGGCTGTGTTCGAGGTAGTTCTCGACCCGGTCCCGCATCCGCTTCAGGGCGGACACCGCGGAGAACATCGCCGTATTCGAGGCGAGGGCGGCGAGGACTTCGACGGGCGGCGGGGTAAGCATCGCGGTTCGCAACCTAGCGCATAGCCCCTAGCCGGTCAACCCGGACCGATGATCCGCCTCGGCCTCGCGGCCGTGAGCCTCCCCGGCCTTGAAGCCCGCGTCGAAGGCCTCACTGTACCCCGCCACGATCTCCTCGTAGCGGTCGATGTAGGAGGCGAAGCCCGAGCCGTCCCGGCGCTCCTCGGTCTCGCGCCACACCCGGTCGCGGAGGGCCTGGGGCCACTTCGCCACGTCGTAGTCCGCTTCGAGGGCGGCGCGGAAGTTGGCGTAGTTTGCCGTCTCGGCCGCGCGCCACGTCTCGTGCGTGGCGGGGTCCTTCGTGCGCTGGGCGTAGGGGTTGCGGTTGGCGAACTCCCCGGCCTCGATCCGGTCGCGGAGGGAGGGGGGCGCCGGGGGGAGGATGACGGCGCCGGGCTTGGGGGCGGACTTCTTGGCGGTCTTCTTGGGCGTGGGCATGGCGAGACCTCTTCCTATCCGAGGATGCGAACGACGTACTGCCCCTCAGGGCGCTGGACCCACACCTCGTTTTCGACGTGCGGCGGGAGGTTCCCGGCGTGCCCGTGGTGCGGCCACAGTCGCGCGGCGGGCCGGAAAGTCCCCGTCTCGGAGTAGGGCCGCTCAGTGAGGGCGTACTCCGTTTCGGGCGGGAGGGTGATCGTCTCGTTGGTGTGCAGCACCAGGACGGATCGGGCGGTCCAGGGCCAGCGCCCCTTCGAGAGGGGAGAGGGCGGTGCGGCGGGGCTCTTGTCTGAGGTGCTCATGCTCCTAATCTAGCACCAAGGGCGGAGCCGTCAAGGCCGTGGTGTCGATTGTCCTCAGAAGGGCGGACGAGCGCGGTAGCACAGGCCGCAGAGGGGCTCATAGAGCTCGTCCCCGCCGACCACGATCAGGGCCCCGGGCGCGGCCGGGCCCTTGCGGTAGCTGAACCGCGCGGGGCCGCCGCACCCGGCACACGAGGCGGTGAGCTTCCGCGGGTCGTCGGCCGCCGCGAGGAGGTGAGCCATCACGTCGAAGGGGCGCCCGAGGTAGTCGAGGTCGAGGCCCGCGACCACCACCGCGAGGCCGCCGATGCTGGCCGAGAGGAGGACGCCGGGGGCCCCCTGGGGAAGGAATTGCCCCTCGTCGATGACGGCGAGGCCCGCCTTGCCCGCCGAGTCACATGACTCCGCGAAGCGGGTGAGCGCCCCCCCGAGCGCTTCGAGGGTCGAGACCTCCACGGCGTCGATCTGTCGCCCGTCGCGCGAGCGGAGGTGGGGACCCGAGCGGGTGTCGAGGGCAGGCTTCAGGGCCAGGGTCGGCCCGAAGTTGTCGTAGTAGTGGACGAGGTCGATCAGGACGGCGGTCTTCCCCGCCCCCATGCACCCGGCGTAGACTGTCAGCATGGCGGGGGACCCTACACGAACGGGCATCGGGTCGGCCACTAGATCGTCTCGTAGCCGTGGCCCCGTGGCGGTGCGCCCTAAGCTCTAGAGCTGGGGGGCGCCGAGGGCCTCGGGCTCCGGTCGGCGCGGTCGGAAGGGGTTGGGGTGGACGGGGAAGCGCGCATCGTTGTCGTTGGTCCCGGTCGAGAAGCCCACCAGGGGGAGGAGCTCTTCACAGACGAGGAGGACCGGGCCCAGGGGGTTGGGGTTGACCCCGAGCCCGAGCCCCTGGGCGACCGTGAGGAGGAAACCGAAGATGTCCTTGTAGAGGATGGGCTTCGGGTTGGACGGGTCCAGGCAGGCCACGGCCATGAGGACCCACAGCCCCAGGGGGGCGGGGGCCTCGCGGATCCCGAGGTGGACGTGCGAGGTGAGGTAGTGGTCGAGGGTCTCGGCCTCGCGGTCCCGCGCGAGGACCCTGACGTGGCCGAGGTCGAAGCCTTCGAGCTCCTCGGTGATGTGGGCGTCGGCGAGGGGCTGGAGGGCGGCCAGGATCTGGTCCGGCTCCCGGTCGAGGAGCTGGGCGGCGACCTCTTCGAGGAGGGCGGTCCCCCGCATCCTCGCGGCCACGAGGCTCGGGAACCACGCGGGGATCTCCCCGAAGAAGTCGAGGCGGAGGAGGGGGTGATCGGTCGTCACGGGCGGGGCCTCGGGGGGTAGGAGGGTCATCTCAGACCTGGGCGCGGAGCCACGCGAGGAGCTTCGAGAGCCCCTCGCTCGGCGGGGTCTCCACGAGGTCGAGGAGGAGGACCTCGCGCTCCTCGGGGGTCAGGACGAGGGGCTTGGGGGCCTTGACCCGCTTCGGGAGGGGCTTGGGGTCCGAGCCCACGAGGGCCCACACGGTCGCGGTCTTGCCCGTGACCCGACACACCCGGCGGCCGACCTTGTCCGCGAGGCCGCGGGCGGCGAGGTCGTTGAGGCGCTTGTCGCCGACCGGGTCCCGCAGGGCCGCGGCGATCTCGCGCCGGGTGGCGTTCTCGACCGACGAGAGCACCCGGACGAGGGCCCGGGACTTCGTCCCGAGGCGCGAGTCCCCGGAGAGACCCCGGGCGACCTCGGCGCGGTCTGCCGGGGTGTGGATGGCGTACCCGTAGACGAACTGCTCCTGGGAGCGGGTCTCGATCGCCCCGCGGCGGTGGGCCCGGACGTGCTCGATCGCCCGCTTGGGGGCGAACCCGAGCTCGACGAGGACGCACGCCGCGAACATCCCCGCCCGGCCCTGGCCGCCCTTGCAGTGCGCCACCACCTTCTCCCCAAGCCGGATGCGGCTCGCCACCTCGCGCACGAGGAGGGCGAAGCCCGGACGGTCCGAGGGGGTCGACACGTCGGCGATCGGGTGGGCGAACACCTCCAGGCCCAAAGTCTCCGCCTCGCGGAGGAGGTTCGGGATGCGGAGGGCCTCGCGCTCCTTCGCCTCGATCAGGGAGACGAGGACCCGAGCCCCCGCCTCGACGATCGCGTGAAGGTCTACGGCGAGGTCCCGCTTGTGGTCGGACTCCATCCCGTAGTGGTGCTTCCCGGGGGCGATGGTGATGCCGAGGGCGCCCGTCGCGGACCCGAGGGGGACCCAGTCGATCCGCAGGGGGTGGGTCACGGACGTGCGGGGCGGCAACATCGCGAGGGGCCTGGGTCGGTAGGAGCCCGTGGGGGCCGAACCGAGGAAGGTGCCGTAGGGGCCGGTGATCTGGAAGGTTCGCGCCATGGTGTGTGCCTCTGAGAACCAATCTAGCGCATGACTGCGAAGAGTCAAGGGCCTTGTGTCGTTTACTTACGAAGGGCCTGGGGTAGCGCCTTGAGGAGGACCGCGGCGCAGGCGTCGCAGAAACGGAAGGATCGCGTCGAGGCGCCCGCGAGGCCCGTCCCTCGGGCCTCGATGAGGGAGCGGGGCCGGTCGGGGCAGAACTGGCACCCCTGGTCGTGCCGCACCCTTGCGACCTCGACGGCCGGTGGGTCGTACTCGGCGTCCGGGACCCCAAGGCGCTTGGCCCTGGCCTGAGCGAGGCGCCGGAGGCGCCGGAAGACCGCGACGGCGTCCTCCCCGGTGGCGTACCGCCGGAGGGTGAGGAGCTTCGAGGTGACGCTCACGACCACCCCGTACCACCGATCCCGGGTCTGGCTCCCGCCCGAGCTCGTGTAGTTGGTCCCGAACTCGACGGCGACCCCGGCCTTGAGCCAGTCGGGGACCACGTAGAACGTCGAGGCGCTGTAGGAGTGCCGGGCGAACTCCCGGCTGAAGCCCCCTGGGGCGATGGGGCTCACGTCGATCGCGGCGAGCCAGTTGGTGGCACGCTTGTGGGTCTTCCACACCGGGACCTCGCCGATGGCTCCGTCGTGCACGCCCAGCGTGAGGGT